AAATTATTTGATGTTTTATTCGTATAACTAATAAGATTATTTGAATTTTCTAAATTAAAAGTAATTAAGTTATTAGAATTTTCTAAATCAAAATTAACTAAATTATTAGAAGTATCTATAACATATTTAATTAAGTTATTAGAATTTTCTAAATCAAAATTAACTAAATTATTAGAAGTTTCATTGATATAACTAATTAAGTTATTAGAATTTTCTAAATCAAAATTAACTAAGTTATTAGAAGTTTCATTGATATAACTAATTAAGTTATTAGAATTTTCTAAATCAAAATTAACTAAGTTATTAGAAGTATCTATAATATGTTTAATTAAGTTATTAGAATTTTCTAAATCAAAATTAACTAAATTATTAGAAGTATCTATAATATATTTAATTAAGTTATTAGAATTTTCTAAATCAAAATTAACTAAATTATTAGAAGTATCTAAAATATGTTTAATTAAGTTATTAGAATTTTCTAAATCAAAATTAACTAAATTATTAGAATTTTCTAAATCAAAATAAACTAAATTATTAGAAGTATCTAAAATATGTTTAATTAAGTTATTAGAATTTTCTAAATCAAAATTAACTAAATTATTAGAATTTTCTAAATCAAAATTAACTAAATTATTAGAAGTATCAATAACATAACTTATTAAGTTATTAGAATTTTCTAAATCAAAATTAACTAAATTATTAGAAGTATCTAAAATATGTTTAACTAAATTATTAGAATTTTCTAAATCAAAATTAACTAAATTATTAGAATTTTCTAAATCAAAATAAACTAAATTATTAGAAGTATCTAAAATATGTTTAATTAAGTTATTAGAATTTTCTAAATCAAAATTAACTAAATTATTAGAATTTTCTAAATCAAAATTAACTAAATTATTAGAAGTATCTAAAATATGTTTAATTAAGTTATTAGAATTTTCTAAATCAAAATTAACTAAATTATTAGAAGTATCTATAATATGTTTAATTAAGTTATTAGAATTTTCTAAATCAAAATTAACTAAGTTATTAGAAGTATCAATAACATAACTAATTAAGTTATTAGAATTTTCTAAATCAAAATTAACTAAATTATTAGAAGTATCAATAACATAACTAATTAAGTTATTAGAATTTTCTAAATCAAAATTAACTAAATTATTAGAAGTTTGGTTAACATAACTAATTAAGTTATTTGAATTTTCTAAATCAAAATTAACTAAATTATTAGAAGTTTGGTTAACATAACTAATTAAGTTATTTGAATTTTCTAAATCAAAATTAACTAAATTATTAGAAGTTAGGTTAACATAACTAATTAAGTTATTAGAATTTTCTAAATCAAAATTAACTAAATTATTAGAAGTTTCATTGATATAATTAATTAAACTATTAGAACTAGTAGAACTAAACGAAAAAATATAGTCTACATAATTTGATAAATTTAAAATATTCGTATTAATAAGTGCAGTATTATCATCTGTTTTTTGAACTAATTCATTATATTTTTCATCTAAACTATCTTCAACATTTTTAATATAATTTGATATATTTAGTTTAGCTGTATTAATTTTTACATCTAATAAAGCAATCTTTGAATTATTATTAACTGTGTGACCACTAATATTTATAATTTCATTAGATATATTTTTAATATAGTTTGATGTATCTAATACGTTTGAATAAATTGAGTCAATATAATTTGAAGTATTATTTGTAATATTAAAAATATCTTTAATATAATTTGATGTATCAAAAATTTTATTTAATAATATATTTGATGTATAGTTTGTATAATTAGATGATATATCTTGAGAATAATTTATATAATTTATTAAACTATTTGATGTTAAATCAATAAAATTTGATATATTATTTGTATAATCAATTAAATTATTAGATGTTTGAAAAATATAATTACAAGTTTCTTCTATATTTAAATCAACATAGTTTGATGTATTATCTATATTCTTTAAATTTTCTAATATATTTTCTGTATTCTCTGAAATAGAAGTATATATAATAGTATCTATATTATTTTTAAGACTGTCTAATTTATTATCAATACTAAGAATATAATTACTTGAATCTAAATTAGAAGAAATAATATTTTTATTTAATTGTTCTAGTATATTTTCAAATAAATCAAATTTATTATCAAAAATTACATTAGAATAATTAAAATTTTCAAATATAATATTTGAAGTTCTATCCCAATCTGTTTTTAATAAAATATAATTATCATAATTTGTTTGTATTGAATTATTTAATTTTTTATTAACAGTACTAATATCTTTATTTAATATTTTATAATTTGTATCAATTTTATTGAATAATGTATTAGATGCTATATCGATATCATTTTGTGATATATTAGGTATTAATTTTATAATATCATATTTTAATTCATTATTTGATTTTTCAACAATTGTATTAACTCTTTCATCTGTATAAAATAAATTTTTAGTTCCCTCGGTTAATTGATCTGTAGAAGCAATATTAATATTATATTCTATATGAAATCCTGTTGTAGTATCTGGGTCATAATTATTAACAATTATATTATCTACTGTTAATGTTCCTTTATAAAAACCATTTTCAATACTTTTATTAATTGTTCCCTGTTGTATATTATCAAGTGTAATTACATCATTATTTTGTTCACGATTAATTAAATAACTATTTAAATCATTATCAAAATATTCTTTTTTATAATATTTATTACTGGTACCTTCTATAAGTTCATCTGTAGTTTTATCTTCCAAATTTATATTATTAATAAATGATCCGTCTGCTATAATATTATCTGCATAAATTGTTCCCCATTTTTTTTCATCTGATCCAATATTAATATTATTATTAGAAGGAATAATATTGTTATCAAAAATTGCTTCAACTTTAAAAAGTATATTTTGATTATTAAATTTTGCAACAATATTATTATTATTACCTTCTCGAACACCAATATATGCTTCATGATCATCACTTTCATTGATAACATTTGCACCAAATATTACTGCATTGTCTACATTTTTATTATCAATATCATCATTACTATCATTTGCTATTAATAATATATATGTTTCTTCATTTGTTGATGAGAAATTAGCAATATTTGAGTTTTGTGCCTTTAAATTTAAATATGGATTATAGGACATTTGTGTCTAACTCTAATAATTTTAGTTATTTTTATTTTAAATTAAAAATATATATAAAAAATAAATTAATATTAATATCAATAATGGAAGAAACAAATAATTTAGATGTTAAAATCACTAAAAAAAATATGATTAAAGTTATTGTTGATACATTTAATAGCAATGTAGATCTAACAAAAGAGGATTATACTTTAAATGATCTTAAAAATATTTTAACAGATGCTTTCAAATCTGTTAAAGACAAAAAAAAAGAGGCAGCTATAAAAAAAAATCCAAGTGCGTATAATATTTTTGTTAAACAAGAGATGCAAAAGATTAAATCAGAAAACCCTGATCTAGGAAATAAAGAGATTTTAGCATTAGCTGCCAAAAAATGGCAAGAACAAAAAGCAAAAAAATAAAAAAAATATATAAAATTATTTTTATTTGTAATTATATATGTATAATTATACTATAGTAACAGCATATATTGAAATTCCTAAGAAAAAATTTCCATCATATATATATTATAAATGGATCAATAACTATATGTTATTAATTAAAGATACACCGTTAATAATTTATACAAATTCTCAGCAAATTAAAGAAATAATTTTAAATTTAAGAAAAAATTATTTAAATACAACAAAAATAATTGATGTATCGATTGAAGATTTATATTGTTATAAATATATAGAATATTTTAATAAGGACTTTGAAAGAGATTTAGAAAGATATCATGATCCTTTATTATATTTAATATGGAATAATAAAACTGCTTTTATTTATGATGCATATAAGAAAAAATTATTTGATAGTAATTTCTACTTATGGACAGATATTGGTATGATAAGAGATGAATTAACTTATAATACTTTAGAAAATATATTTCTAAGTTCTGATATAGATAAAATAGATAAGGATAAAATTTACTTATTAGAAGTAGAAAAATTTAATTTAAATGAATTAAATTACAGTTTAGATAAACCATATAAATTTAAAGAAAATAGATGTGGCGGTGGTGTAATACTTTGTAGTAAAGATAATATTGAAAAATGGTTTAATAAATATTATGAAATGTTGGAAAAATTTATTAAATATGATATTTTTGCAGGTAAAGATCAAAATATATTAAATAATTTATATATTAAAAATAAAAATTTAATTAGATTAGTTGAACCAATTAATACTCCATTTGACAAATGGTTTTATATGTTATATTTTATTAGTATTTAAAAAATATTTACAATAAATAGAAATGGCAAAAAAATTTAGTATAAAATCTAAAACATTGGCTCCTATATTATTAGTTGTTTTATTTGTATTATTAGCAATTTTGATATATTATTTAGCTTACAAAAGAAATTGTAATTGTACTGAAAAATTTTCTGATAAAATATTATTAGAAATATATACAGCACCGTGGTGTGGACATTGTAAAAAATTTGAGGAAGGTGATAAAATACAAAAAATTAAAAATGAATTAGGTGAAAGCAATGTTAAACATTATCAAGATCAGGAAGAAGGTTGTGCTGAAAATATGGCTAAACATGATTTAAATGGATTTCCAAGTATAATTTTGACTAGAAATGGTGTAAAAGAAAAAACATATTCCGGGGAAAGAAGTGTAGAAGGAGTATGTGATTTTTATAGACAAAATTTATAAATTAATTTATTTTTTTATAATAAATGATAAAATATAAAAATAAGAAAAATATACTACAAATTTTTATATTAATAAGTATTATTATTGTATTAATTGGATATTTTAGATGTAATAAAAATATAAAAAAATATGATATATTTAGTAAAAATTATAATTTTACTAAATATGAATTTCTAGATAATTATTTAAATGGTTGGGGAATATCACATTTAATATTATATTTTCTTTTAACATTTATATATCCAGACGAATGGATATTTATACTTATGATAGGTATTTTATGGGAATTTATTGAAGAATTTTTTTCACAATTAGATTTAAAATATTGTTTTAAGAAAAACTATGAATATTGGTATTCAAGATATGAAGATATTATTATGAATAGTTTAGGAATTGGTACTGCTTTAATTATAAAAAAAATTTATTTAAATAGATAAATTATTATTAGTATAATGATTTATATAAGTTTTGATATTGGTATTAAAAATTTAGCATTGTGTATTTTAGAAAATAAAGACAATAATATTAATATAATAGATTGGCGTGTAATAACATTAGCAGATAAAAAAAAAGATGTTAATGGATTAAATTTGATATCTGAAATATTATTTTATGAACTTGATAATATTGTTGGTTGTATTGAAGAATTAAAATATGATACAATAGATTATGTAATTATTGAAAATCAACCATCAAATCTAAATGGTATTATGAAAAGCATTCAACTATTAATATTTTCTTATTTTAGTTTATTAAAACATTGGGATAAATTTATAGGCCAAGTTTTGTTGATAAATGCATCATTAAAATTACAATATCATTCTTATAAACCTGAACCATTAATTAAAATTGATCCAAATAGAACAAAAAAAGAACAAAAAAGAGATAAATATAGAAATAATAAGAATGATGGGATAGAAATAACCAAATACTATATTAAAGACAATGAAATTTTAAATAATTATTTTATAAAACATAAAAAGAAAGATGATTTAGCAGATACATTATTGCAAACCGTTTCATATATAAAAAAACATAATACAAATAATAATATTGAAACAGTTAATATAGCAGATAAAAATTTACTTGAATTATAAAATAGTACATTTCTTTATTTTTTTATAAATTTTAAAAAGTTTTTTAAAAATTTTAATAATTTTAAGAAATGTACTATTTTTGATTTCAAGCTAAAAAAGGCCATTTTTTACAATTTTTTTGTGTTTTTCGGTAATATGTTTATTATGATAAATGATAATAAAAATTTAAGCTAAAAATAGCAAAAAAAACTTTTAAAAAAATCTGGAAAAAAATTTAGGAAAAAATTTTGCCGTGAGTAAATTACTCATTTTTTCAAAATTCTGATAATAAATTTTGTATATAAAAATAAAATGTCTTACTTATTATAGTAATGACTCAAAATTACTCAAAAAATATCTATAATTGTTGTCTGTGCAATTATGTTTCTAACAGGAAATATAACCTTAATAGACACCATATTAGTAAACATAATAATATAAATATTGAAAATATAGATACTTTGAAAAATGAAAAAAAAGTCAGCCCAAATGAAAAAAAAGTCAGCCCAAATGAAAAAAAAGTCAGCCCAAATGAAAAAAAAGTCAGCCCATGTGAAAATATCGATAATATTTGTATAAAATGCAATAAGTTTTATAAAACTAAGAAAAGTTTATTAGAACATGAAAAAAAATGTAAAGGTATAGATGAATTAACTTGTCCAAGATGTATGACTAATTTTACAACAAAACAAGCAAAATCAAAACATATTAAAAGAAATAATTGTAAACCAAGAAGTATTATATATGCTAAAACAACAAATTCTGAAAATATAGAAAGACAAAATATTAATACTTTTAATAATATTGAAAATCAAACTAATAATTATATTACAAATTATAATAATATATATATTAATAATTATGGAAATGAAAGACAAGATTATTTAAGTTTTGATAAAATGTTAGAAATTTTTAAAAAAGTTTATGATATACCTAGACTTTTAACAGAAGAAATACATTTTAATAAAGAATTTCCTGAAAATAATAATATTCAATATAAAAATGATTCTAATGCATTAATCAAAAAAGATGATGAATTTATATTAAAAGATTTAAATATTCTAGCAGAGGAATTAGTTAAGGAAAAAACAGTTCAAATGCAAAAGTTTGCTTTAGAAAATAAAAATAATATATGTACTAATATAGAAACACAAAAATATCAAGATATTGTCGATTTATTACTGCATTTTATATTATTAAAAGAACCACAAGAACATTATAAAAAACAAATTAAAAATATTAGAGATCTAATTAAGAATAATAATTAGATTATTTTAATCTAGCAGCATAAAATGGATAGTCTTTATTATAAGGATATGTTTCATCTTTTAAAATAATAGTTGCATTATTATATTTATAAAATACACTAGATATACTTTGATCGTGTCTATTATCTTTGAAATTTTTATTTTTTTGTATTTTATTATACTTATCAGTAATTAACAAATTATTATTATCAATAATATTATATAGTTCATTAATTAAGTTTAAAGAATTATCTGTTTTTTTGAAAAAACGTATAGTACCTATAAGTTGTTTTGAATTATATATTTTGTTTGAATCTGATATATCAAATATCTTAAATATTTGATCAATTGTCCAATTATTTTCTATTAAATTTAATTCAAATGACAAAACATCTTTATTGCTGTTATTGATTAGTTCTATATATTCAAAAAATCTATTTTTAGCATATTTATTAATTGTACATCCACAATCTAAATATAATAGTATATCATTATCTCTAATTTCATTTAATCTTTTTCTAATAAAATAATTTTTCCATATCCAGTACCCATATCCTCTTTCATAATTAAAAATTTCTTTATGTTTATTTTTAAATTGAAAATCTATATCTTTTGGTGTATATATTGTAATACTATTAAACCATTTAGAATCATTGGCTTCAATATATAATCTTTTTATTGAATTTTTATATTTATCACATCCAAATGATATTAAATGAATATTATTCATATAAAGTATTATAAAATAATACTTTATATATGTTTTTGTAAATAATAAATAGTATCTCTATTAAATTTAGTAAAATTATTACTAATTAATAAATCTGTTATTTTTTTCCAAAAAATATCTTTAGAAGCAGAATTATTTATTCTATTTATTTTTTTTATTTTTTTGTATTTCCATTTATAGATCTGTTCTAATTTTTTATCAGATGTATTAGGATTAATTGATTCTTTAAATATTTTATTATTATTTATTAAATTTGTTATAAAATAATTTAGATCATTATATTTATAATAATCTGAATTTATACAATCCCACATATCAAAAAATAGTACATAATCATATGTTTTACATAGCAAAAAATTACTATTATAATCTAAAAAAGTATTATTATTGTCAATAATAATAATATTATCTTTATAATTAAAATTTTTATCCTTAATTATCTTATTTATTTTTGGTATAATTTTAGTTATTGATTTTTTATATTCTCCATTACTACTTAAAATACAATCATCTCTTGTAAAAAATGGTCTATTAAATTTAATATTATTACCTTTTTCAATATATTCAATTTCTTTTTTTGCCCAAGATGCATCAGATGCAGTATAAATAAAAATATAAGATTCTGGATAATATTTCTTTATTTTATTATAAAAATAACTGAAAAATGGTCTTATTAATTTTGAATTATTTTTATAAGATGATATCATATTATTATTATTAATAATTTTAATACTATTTTTTTTTTGTAAATTTTGCAAATTATATAAATCTGCCTGATATGAACAATTACCTATAATAGTGCCATCTAAATCTAATATGAATATTTTTATATTATTCATAATATTTAATTCTATACTAATAATAGATTTATAAAAAAATGTCAATATTAGTGCATTTACTATTAGTATTTTTAGTAATATTTTTTACAATAATTTATCCAATTGTATTTATTAAAAGTAAAATTAACTTATTTGTTAAAATATTAAATTTAATAATGTTATTTGTTATTATCAATTTAATGTTTACTATAATTAACAAAAATTTAAAAGTTTATAAAAGTAAAATATGTGAATTAATGAATAACGACAATACTTATAATATAATTAAAAATGATTATTATTTATAAAAATTATATAAAGATTAAATTCTAATAATAAATAGGTGCTCTCATAGCTCAGTCGGCAGAGCGCAAGGCTTTTAACCTTGTGGTCGTGGGTTCGAGCCCCACTGAGAGTACTAATAATTTTTTTTAAAAGTATATAAAGATTAAAATATATATATATATGGGAAGTAATCCCCGCCCTCATAGCTCAGTTGGTTAGAGCGAACGGCTGTTAACCGTTAGGTCACAGGTTCGAACCCTGTTGGGGGCGTAAATTTTTTTTACTTAAATAACTAAAAAAATTATTTTTAATTTACTTTAAATATAAAAAAAATGATTTTTTAATTTTAAAGACAAATTATCTTAAAAGAATGGACTATTCAAAGTTTACACAAGTTTTTGATAATTCTGATAAGCAAATTCAAGCTTACAAATATAATTTGGACTTGGAAGAAAATACTAAAAAACACTTTCAAAAATGTTTTGATAACTGGACTACAGTATCTGATGAAGATATTATGGTATGTAAGGAAATGATTGCCAAACTGACTGATAATAATATTAATATTAGGGGATCAACTACAATTGATACAATTTCACTAAATAATGATAATGATAGTATTCATTATTATATAAGATTTAATAAAAATAATGTTGAATTATGGTATATTAAAGGTGTTTATCAAAATCATTTTAATGATTCATTCGATATTCTATTGATGATGCTTTCTTATTAATATTTTTTATATTTTTATTTAAAGATTTATTATATATTATATAGGATATATAAATTCTATATATCTTGCTCTTTTAGCACAGTTGGTAGTGCGTGGCTCTGATAAGGCCAAGGTCATCGGTTCGAGCCCGGTAAAGAGCATTTTTTTTATTTAATTAAATAATATTAGTTATATCTTTATGATAAATTTGGTTTATTGAACCAAGTTTATCAAAATTAAAATCTTTTTTTTGTTTTTCTGAAAACCAATCTTTTGGAGCAATAATTATTTTTTTTGTATCATAATAACTTATATATGATGCCATAAGACTAAAAGTTGAATTTGCTATAATATTATGTTTAAATAAACTTAGCAAAATAAATTCTACTTCAACACAATTAATATCTACAAAATATAAATTTGTATTATTTGAAAATAATTCACTTTTAATATTATTTTTACACCATTCTATATCATCAGAAAAAATAACAACATTATTTTTATCTGCTATATTATAGGCTTTTATATAATAATCTAAATTTAAATTATTATGTTCATTATTTGGTGTCAAAATATAATCTGTTCTTCTAAAATGCATTGTAACCATATCACTATCTGTGCATTCAGTATTATTAATTTTTGTAAAATAATTTTTAATTGTATTATATAAGTTATATGCAATATACATATAATTTTCAGATGAATAAACTAAATGTCTTAAGAAATTTCTAGAATTAAATTTATCATCAAAATATTTAAATGATTGAAAATATCCAACTAATTCATAATTATCATCATTTTGTAAATTAAATTCTATACATCTATGATTATAAGGTTCGTAAACTTGCTTAAATTTAATATTTTTATATTCTGTTTCTGATAATACATTCAATTTATTTGAAAATAAATCATTCCAGAAACTTTTACGTGTTAAATTATAATTGTTAAAAAGTTTATCTGATGTTTTAAAAACTAGTTTTTTATTATGTTTTAAAGAATTAACATAAGCAGTTGCAATTTGAAATAATTGATTACCTAATCCGCCACATATTTGTACTGATAAATATTTTTGTTTATCATTATTGAAATTAAAATCAAAACTGGTAAATTCTGGCATTAAATATATAAATAACTCAAATTTTTATATAAATATGATTTTTATTTAAACATAATGAATTAAAAGAATATAGAAATGAATTTTAGAGATAATTCACACGATGAAATATTCAATCTAAATAAAAACAATTTTAATAGTAATCAATCATCGTTAAGAGCAGGAGATGATATGATTTTTAATAAAAAAAAAATAAGTCAAGATATTGTTTCTTCCTCATCTGCTTCCTCGAGTAGTTCAGTATCATCATTGAGTGATAGTTCTTCAAATTCGTCAAGAAGTTCTGGACCTAAGATTAAGAAAAAAAAATATGAATCATCTGATGATGGTTCATCTTCAGCTGGTGGAAGTACATCATCAGGTTCATCTGAAGATTCATCTTCTGTTGCTAATAGTGATATAAGTACACCGGTTAAAAGAAAAAAAAATAGTGTAATGGTTGACAATTTAAGAGAAAAAAAAGAAATAATATATCAATTAGAAAGATTAGAAGCAAGAGGCTATAAAATTCCATTTAAATTTAATTTAAATTCAGATCTTGAAGAGATGCGTCTTGAATATAATAAATTATTAAAAGAAAAAGAGATTGATAGCAGTATTCGTTTTCAAAGAAAAATGTTAATGGCATTTGTAACCGGTTCGGAATATCTTAACAACAGATATGATCCTTTTGCTATACAATTAGATGGATGGTCTGAACAAGTTCACGATAATATAAATGATTATGATGATATTTTCGAAGAATTACACGAAAAGTATAAATCAACAGGTAAAAAAATGGCACCCGAATTAAGATTATTTATTAGTTTATCTGGTAGTGCATTTATGTTTCATTTGACAAATAGAATGTTTAAAGAACAACCTTTGCCAAATGTTGAAAATGTCTTAAAATCTAATCCGGAATTAATGAAAGAATTTCAAAAAGCAGCCGCAAAAGAATATGTAATGCCAAGTCAAGGTATTAATAATCAGCAAAAAAATCAAAGTAATAATGCAAATGGACCGGGAATTTTTGGAATGGTAAGTGGATTATTCAACAATATAGGTAATGGTTCAATGAGAAATAATATTAGCAAAAATAATGATATGGATAATGATTCAATAAGTGAAATAGATTCTATAATTGATGATGTACATAAAAATATATCTGTAAATAATTTTAATTCAAATTCTAATAATATAGAAACTTTATCTGTTAGCGATGAAGAAATAACATCAATAATTGAAGATAATGCAGATATTAAAATTTTAAATAAAAACAAAAATAATAACAAAAGAAGATCATTAAATATTTAATTTATTTTTTAGAAAGTTTTTTAACACCTTTTAAACTTTTTTTAGCGATTGATTTAACACCTTTAAAGACACTAACCGCATTTTTAGGAGCTTCTTTAATACCTTTTACAGGATTTTTTAAATTAGATTCAATTTTAGAACTTACATCTCCTATATTATCAAAAAATATAGTAATAGTCGATAATATTATAGGTATTATAATTACAGTTAATATTACTAATACTAATAATATCATTTCAATTGTTGCTCCGGCAAATATTAATTCTCTTCTAATATCTTCAGAACATTTGCATTTTTCTGTTATTAATAATCTAGTATAAGTCATTGTCATCCATAAATATAAACCAAATACTAAATAGAACACAACAATAACAAATGTGTATACAGTTGTTATTTTAGGTCCAAATATATCTGCTAAGATAGTTCCAGGGGGTACTAACATAACAAATAATATAAATCCTAATGCAAAAATACTAAATTGTTTAATAAATTTAACATAAGGATATTTTACATCACATTCAACCATACATCCAGATTTTTCAAGTTTTTGGATATATGTATATACCGAAATTAATAAAATAAACATAAATAAATGTATAATAAAATTTCCAATGTATCCGGGTGTTAACATATTTTTCATTTATAACTATATCTATACTTATATAGGAAAAAAAGTTTTTTAATTTTCTAAAATATTTAATATTAAAAATTTTGTGGAATTATCAATAGTATCTAAATTTATATTTTTAAGATTGTCTATAATTTTTTGATTTTTGTTATATTTTAATATAATATTCATTAATTCTAATAAATAATCTAAAATATATTTTTTTTCTATATTATTCATATAAAAATCAAAAGAATCATAAATATCAATTAATAATTTATCAATAATTGTATTTTCAAGTTCATTAAATATTATTTTACAATATATTTTGATAATATTAATATTTTTATTTTTCCATTTTACATAATCACAATAATCATTATAGTATTTATCATCTAAAATATTATTATTTAATATAAAATCATATGGAAACCATATTTTTTCTTCATAAAATTTTGTTATATAATTTAAAAAAATATTTTTATCATAATTAATAAAAATTTTAATTATATTTTCATAAATATTATCGTTATTTTTTCCAATATAAACCAATAATATGTTATATAATTCATCTAGTATAACTTTATCATCTTTTATACTATCTATTAATTTGGTAATATTTTCTAGTATACTATCCTTATTATTATTAGTTATTTTATTTAAATAACTAATCATATTTTTTTTTACAATATTATTATCAGACAATGATGTAAAAGTATATATTCTATTTTTATTAATATTAATATTATTATTTGTAATTTTTTTTAATTTTTTCTTTTCCCAAATACTTTTTGCATCATATCTATAAGTAAAACAACTATAAGTTTTAATTAATTGACTATAATTTTTTTTTATATTTTCTGGTATATTATTATCATATTCATTTAATTTATTTTTAAATTCTTTTAAATCAATTTTAATTATATCTTCTTCTAATTCATTAGCATTCATATATAATAATTAATTACTATATTTTTATATAAGAATATTATATTATTATATTATATTATTTAATTTATGAAATTAGTAAATTTTTTAAATTTATTAGATTATTATTATAATAATTATAATATAGAAAGATCGATTATTGTTGTTCCTAATGATGATAATTTATATAAAATAAATGAAAAATTAATTAAAAAAGACTATTCAATTTTAGAAATAAATAATAAAAATATTGATAATGCAAATTATTATTCTTTAAATTACAGAATAATTTTAATAAAATATAAATATATTAATAAAATTATTTATATATTATCAAACTTAAATTTATTAAAATGTTTTAATTTAATTTTATTTTATAATATAAATAATACTCTTAAAAATTATACATATAATTACATTAAAATAATATCTTCTATTTAAAATATAGAGATAATGGCTAAAAAAAATAATAACAATTTACTAATTGGATTATTTATGTTTTTAATAATTGTTTTATTATTTATTATTTTTAATCGTACTAATAGTGATAATAAATCAAATAATAATTATATAATCGAATATTATTCAATGAATGGTTGTACACATTGTTCACATTTTGAAAATGAATGGAAGAAAATTGAAAAATTTTTACCATATAATACAAAAAAATATAATGAAAATATGAAAGAATATTATAATAGAATTGAAAAATTTAATATAGAAGGATTTCCACATATACAAATAACAAAAAATAATGTCATAATCGATGAATTTAGAGGCACAAGAGTATTAGATGAAATTTTAAAATGGTATAAAAATAATACAAGTTAAATATAAATAAATGGAAATCAAAAAAGAGTTTGAAAGTCAAAATGCTACATATATAATTTTATCAAAATCTGAATGTAAATATTGTGATTTAAGCAAAGATTTATTAAAAGAAAAACAGTTAGAATTTTCGACAATTGATTGTGATAAATATCTAGCAACACAACGTGATAAAAATAAGTTTTTAGAAGATATGTGTGATATTATTGGACATGAATATATGATGTTTCCGATGATTTTTAAGGATAAAAAGTTTGTTGGAGGATTTAATGAACTAAATGAATCGCTTAAAAATTAATTTTTTTTTTATATATATATTTATTAATATATATGCCTCCGCAAATATCTCTTAGTAATTTATATGAAATTAAAAATAAAAGAGATAATTATAAAAATAAAACTTTTGATGAAATAATAAAAAAATGCCACGAAAAAATAAAATCTATTGCACATCAAGGTGGTATGAATACTTTTTTTGAAGTACCATTTATTGTAATTGGAAAACCATTATATAAAATTAATGATTGTATAGAATATGTTATAAAAGCTTTACAAAAAAATGGTTTACTTGTTAGATTAATTGAAAAAAATATGATTTATATATCTTGGAATCCTGTTGATATTAATAAGAGAAAATTAATTAAATAAAAAAAAATGAATATTTAATATATAATAAATATAATATTATGATTAATGTATATACAGATGGTGCGTGTATTAATAATGGTTTACCAGATGCTATAAGTGGATATGGTGTTTATTTTAGTGAAAATGATCCAAGAAATGAATCAAAAAAAATAGAAGGAAAAAAGCATACAAATAATATAGCAGAATTAACTGGATTTATAAGAGCATTAGAAATATTAAATGAAGAAATAATAAAAGGTACCCATATAAATGTATATACCGATTCGGAATATGTAATTAAATGTGCTAGTAATTATGGTGAAAAATTGGAAAGAAATAATTGGAAAACTAGTAATAATAAGGACCCACCTAATGTAGAATTAGTTAAAAAAGCACATAATTTATTTAAAAATTTATTTAATGTTAGATTAATACATATTAATTCACATACTAATAAACAGGATATCCATTCGATAGGAAATGAAATGGCTGATAAACTAGCAAATGAAGCAATTGGTATTAACAGTTGTCCTTACAATGATAAAAAAAAATTTATTAATATTTCTTTTGGCAATAAAGATATGGCTAAAGAATTAGGTGCTAAATGGGATAAAAATAAAAAATCTTGGTATTACGATGATAAGATATCAGAAGAAAATATAAATAAATTAAAAGAATTAGAATCTAATGATTACAATAGTATTATAAGTAATATATCAAATGATAAAAAAAATTATATTAAGATATCATTTGCGAAAAAAAATCTAGCAAAATCTTATGGAGCAAAATGGGATCTAATAACAAAATCTTGGTATTATTTAGATAATTTAGATAATGAAAAAATTACTAAGTTAAAAGAATTACAAAATTAAGGAGTTGTTTCTATTAAATTTTGCAAATTATAGTTTTCTTTTTCTAAATTATAATTTTTATTTTCTAATTCTATATTTTCAATCTCTAATCTAATTATTTTTGTTTCTAAATTTAAATAATTATCTTGTAAATTATTAATTTTTTGTTGTAATAATTGATTATCTATTAATAAGTTTAAAATTTCTTTATAATTTTTAATTGCATCTATATACTTATCAAATGTATTATCCATATACATAATAATATATTATTTTTTTGGATAAGGATATTGTACTGATCTTATATTTAATCCAAATTCTAATTGTTCATTTATTTTATTTAATGCATTACTAATTTTTCCTAATTCTATAATAATATTTTCATTATCACTAAAATGCTCAATATTATTTTTTCTTATAAAATAAGCCGAAAATAATATAATAATTAATAATACTAATATTATTAAATAAGTATATAGTAAAGATTTTTTACTTTTCATTTATTTAATATCTAATATTTTTATTTAAAAAATGATTTATTAATTAAATAACAATAAAATTAAATGTCTAAAAATGAGTTAGGTCAGTTTTATACAACTAATTATGAATATATATTATCAAATATGTTTATTCCAGAAAATATAAAAACTATTATAGAACCATTTGCTGGTAAAGGAAATTTATTAGATTTTATTGATAATAAGGAAAGATATGAAATTGAATTATATGATATTGATCCTAAATGTGAAAATACAATTAAAAAGGATACTTTAAAATATCCACCATCTTATAAAGATAAATTTGTATTAACAAACCCTCCTTATCTTGCGCGTAATAAAAGTAAAAATAAAGAATTATATGACACTTATAATACAAATGATTTATATAAATGTTTTATTATTAATTTAATAAATGATGAATGCTTAGGAGGTATAATTATTATTCCTCTTAACTTTATATCATCAGTTAGAAAATCTGATATTGATCTCAGAAAAAATTTTATAGATAAATATTCTATTAAGAATATTAATATATTTGAAGAGCAAGTATTTGATGATACGACTTATACAATATGTGCATTATATTTTATAAAAAAAGAACTAAATAATTTAACAACTATTAATATTTATCCAAATTTTAAAACATTTAGTGTAGAATTTACAAATTACAATAATTATACAATAGGTGGTGAAATATATAATTTGCCAATAAACAAAGAGTATGTAATAAGTAGAGCAACTAAAAAAAATAAAAATAATATTACAAATATATTATTAAAATGTATTGATGATAATGAAAATAGTAAATTAGGATTTAAATTAGTAGAAGATGAAAAATTATTTATTGATAATACACCTAATCTATCAGCAAGAAGTTATGCTACGCTTTGTATAAATAAAAAACTAACACTAAATGAACAAAATATATTAGTTGAAAAAATGAATAATTATATAAATAATTTAAGAGAAAAATATAATTCATTATTTTTAACTAATTACAGAGAAAGCAATAGAATAGCTAGAAAAAGAATTTCATTTGATTTAGCATTTAATATTTGCAATTATATACTTGAGAATCACTTTGAATAATTTTCAATAATATAAAGTTGAAAATCATAATGATTTGTAAATAGTATATTATCAACATCTGTATATTTTTCTTTTAACCTTAAAAACTTATCAGTTAAATTTGTGTCAATTAAAACTACTAATTTTTCTTTTGATAAATTTTTATATTTTTTCCACCATTGTGCAATTGTATCAATTTCTTCAAATACATTATCCTGATGACCACCATTTCCATATACTACCTTTGCTGTAATATAGCCGGAAATATTTCCTGATATCTTAGCATCAAATGATTTTAAACAATTATCCTTTTTTATATTATTTTTTTTCATTTCTTTTTGATTAATAATTTCACCATTTTTTGTTGGCCTAAGTTCATTAACGTTTAAATTTTCTATTTTAATATTGTATTTTTCTCCAATGGTATTGCAAATATTAATCTGTTTTATTTCATCCTTTGTAGATTGTCTGCTAGATTTTTTTGAAATTAGCATAGATATTGCTATGCATAAATCATCATTATTATTACATTTTTTAATTAATTCTTCAACAGAATTTAATTTAAATTTTGCAATTATTCTTTCTAAAGCGTGTTGATTAATATTTTCATTAAATAACAAAATATTATTTGATTTTATACTATCATAAATAATTGTATCATTATTAGTCTGTCTATTTTTCCTAATTTCTTCAAAATCTACTTTAATTGCTTCCATTATAGATGACATTATATATTTATTATGAATAAATCATTTTTTTTGCTTTATTGATTCATATTAAATTTTTTATATATTCAATATTAATTCTTGGTAGAATAGGAGAGCATTCCCATAAATGTGTTTTTAAATATGTTATAATTTTATATTTTTCAGGAAATATATGATATAATCCTTGGTCAATAGATTCTGTATATTTAATTAATTTTTGATTCATTAAATTTGCACTACTTTTCGGAAGAACTATCAATAATTGAATATCATTTGATATAAATTCACCGTTTTGTTTTATTTCTGGTACTGAATTGCCAATAGAATGATTTGTAATATCTTTTAATGTAGGAGGATATTCGTAAGGATAATACCATTCGTGATCAATAATACCAAATTTATAATAATTAAATGTCCAATAAATACCTTTAATATAATTTTCACAAGCGTTGAAAATTATAGATGAATCTACTAATATATTTGTGTTAAACATATATTTATAATAAATATGTTTCCAATTTTTAAAGTTAGAATATATTTCTTTAGCAATCGGATCCTTATTTTTAATAGCATAATAATCACTATTAGTTTTAGATTTATCTTCGTTTTTATTTAAATAAATTTCAGTTAATTTATATAAATCTGTATCTTCTGTATTTGCTAATTGAGAAAATATATCTGTTAAACATTTATGATTTATTTTATCTTCAATAACAAGAAAATCATTTGTATTAATAGAATTTTTTGTATAATTTAATATTAATTCTAAACCATTATTTTTCAAATTTAATGTAAGTAAATGTGGAATGAAATCATTTCCTAATAAAGAACACATTACACAATAATTATCAATAAGATTATTAGATTTATCAGAAAATATATTATCATATTCTTCTAACTTTTCTAGATTCCATTTACTAATTAATTCGGAAATAATTGCTTTTCTTAAATTATTAATATTAAGGTAATTGTAAACTATATTATTATTTTTTTCGGTTGTTTCTCTCATTAAATAAATATTATTTTTATGAGACATTAATGATAATATAATTAAGTCAGCATCTAAACCATTAACAACAATATTATTATCATAATCATAATTTTTTATAATATTTAATATTTTATGTTCACCTTCACCAACTTCATTACTACCGCTATAATATATAATTGTATTACTATTGGAATGATATCTGACTTTATCTGTCATATAATTATTTAGTTTTTTCATAAAATTTGTTCCTGGTGTAATAGCATTACTATCCCAGTTATTATTTTCATTATCTAATTTTTTTCTTAAAGCTGATAAATATCTTCTTTTTCTTTGTTGAATAACTTTAGCCAATGGCGCAATACCATCTGTGCATATATGTAATTTTTTCGGATTATATAGTTTAATATAATCTAATACTTTATTCCATAAAGCATCAAATATTAATTCATCATTTTGATAATATGATGATACAGGATGAATAATACCATTAAAATCTAAAAATAAGAAATCAATAGGAATATTATCAATTGAATTAATTAAAATTGATTTATAACTTTTAGTTAATGTATAAAAATAATAAGGAATTCCCATAATAATTATTAATAATATATATTTATATATTTTAATCAATTTTTTATTTTTCTTGTGTTTTAATTAGATAGAAAGTAATTATATTTATAAATGGCTGGTACAATGAAAACTATAATGAATGCAATTGTAGGTAGTGATCAATCTAAATATGCTGCAATCGCTATTTTAATAACAGTAACAATATTATGTTTAGCTATATTATTTATGGAATCTGATATATCTATTGGTAAAAGATTTATGGGTGTATTATTTGTCATATTAATGGCATTACCTGGAACTGTTTTATCACTTGTTGAATTAACTTGTATAGTAACTGGTGGTAGATATGATAGCAAAAGATGGTGGTGTTCTATATTAGCCTGGGTAATTGCTGTAATTATGATAATATATTGCGCAACTATTATAATAGCAATTATTAATTCTTTAATGACTTATAAAGAGGCATCTGTAAAAGTAGAAGAGCACGATTTTAATAAAAAAGCAACTGAAAAAGAAGCGAATGTTATCGCTGAAAATATATTAAATGAAAATAAATCAAATGATGCTACTATGGTTGAAAAAGAATTAAATAATACAATTAAAAAACAAGAATTAAATGAAATGGTTAAAACTATGGAACAACCTGTACAACCTGTAAAACCTGTACAACCCGTAAAACCTGTACAACCCGTAAAACAACCAATGCAACAACCAATGATGGATGGTTTTAATCAAGGTTCATTTGCCGGAACAGAAGCCACTAGTTATAATTTATTAGAACAATTTAAAAATAAAAAAGAAAACTTTGGTTCCCGTGGTGGTACTGGTACAGAAAGAATGATTGAAGGTTTTGGCGGTTGTGGACAACGTCAAGATGAAATGTTCAAAAACAAAATGAAAAAATAAATTATTTTTATAAAGTTTTATATCTTCTTATTGCATTTAGCAAATCAACTTTATGTAATAAATGAGTTATTAAATAATTAATTGGCCAGAAAAATGCAAAAAATGCAAATACAAATTTAGAAAAGTTATCCCATTCAATTAAAGAATTTGATGTCCAACTATAATAAACAGCACCTATAGAAAATGGCAACATAAATATGAATAATATAAATAATACCCATAATTGCAATACATTTTCCTCCTCTTTATTTTTATCAGTTTTAAAAGATTCCTTTTTTACTTTATCATATTTTGATAACTTAAGATTTTTATACAAATCACTTAAACCTTTTATTGCTAAGATTTCTAACATAAATTCTCTAATATATAATAATAATTTTTTTTAGGTTTAAGAAATTATTACATAAATATAATCAAATGAAAAAAAAAGAAAAAAATGAATCTAATGGTTATATAAGACCACAAACTTGTAGAAATTGTGGAATAAACGGTCATTTATACAAAGATTGTATTCATCCAATAATGAGTTATGGTATAATATGTTACAAAAATGATAATAATACTATAAAATATTTAATGATCCAAAGAAAAGATAGTTTATCTTTTATGGAATTTATAAGAGGAAAATATAATATATCAAATCATGAATATCTTTTAGAATTATTTAGTTATATGACAAATGATGAAAAAAAATTACTACTAAATAATGATTTTGATACAATATGGAATTATGCGTGGTCGCAGCCAAATAATGCAAATATAAAAAATACGAGTGAATATTTAGAATCTAAAAGAAAATTTAATTATCTGTTAAGTGATAAAAATTTAGAATATTTAATTACAAGTAGTTGTAATAATTTATATGAACAAGAATGGGGATTTCCAAAAGGTAGAAGAAAGTTAAAAGAAAGTAATAAAGATTGTGCCGTAAGAGAATTTTGTGAAGAAACTAGATTAAATAAAAATGATATAGATTTAAAAAATAATCTAAATAATTTTGAAGAAATTTTTTATGGTACTAACAATATACTATATAGACATGTATATTATATTGGTAAGATTAATAAAAATGTTAAATTAGAACTTGATAATAGTTGTTTAGAACAAGTAAGAGAAATTAGAGCATTAGAATGGTTTACATATGACGAAGTATTATTAAAAATAAGAGATAAAAATATAGAAAGAATTGAAATATTTAAATTAACAGATAAACTTATTAAAAAAGAAGAAAATATATTATAAAAAATAATTATAATTTATAGAGATAATGAGTAGTTATAAATTTAGTAAAGAAGATTGTAAAAAATGGATAGAAAGTATTAATAAGTTTATAAATCCTCAAACAGGAAGAAAATTAAAAGAAGATAGTGTTGTATTAAAACAATTAAAAAAACAATGTGAAAAATATAAAGATTCTGATATAAAAGAGTCAAAATCGCCAGAAATAAAGAAAAAATCTCCTAAAAAAGATAAAGTTATTGTTAAATCAATATTAGAAGAAAGATTATCAAAAGATGAATGTTTGAAATGGCAAAATGATAAAACTAGAAATCCAAGAACAAATATTTTAATAGAAAAAAACGGTAAATTATATAATAAAATTGAAGAACAATGTAAAATATTTTTAGAAGAAAAAAAAGAACCAAAAAAAAGTAAAGAATCAAATAATGATAAAATAAAAGAATATAAAAGAATTCTTAGAGACGAAATATTAACTGATGATGAAGAAAGAGATTTAAAACTAAAAATTAAAGAATTAGAAGAAAAAGAAAGGGAAAAAGAAAGGGAAAAAGAAAGGGAAAAAGAAAGGGAAAAAGAAAGGGAAAAAGAAAGGGAAAAAGAAAGGGAAAAAGAAAGGGAAAAAGAAGATAGAAAAAAGGAAGAAAAAAGAAAAGAAAAAGATATTATACAAAAATTAGAAAATAATGAATTATATTATCCAGATATAAATGATGATGATTTTAAAAATAAAATTAACAATTTATATGAATTTAATATTCATAAAATAGATAAATTTCAAAAAATTAATAGTATTGAAGAATTTAACAAAAATACATTAAAAATGTGTGGAGAATTTGAAAAAACTTATTACCAATTATTTATTAGTCATTATATATCTACGCGCACCCCATATAATAATTTATTATTATATCATGGTGTTGGTGTTGGTAAAACTTGTTCGGCAATAACACTTGCTGAAAATTTTTTAATATCACATTCGCAACATAATGATCCCAAAATATGGGTTATAATGCCTAGTGCTTTAAGAGGAAGTTTTAAAGAACAAATATTTAGTTTATCAAATTATGATGACTATAAAGTATTATCAAATCAATGTACAGGTGATACTTATATTAAATTAACACAAATATTAAAAAAAGGGGATAAAGATAAAGCATTATTTAAACTTAAAAAATTTATAAATTCTAGATATAAATTATTTACATATGATGAATTTGCAAAACTTATTGAAAATGAATATAATAACAAAATTGTTAAAGATAAAGTTATAATTATAGATGAAGCGCATAATATTAGAAATAGTACTAAAAATGAAGATAAAAGAGTTTATACAGCAATAACTAATGCATTAATGAATGGTAATAATAATAAATTAGTTCTTTTATCAGCAACTCCTATGTATAATGAACCAAATGATATAATAGATTTGTTATATTTATTTTTATTAAATGATAAAAGAGATGATTTATTAAAAATAATTAATCCTCCATTTCCAAATATATTTGATAAAAATGACGATATTAAAGATAATATGAAAAAAATATTAGAAAAATTATCAAACACATATATATCATATTTAAGAGGTAAAAATCCTTTTACATTTGCTATTAAATTAACTGCAAAACAAAATGGATTTAAAATTTTAGACAAAGTAATTGAAAATGATCCAAACAATAATCCAATACCAAAAAATGATGAAAAATGGTTAGAAAAATTAGAAGACGATATCGTATTATCAGAAATTTCTGAAAAACAAAAAAAATTAATTATTGATAAAAAAGAATTTAATGAAACAAACGTACTTGCAAACTTACAACCAATGAATATAGTGTATGATACATTAACTGGAAGCAGTGGATTTTCTCTATTTTTTAATAGAAATGAAACTACAGGATCTTTAAATGTAAGTTATACCAAAAAATATGAAAATGCTTTATTTCCTGATAAAGAAAATTTAGGCAAATATTCGAGTAAATTTTTAACAATAGCTAATTTTGTTAAAAACGCAAAAGGTGTAGTTGTTATTTATTCGCGATTTATTGAAGGAGGAGTTTTGCCATTAGCAATTATATTAGAGCATATGGGATATAACAGAGAAGGTGAAAAAAATATTTTATATAAACCTAAAATTATTGATAATCCGCCAAAATATGGATTTGTACCAAAATACTGTATAATGACATCACATTCTGATATAAATAATGTAATGGGTGGTACTAGTATTGATAAATTATTGCCAATAATTAATAATCCTAAAAATTTAAATGGTGAATTAGTTAAAGTTATATTAATGACACCAGTAGCAAGCGAAGGTTTAAGTTTTTATAATACAAGAGAAATGCATATAGTAGAACCTTGGTATCATTTTAATAAAGTTAAACAAATTATAGGAAGAGGGATTAGAAATTGTAGACATAATAGTCTACCATTGGAAGAAAGAAATATGACAGTATTTATGCACGCAACATTTGATAATTATAAAACAGAAACGCCTGATATACACGCATATAGAATTTCATCTAAAAAATTAATACAAAGTACACAAATAGATACAATTATTAGAAATAATGCTATAGATTGTGATTTAATGAAAAATATTAATTATTTTCCCAAAGATATTTTCAATTTTGATATTAAATTAATATCATCACAAAATAAAAAGATAGATTATAAATTTGGTGATGATGAAATATTAAATCCCAAATGTAATATTAATAAAAGAAATAAAAATAAATTAGGTTTTAGAAAAGAAACATATAAGCATTTTATATTTAGTGTTTCAAAAAATATAAAAAAATTATTATTAGATAAAATACAAAATGGTAATGCATTTTTATCATTTAAAGAAATATTTGATGTAATAAATGTTGATGAAAAAATTATATTTGAATCTATAAATAGTATTATTTATCCAAATAAACTTTTAGAAAATTATATATTAGTATCACATAATAATGGCATACATATAATAGATATAACAGAAAATAAACCCATTAAATTAAGAATTATAAATGAGAAAAAAGAAACTACAGATAAAATATCGGAAGAACAAGAATCTAAATATGATTTTGAAATTGATATTAAAGATGATAGTAAATTATTATCAAATACTATATTAATATATTTATCATTTAATTCAGAAACATATACTAAATTTGTAAATTACATTATTAAAACTAATTATAATTTGCTAAAAGAAGAAGATAAATATATTGCAAAAAGTTTCTTTAATCAAGGAGCATTAATACATAAAAATGAATTAAAATTATATAGCAAATATTCTGATAATATTGAATATATAGGTTATTTTGATATATTTGATATAAATTCTGATATTAATTTATATGATTTTGATCAAGAAAGATTTAAATCTTTATCAAAAAGCGATAAAGAATTTTTAACAATAACATCAAATAGAAAAGAATATATTATTCCAAATATGGATAAAGAATCTATAAGTTATGGTTTAATATATCCTAAAAAAGAAAAAAAAATAAATATTAATAATTTTAAGATATTAACAAGTGGAGAATCACAAGGTAAAAAAACAGGTATTGTTTGTGAATCTTTATTAAAACCACAACAAGAAATTATACTAAAAGAATATAATATAGAAATAGTTAAAGAAAAAAAGAAAAAAACAAAAAAGGAAATATGTAATATAATATCGGAAAAAATGTTAAAAATAGAAAAATTAATAATATATCCTTTATATAAACCTAAAATCAAATAGTTAATATTTGAATATTTGTTAATTCTTTATTAAATAATATTTCTTTTTTATCATAAAAAATTTTTTTATCAAATAAGAAAGATAAGAATAATACAAGAGACATATTCCATCTATTATTTATAATTGCACTCATTATTTCTGATGATTTTTTAACACCAAATACTTTAATATAATTTTTATTTGATATTTTATCAACTAATTTATTCTTAATATATTGTATATTTGTATCATCTTCTATAATATATAAGTTATCACAAATAAATGTTAATGGTTTAATTTTTTTTTCTTTTTTTGTATCTTTCTTACTTACTTTTTTACAATCAATTTTTGTTTTATCTATTTGAACATTTTCTTTATCTATTTGAACATTTTCTTTATCTATTTGAACATTTTCTTTATCTATTTGAACATTTTCTTTATCTATTTTAATATCTCTTTTATTTATTTGAATATCTTTATTTTCAATATTTTCTTTATTATATTGAACAAATTTATTATAAATATTATTATCTTTATGTTTCCAATAAATATCTGTAATATTTGTAAAATCACTTTTATTCATATAATCAATTAAATCTATATTATTTGTCATTAATAATGTAAATAAAAATAAACTATAAATCATTTTTTATTAAATATTCTTCGTGAGTTAATATATTATATATATTATTTGAAACTTGAGTTGCATTTTTTTTTATAAATTTTTTTTTAAATAAATAAAATTTCATACTTGATGAAATTTTCAAAGATTTACTAATATTTATATCTTCTGATTTATTATTTTTAGATTCATCTATATCATTATTTAATATAGTTTTATTATAAATTTCATTAGTATCTATTTTTGATTTATTAATAGAATCATTATACATTTTTTTCATTATTTCGTGTTTTTTAATTTCTTTATGAGATTTAATACAAAAAATAATATAATTGTTTATTTGATTTAATATATCAATATCTAACCAATTTAAATTTACAAATATACCATTGTTATTTTTAGTATAATTGCTATTATTATCATATAATATTTTAAAAATTTCGTATAATTCTGTTTGTGATAAAGAACTAATATGCCATTGTATTTTTTTACATAATTCTATTTTATCATTTTCAATTTTTTTTTGATTTTCTTTTTTAGATTTTTTTTGATTAATCATTTCATAATTATTATACTAAATATAATTTTATATAATTAATTATCATCAAATATTATTTCATCTAATTCTTCGTCCATTTCTTCTACTTCTTCCGAATAATCATCATCATCTTCTTCAGGTTCTAATTCTACTTCATCTTCACTATCATTATCTTGTTTTTTTTCATCATCATTTTCTTCATCGTCATCATCTACATTTTCATCTTGTGAAAAATCATCAAAATTTTCATCTACATAATCTTCGTCAACTTCATCATCTTCATCAAGATTACTATCTAATTTAGATTTTATATTTTGATCTTTAGATTTTATAATTCTACCAATAATTGAAATAAATTTTTCATATAATACTAATTTTTTACCACAAATTTCAATAAAAACTTCATCACCAATGTTTATTTTGTCGAGATCAACTTCGGATTTTATACCAGCAGAAATTTTAGGTATAATAATTTCTAAGACAGGATAATTATCATAAAATCCCTGTGCTAAAAGTCCCATTGAATTTTTATTTTTTATTTTACATTTTGTTACTGAACCATTAACAGGATTGCAAATTTCTGCTATACATTGTATATTATAATATATATTTCCATTAAAATGTTGCTTAATTATATTACCTATTGATTTTTTTACTATTTTTATACTATCTTTTTTTATATACCCATGTTTACTACATATACCTTCAAGTTTATCCTTTAATTTTTTATTAATTTTATTATAATAATCCTTATTTAATTCGTGTGGTTTTAAATATAATGTTGTTGTGAATTTAATAGGTATAAATAATTCATTTGACATATTATATACTCTATATTATAATGCAATATCATTTTTTTTTATATAATTAATTATTTAATTTGAATAAATCATATTCAATTGTATCTATAAAGACATTATTAATATATTTACTTAATATATCTTCTAATACCATTTCTGGTGTAATATCATCATTTTCCATAAAAATTTTTAATAATTGTTCAGAAAACCCAGAAATAATTGCAGTCCCTTGAATATCACAAGTTATAGGAAATGTTTTTGTATAATCTGAATTTAAATTCCAATAAATTAACTTAGGCACTCTTAAATTATTTTCTTTAAAAGTATCAACAAATTTATGATATAGTAATTCACTTGTTTCTGTTTGATTATAATCTTTTGTAGCTGCGTCAAATTGCATATCTGATAATATAACTATTTTATCTGGAACATTTTCATTATTTGTTAAACTATAATTACATACTAATTTCGATATTAGCTCAAAATTTGTATTATATCCCCAATCTGCTTTTCTTATAGATTCAACTTGATCTTTCAATGATTCTCCTTCTACTTGATGAAAACTTGGTTTTGAATGAAAAGTTATTACCTTTTTATTATAAATTCCTTTTGAACAATTTGTAATTAATAATCCCATTGCAATTGCAACTTGGGCCGGTATACATCCATTACTTGCACTAAACATTGATCCAGATACGTCTACAACAGCAAGTAAATTATCAAATAATTTGCTATTTTTCATATTTTCAATAATTGTATTCCATTGTGCTTCAATTGTATTATCTAGTTCATTATTATCAATAAGATAATATTTAACTAATTCATGAGGTAAAATACCAGTTACATTAATTTTAGCATCCCCACTAAATACCTTAGTTAAATATTCATTATATCTTTTAGTATCGTGTTTTTGAAATGCATTTTTTAATTTTTTTGATGCAACGCCCGGAACATTTTCATATTCAATATCTGACCATTTATTTTTACAAATTAAACTTTCAACAATATTAATTTTATTTCTTAAAGGTACTAAATATTCTTTTCTATAAAACTGTAGACTTTTTAAATCCTTATCATTATTACCTAACTTATCTAAAATTTTATTTATAATAATTTGGGAACTATAATATTTCTTATTATGATAACCACCTTCAGATGGTGCCCATTTAGCACACAATGAAACATTTTTATTATCATTTAATAAACATTTATCTTTAATAAGTTGCTCAGCAAATAAATCATATTCAATATCATTTGAATTATATTTTGTAGCTAAAAATAATGCATCCTTCCAACAACCATAATCTGAAATATAAGTTTTTAGATTTTTGGTGTAAGTATTTATAAAATTATTTTTTTTTAACCACATTAGTGCTAAATTACTTATTTTTTTCTCTTTTTTACCATTCTTTCTATCCCTTGCATTAAAAATAATTGCAATAGTTTTATAAGGATCTTTCAACATACATTTATTTAGATGATTATCAAGTTCATTTAATTTTAAATTTCTTTCTAATTCAACAAATAAATCTAAATGAACATTTGTTGTTGATTCAAAACTTAATGCATTATTTTCTGTATTTGAAAAATTAGTATAATATAGTTTTTCATCCGTAAAAAAATTTGTAAATAAATTATTATTATTAATTTTATTATAGTTAAAATTATAAAAATATTGTCTTAAAGTTTTTACAAACACAGTAAAAGAATTTAAAAAATAACTAATAATAAACATTTTAATATTATAAAATAAATATCATTTTTTTTTTATATCTATTTTTCTTAGTAAAGGCATTTCATGTGTTAAATGATACGTTATTTTTTTTTTTGAAAAATAATTACTATTATATGTTGATTGTAAAATTTGCTTTAACTCTGTAATTTTATAAGTTTTATCATATGAAATGTTTTTTTTAAGATTATTAATTAAGTTATTATTAAAATTACTATTGTTGTTCATTTTAGTAATAAAATTGTTAAATTATTATATCATTTTTTATTTATTTAAAAAAATGATATTTATTTTATATATCATTATTTTAAAAGATGTTTAAAAACTATACTTTTGATAGTAGTTCGCCTATTAACAGATATTCATTTGAAATATTTGATATTGATATTGCTGTTATTAATTCTATTAGAAGAGTTATTTTATCTGATATAGAAATTCCCGGGATGATTGGAGAAGGAAATGATGTTTCTATTAATATAATTGCTAATAATGGCCCATTACATAATGAATATTTAATTCACAGAATTGGTTTAATTCCTATTTGTTTGAAGGAAAGTGAAATAGATAGTTATGAAGACAATTCAATTGAATTAGAACTTAATATGGAAAATACTGGTAATAATACAATAAATGTAACAACAGAAAATATTACAGCTACAAGAAATGGAATTAATATAGATAAAAAAGAATTAGCAACTATATTTTATCCAAATAAAGTATCAAATGATTATATATTAATTACAAGACTGCGTAATGGAGAAAAATTACATTTTAAAGGAAAAATTGTAAAAAAAAATGGAAAATATAATGCATCATTTAATCCTGTTTGTCTTGCAAATTTCTCTTATATTATTGATAAAACTAAAATCAATAAAGATACAAATATTCTTGATAAAGAAAGACAATATTTTACAAATGAATATGGAGATGCTAATTATGTTAAATTTGAATTAGAACCAATAAATAAATATTTAACACCAAAATATCTTATAAATAAAGCAATCGAAGTTATTATTGAAAAATTAAATAATTTAATAAAAGAAATTAAAACAGAAAATATCGAAATCAAAAAATATTTGGATAAAGATAATACATATGAATTTAATATTAATAATGAGAATGATACAATTGGTAATTTAGTTCAATCATATATTCATAATAAATTTATTAGAAAAAAAGAAAAATTTAAAGAAAATACAGAATGTCTTTATTGTGGTTATATTTGTCCACATCCTTTAAAAGATCTATTAATTATACGTATAACATTAAATGAAGAAAAAGATAAAAAAGTATTTGCTAATTTTCTTGAATATAATTTATTAGGACTAATTGATAATTTACATTCTATTAAAAGCGAATGGAATTTATTTATCAATAAAGATTAATAAGTTATAATAGTTTATTATTTTTTTCATTTAATCTATTAAGATTAATACTTTAATTTATGGATATAGATACTGGAATAAATGATTCGCCAGAAATTAATGATGAAATTATTTATTTAGAAGAAGAATTACCAGATATTGAATATTATGAAATAATGAGTTTTGATGAAATATCTAAAGAAAATCCTTCATTTATCGCATTTTCAAAAAAAGAAATTTATAATGAATTATATGATTTTTTTGAAAATGCAAATAAAACAAACAATTTTATAGACCTTTTTTATAATGTTGTTGAAAAAAAAGAATTTAATACAAATAATTATGTATTAGTATCTGATGCTGAAAGAAAAAAATTTTATGAAAATGATGAAGAAGAAGAAGATGGTTTGTTTGAATTTATAAATAGTTTTAAAAAAATTAATAAATATAAAGATAATATTTTTTCAAAAAATGAAAAAAATAAATTATTTTTTACAATTAATTATAATGAAAATTCTGATTTAGTAAGATTTAAACCATTTTACAAAACTAATTTAGAAATAAATAATACTGATGAAAAATATGTATTACTTGAAACAGATGATACAAATGTTCCTATTAAAGAAATATATTATTCAACACCAAAATCAATAGAAAATGATTACTTATCTGATAAAGTATTATCTTATTTAAAACATAAAAAAAATATTAATAAAATAGAAGTATCTAGTGATAGCATTTTAGACGAATTAAATAAAGCAAAACCATCAATCGATATTATTATTGAAAATCTTAAATCAGAAGAGTTATTAGAATCTGATAATTTAGATTATACAACTTTATTATTACTTTTAGAAAAATATGATTTTAATTTTAATAATATTGATCAAGATGAGCAAGATAAATTAGTTTTTATTTTAACAAATATTTTAAATAAATTAAAGGAAGAAAAATATGATTTTAAGTCTGTTAAAAGCAAATTAATTAATATTGTAAATCATAAATATTTATTTTATGATAAAATTAATAATATTTTTAAATTATTAAAATTTACAGATGATACTATTATAGAAAATGAGAATATAATTGATAAACTAGAAGATGAAAAAAATAGTTTAGATAATCCAGATTTACTATTTAATAATATTTATGATATTTCCAAAGCTATTTATAACGAAGATATTGATATTAATTTAATTATTGAAAATATAAAAAATATTATGAATAGACAAATATTAGAAAATGTTATAATTAATATTAAAAATTATAATACAAATAACATTGATGATATTGAAGAAATATATAATAAAATAAAATCAGATTTTGATAATATGAAATTTTTCAAAGATAATAATAATCTTGAAACATCAAAATTTATAGATTTTTCAAGCGAAATAATTGAAGTTAAAGAAGCTAATGAATTATCAAATTATATTCATAATCCAACATATAATATAAATGAAATAATCGAAGATTATGTTGATTTGGATAATAAGGAAGATTTAGATGAAGTTGAAAACATTGACTTAAATATGACACAATATACTGTGAATTTATTTGATAAATATATAAATATTTATAAATTTCAAGATGCAATTGGATTTAAAGAATTATTAAAAATAATTTTACCAATTTTATCTAATTTACAAGATAAATCTAAGTTAGATATTGATTATAATTATATTTCAAATGAACTTTTTAAATATTTTGCAGGTGTACCTACAAAATGTTTTATGATAAAAGAAAAATTTAAAGAAAATAATATTGAAATAGGAGATGAATTAATAAAAAATATATCTAACATAAGTTTTAAAACTGTTTTAAATGATTTAGATAATATTAAAGCAAGTATATCATATTTTGTTTCGGATAATTTAAATAAAATTACTGATATTGTTATATCAATTAATACAGAATATTTAACAATAATTAAAGATGCTATTTATAATTCTATTGCAATCTGGATTTTAAATATACAAAATGCTATTTTAGATGGTACACATTTACATAATTATAATTATAATCATATTCATTTATGGTCTGATAATGGATATCCAATTGATAAAAGCAAAAAAAAAGGTGTAACAATATATTTATGTGATATAATAACAAATTTTTTTGAAAGTCAAGAAGAACTTAATTTCTTTAAAATAGATATTAAAATTATAGATATTATAACAAATATAATCGAAAAAAAATACAAAGATATTTTAGATAATTTAATAAAAATCGCTGAAGTTAATGATTTTAGTAAAATTAATAAAAATAAAGGCAAATCATACCAAGTTGATCTTGTAGATAATTTAAATAAATTTAAAACAAATAAAACATTATTATTAAAAGATAAAATGTTGTATAACTATGTAAATGCTCTTGTTTATATGCCTGGAATTAATTATAATAGAATACATAAATATTTATTAGGTTGTTGTTTGCAAAAGATAGATGGAGATTTTTTACCCGATAGTGATCTTAAAAATAAAAGAAATGATTTAATTGCTGCTAAAAATTATTTTTCGAAAAACAGAGTTAATTATAAAAAATTAGAATATATGTTTATGGCTATTAAGGACGATATTCAAGATAGTGATAATGAAAATATTGATATTGATGATTATTATGAATTAAATAAATTAACATATAATATTCATAATAATGATGAAATTATTAATACATATGATCAATGGTTTGAAAATATTAATAAAAAAGAAAATAATAAAATATTTACAGAAAATAATTATTTAAATATATATAAAAATGGCAGTTCAGAATATATAAAAATTATTAAAAATTATATACAAATTATGCAAAAAACTATTAATAGTAAAAAAAATCAATTTAGTAATAATTATATTGATAATATTGATACTGTTAATTTTAAACAATTAATAAATAATACATCACAAATATTATCTAAATACTATTATAATAATTTAAAAGATAACCCTTATTATGAAGATAAAATAATTAAAAATTGCTTATCAGATATAAAAGTTTTTTCAAATGAATATAATAATTTAAATAAAATTTATACAGAAAATAATAAAACAGATATCATAAGAGCAAAAGCTTATCTAACTATTAAAATTATGTGTTTACCATTTAATCCAGATATAATTCTTGGTGAAAAAATGTATATACAAAATGATGATGTAGAGCAAAAAATTTATTTAGATATATTTAAAAATATATTTGATGTTTCTAATAAGATTTTAATTAATTGTAAAATACCGACTTTTGAAGAAAATCTAAATTTTATTAATAGAATGAGAGAAGAATTTAAAAACAAAAAATTAGACGTTTTTGATAAACAAACAGAAGAACAACGAAAAGTTTTTAACGAACTAAATAAAATAGGAATAAGAGTTGAGAATTTAGAAATAGATTATGATGAAACAAACCAAGTAAATCCTGAAATTAATAATGATGATAATTTCTTTGTTTTAAATGGAGAAAACGAATTTATGTTAAAAGAATCAGATAACTACAATGATGATTATCTTGATAATTATGAAAATGGTCATATATATTCTTAAATTATTTTACAAGACTATTAATAATTGACAACTGATTTTCAAATAAATAATTACTTCTAAACATTTGTCTAATATTATCATTAGAATCGCTCCATCTATCAATTCGAATAATTTGTTTTTCTAATTCACTTAAATATTCAGTATGTGATGCTATTTCTAAATTAATTTTATTAATATTGTTTTCAACAATAGTAATATCATTTTTAAAGTTGTTTTTTTCTAAAAATAAATTATCTAGTTCTGTTTTTTTTTCTTTAACTAAACTATAAATTAACATATTATCAAAATTAACATCATAATTTTTATTTACAAAAGAATAGTTCAAAGAATCATATTCAGTTTTTTTAATTGAATAATTAATTTCTAATTGAATATAATCATTACTAAGTTGTTCTAATTTTTCTAAAAATAAATTATATTCTTCGTATTTGTAATTAATAATTTTTTTGATATTATTTATTTCGTCATAAACTGTATCTTTATTCATTTTTGTTTATAAATATTTAAATAAATAATCATTTTTTTTTAATTTTACTTTTGATAAAAAAAAAATGATTTTAAATTTATAATTTATTATTACCAAACAATGGCAACTATCAGCTACGACGACAAAATCTCAATCAACTACGAGAATAACAATTATAATATTTCATTTGATATCAAATTTGGTGAAGGAAAAGACAGTCTTATTTGTGAAAATGAAAAAATAAGAAAGGAATACACAGATAACTATCCTGTAGAAATTTTCGAATTTGGTTCAGGAGAAAATCTACAAAAGGGATATCGTGTTGTAGGAAATGAAGGCCCAATTGTTGTTAATCTATCTAATATTTCTATTAAAAACAATAATGAATCAAACTATAAATATGCTTTAGGATTTGCTATTGATAATAAAGAACCTCAATATTATAGCGAAAGCGATACAATGCCCTATAATATTGAACGAGACGGAACTTTATGGACAATTCCTGCTAATGATTATCAATCATATAAATTTGATCAAAATCCAAAAGCAGAATATCAATGGGTTGTAAAAAGAGCGTTAGATAAAGATTATGAACCAACAGAAGAAGAAAAAGAATTAGGAATGGAAAAAACTTCAGATACTACAGGATTATTTTATATCACATTTATGGTATATAAAAAAAAAATTTACGAAGAACCTACAAGAGGAATTACACGCGGAGCAACAAGAGGTGCTACTCGTTGTGGAATTAAAAGTGATGCAGGGCGCTTTGGATATGGAAATAGTGCATCATCTAGTAGTGTTAAATCTGAATATGAATTTGCTATTAATACAGAAAAGTATATCTTACCAATTAGAACAAGAATTCGTAAAGAAAGTGAAAAAAAATTGTTTAATTGTTCTGAAACAATTAGAGGAGCAAGTCTTAATAAACTAAAACAACAAACTATTGCAGTGCCTTTCTAATGTTTTAATCTATTTAATAATATTTTCTTTAATTTATCTTGATTAAAATAATATTTATTATTTTCATTTATAGAATTTAATTCATTTTTTGTATAATAGTCGGAATCTAATTTATCAATTAATATTTTTTCTATTTCACTATTAACATAATTATCTTTAATTGTATATTCTGTATCACAATTATTGCAACTTATTTTTGGAACAATATATTTATTTTTATGATTAACATAATTATCTAAGTTAATGTCTTTTAAATATTCATTATTCATTATATTATATTCTTGAACATTACCAATTATATCTAAATTTATTATATAAAAATTATCGTTATTATAATAAACTATTAAATTAATATGTTTACCATAAATTTTACAATCCCTGTAAAGTAATACATCTATATTAAATAATAGATTATTTTCATTATTTAAATTATATTTAAAATACTTAAATATAGAATATATATTTTTAATATCATATTGTTCTATTGTTTTATTAAAATATATTATAAATTTTTTATATAAATTGTATATTTTTTCGGTTGGATCAATCCATTCGGACCATTTAATTAAATCGGTTATTTTTAAAAGAACATCAATATTATTATATATATTTAAAATACTATATAGTTTTTTTTTATATTCTATATCATTATACTCTGCATTATACATACTGTTATTATGATATGTTAAATCATTTGACGGTATTGAATCTATAAAATATAAAGGTTTATAATTTTGATCACTAATACCATTATAATATATACAATTATTTGAAAATTTCTCTAATAAACAATTATTATCAAAAAATATTTTAATTGTTATAATAAATAATAATATAATTGATATTAATATTAATATGCCTTTCATTAAATAAAAGTACCTCCTTATAATATTATAAATATAATATTATAATATTTTAGAAAATATACATAATGTATTCAAGAAAATATATTATTATACTTATATATATAATATTAATTTTATTAATTTTTTTAAATAAACCATCTATAATGTTTGATCATAATGGTAATATTAAACATTTTGGTTATAGTAATGATAATGATATGTTAAAATCATTATTAAGTATTGAAATAGTTATACCAATACTTGTAATATTATCTTATATTATTTATTTAAGTATTCAATTAATAACATAATTAAATGGAAAATTATGATTTTATAAAAGAAAAAATAATTAATTTAATAAATAATCCGGATGTAAAAATATCATTTAAAAGTTGTATTATTATTCACGGAAAACCAGGAATAGGTAAAACATACACAATTGATAAGATATGTTCTGAATTAGAATTAAAAGTTGTAAAATTTACATTAAATAATTGTCCAACATCGGATAATTTCGAAGATTTATTATATAAAACTATTACTATTAAAAATAATTTTCTAGAATTAGTTTCTAATAAAATTGAGAAAAAAATTATTATTATTGATAATTATGAAATATTATTATCAGTTGACAGAACAATAAATAACACATTATACAATATATTAAATAATAAAAAATTTAAAAATATAAGTATAGTATGTATATGTAGTAATGATTTATTAAAAAAAATTGGAAATATAAAGAAAAAATGTAGTTTATATGAATTTAAAACACCAACTTCAGAATATATTTATGAGATATTAAGAAAACAATATAATAATATTAAAGAAAAAGAATTAAAAGAAATTATAAAAAAATCACATAATAATATTGAACAATGTCTTTTTTTAATTGAAAATAGAAATAATATCAAACTTAATAAAATAGATAGTATTGATAAAACTTTGTCAATTGAATATTTATATGGAAATAATTATAATAGAGAAAATGTTTCAAAAATATTATATTCGGAATCTTGGTTAATACCTTTAAGATTTCACGAAAATTTAGTTATTGAACTTAAAAATAGAAAAACAACTATGATACAAAAAAATAAATTATATAAAAATTTTATATATGATATGTGTCTTTATGATTTATTAATGAATAATAATTGCATTAATGGTGGTATTGATATTATTTGTTCGTATGTAGCATTTTTATCTGAATTAGGAAAAAAAAAAAATTATGAATCAAATTTAGATAATTTTACAAAACTATTAAGTTATTTATCTTTACAAAAAAAATATGTTAAAAAAAGTTATTTATTTAATGAAAATTTTTTTCAAATTGGTAATTATCATATAAATTCATTAAACATAAATTTATATTCTTAAAATAGATAGATACATAATAATAATATGAATACACCTCAAACTCCGGTTAGCAATACTTTTAATTCCATACGTCAAAAATATTCAAGAGTTTTTGAAGAAATGCAGAGCTTAGGAAATAGTACACAAGCTATTATTGGATTAGTATTATTGATTGTTTTTTCCGTTATAATAGCTTATTTAATGTATAGTTATATATCCAAAGTTGTTTTTAACAAATATAAAATAATTGTTCCTAAAACGAAATTGCCATTGATAGGAAATGTCAAAAATGAAATAACTTTAGATGATAATTTACCTGTTTCAGAGGGAGGTAATGGTATAAGAAGATCTTATACTTTTTGGATATATGTTAAAGATAATGATAATACTCATTTTAGAAATATATTATATCTTTCTAAAGATGGTGATAAAAAAATAATAAATACATCACCTCATATATTTATGGATAAATCAAATAATAAAATGTATATTAGATTTAAAAAACAAAAAGTTGACTCTAATAAATTAAAAACATTATGTGAATCAGCAAATACTGCTGAAAATTTGCATAATTGGGTAAAAGAAAATTTTGATTTTACAACTAATGAACCCAAAGAGTGTTTTAAAAATTATATGAAACAAGGAATAGTTATAGATTATGTACCTATACAAAGATGGGTACATATTGGTATTGTCATAAATGATCATACATCAAATTCAAATGGTGGATTCGGTGCTAGTATATCTGCATATATCGATGGTGAATTAGTAGCTGTAGCAAATCATAATGAAGAAATAAGAGGTTTGGGTAGTTCAAGTGAACAATATACATACGATATAAATAACTTAGAATTAGATAATTTTACTAAATTAGTTGTTGGTGGAGAGCAAAGTTCGGGTACATCACCTGGATTTTCAGGTTTATTATGTAAATTTACAGTATTCAATTATGACTTAAATGATAGAGATATACACAATGATTATAATAAAGGTCCAGTCGATAATTTAATGGCTAAACTCGGAATTGGAACTTATGGATTTCGTTCCCCGGTTTATAGAATATCATAAACAAAAAACAATTTATTTTTATAATATATTATTAATAGAGTAATTATAAATTTAAAATGATATCAAATATTATTCAAATAATTTTAGCATTGTTTATTATAATAATATTATATATTATAGCTTATTATACTTTTAATTATGAATCGATGAACATTGTTAAAGTAATGGGAGGAAGTAAAGCAAGAAAAATAGAATTATTTAAAGGTATATATGATTATTCTTTAGAAAAAGAAGTTTCATATAATACTTATAGTAATAACACTGGTAATGGAGCATTCAGAGAATTAATACCATCTATTAATCAATATGGTGGTGCAGAATATTCTTATAGTTTTTGGTTAAAAGTTGATCCTTTAAAATTAAAAGAAGCAAATCATAATAATGAAAATATAATATTGTTTTTTAGAGGAAGTAAACATAAAATAAAATATAAGACGCCAAATAATAAAAATTGTTTAATGGAAGCTAATAATAATAAATATATTTTAGTTAAGAATCCATTAATTAGAATGAAAAATGATGGAACATCTATTATTGTAGAATATAATAGTATTTCTAATCCAGATACTTTTAGAGAAGATGGTATTGAAAAGATAGATTGTAATGGTGATTGGGATTCAAAAAATAAAGGATTATTAGGAATATATAATATGACTGATAATGAATATAAAAATAAATGGTTTATGTTTACTGTTGTTTTACAAGAAATTACACCTGAAGATGACATACTACATAGATTTAAAACAAGATGTAAAATATATTTAAATGGTATTAATATGTTAAATAGAATTGTTGAAGCACCATTTAATGGCCAAGATAATACAAGTTATGGTTCTGCTGCAATGAAACACAATAGAGGCAAATTATATGTAAATCCTGGCGATATACTAACAGGCGATAATAATCCTATATTTTCAGATGCAAATATAAAAAAAGGAGAGGGTGCTTTACAAATGGCAGATTTATCATATTTTAATTATGCTTTAGAGCAAGATGAAATAATAAAATTATTTAAAAAAGGTTTTAATAAAGAAAGATATACAATACCAGAAGAAGAGTTAAATGAAATAGATTATACTATTACAAAAATAGATTTAGAAAATATAAAAAAATTCCCAGATGGTTATTAATTATATTATTTAAAAATATATATATTAAATATAATAATGGGAGGTGGTTTACTACAACTTGTTTGCAGAGGTCAACAAGACTATTATTTATGTAAAAATCCTGATTTTAGTTTATTTAAATATGTATATAAAAAACATACTAATTTTGCAATGGAAACTGTGCGTTTAGATTTTAATAATTCACCTTTATTTGAACCAAATGTATTTAATGGTGAATATAAATGTAAAATCTTAAGATATGGCGATTTACTTAAAAATCTGTATTTTTGTTGTACATTACCTGCTATATATTCTTCAAGCTCATTAGCATTTAAATGGGTAAAAAATATAGGTAATATATTAGTTAAAAGTGCAATATTTAAAGTAGATGGAAACACAATGGATACTTTAACTAGTGATTGGTTAAATATCTGGAATGAATTAACAATGGGTTGTGATGATGATAATTTAGGTAAATTAATTGGAAATGTTCAAGAATTAAATAATCCAATAGTTATTAATTCTAGAAGAATAATTTTAAGTAATAATAAATTTGCTTATAATTATTATCCCGCATCATCAAAAAATAATAGTATACCGTCAATAAAATCGTATAAATTAGTTGTTCCTTTGCCTTTTTGGTTTACAAGAAATCCATCTTTAGCATTACCACTACTAAGATTACAAGGAAATGAAATAACATTAACTATCAGGTTAGAAAATACAGAAAGATTATATACAGTATATTCATATGATATTAATGAAAATATAAGTCCTTTATTTTATAATGAATTATATAGTAAAGATTTAAGTAGTGGAATTCAAAAAAAAGAAGTAATTGATATAAAAACTTTTACTAAATCTTTAAATATAGATCCTTATATAGAAGCAACATATGTATTTTTAGATAATGTAGAAAGAAATATGATTTTCAAAAAAACAATCATCAATTATCTAGTTGAACAACTAGAAATAACAAGTCAAAATAGTTTTAATATAAATAATTTAACAGGTAATATAAATGTTAATACAAATAAACCAACTAAAGAAATAATTTGGATAACAAGAAGAAACGATTATATGAATAAATTTAATTCTCATCAGAATTTTACAGCATCTATTAGAAAAAATAATAATTATCCAATACTTAATAAAGCAAGTATTTTATGGGACAAAACAAAAATTATAGTTGATGATAAAAATCATATTTTTTATAACAAAATACAACCATATCAGTGTCATAGTAATGTTCCAAATGAAGGAATATATTTATATTCTTTTGCAATTAATCCAGAAAAAAATAATCCATCTGGATATTATAATGCTGCACTCGTTGAAACTAAATTAAGACTAGAATTTAATAAATACAATGAATTCGATGAAAATTATAATTTAAATTTGGCACTAAACAGACATAATAAATTTAAAGATTCTGGCATTGATGCTAGTTTAGATAATTATTTGGTAGATGTTTACTCGATAACTTATAATATATTTGAAATAATTGGCAGAAGTGTAGGTATGAAATTTGCTTAATATTATTTTTATATTTCATTTTATTAGATATAAAATGGACTTAACATTTTTTATTATTTGTGTAATTCTTATTTACTTAATCTATTATCTAATATCTTGCATTCAATCTCTTAATAAAGAATTAAAAGAAGTAAAAACAAAATGTATTAAAACTGATCAACCTTTAACTGTTGATACACCAGACATAAAAGAAAAATTAAAAGAAGAAACTATTTCAGGATTAGATTTTCTTAAAAAACTTTTTAATAAATAAAATTATTATTAATATAAATAATATAAATATCAACATATAATTTATATTTTCTTTAAATATAAATCTTCTAATTCGTTTATTATCATATTTAGTATTAGTATTTCCAAAAGGAAAAGAAACAAAAATAGAATTTATATTATTTTTATTTTTAATATAATCATTATATTTAGTATTAATAAATATCTTATTTTCTGTATCAATTTTAATATTACTATTATAGCATTTATTTAAAGCTTTTTGATCATCTTCATTATTTTGTTTTATCATACAGTTAAATAATATTTTAAAGTCTTTTATATAACCCATAAACATACCCATATTCGGTAAAATATCATTTTCATATTTACCATAATTTATATTATATATTTCTTTTCCAATTGATTTATTATCTATTAATAGCAGATTAATAGGATCTTTTGAAATTAGAATATTTGTTTTATATGATAAAAATATTTTCTTTAATTCATTATCAGTAAAATTTCTATTTATTAATGAATCAAAACCATCTAAATATACAATAATATCATTATCATTTTTAGTGTTTATATATTTAATTAATTCATTAATTTTATCAAAATAATCGCAAAATTTAGTATTCCAACCAACAACATCTATTTTTTTATTAAACTCATTTTTAGTTAACTCGTCAAATAATCCTTCCGAATGTGTTGCATAAGTAACTAAATAAATTTTGTCCATATTTTAATAATTATATAAATTAATATACCTAATAATAACAAACTTAATATATATGATAATAAATACATCAACTTAAATAATAATGCGGGTTTATTATTGCTATTTGTAATTTTACCTATTTTTAACCATAATAATCTTATTATTTCAGGTACTGGCCAATTTTTAGAATTTTCAGTATCTTCAATTGGCTGATAGACTAATGGGATATTGTAAAAATATCTATTATTATTGAAATAATTTTGAAAAATATCCCAGCAATATATTTTTTTATAATTATAATTTAAAACTTTTTCCCTATATTTTTTGGAATAAATAACTGAATGTGTATATATATTTATAATTCCTCTATTTACATTTAAATTATATGGAATAAATAAAAATGGAATAGTTCCTAAATAAAAAGAAAAACTTGTATTTTTATTTTTTATTAAAAAATTATCTATTTTATCAATTACATTTTTTTCTAAAATTTTTTCACTTAATATAAAATCGTCCTCTAATATTAATATATTATCATAATTATTTTTTTTTGAATGATTAAATATTTTTATATTACAATCAACTAGGTCTTTTGCTGTTGTTGTTATATATTCATTTTTTTTTGATTTTTTAAAACCTTTATTATATAAAATATAAACTTTTTTTGTTAAATAAATTTTTTTTATTTGATCCATTATATTTTTCAATCTTTTTTTATTACCTTCTAAATAAATTATATATGTTGCATCTATTGAATTATCAAATAAACCTGTTTTATTTTCATATAATACTAATTTATAACTCGTATCCATTATATCTAATAAATATTTAAAATAAATTCATTATAATGCACTTTATAAATAACATAAATTAGTAAAATTAACATTGATAATAATAAATCGCATATCATTCCGTGTATATATCTAAATAATAATACATTATAAACCAAGGAATATAGACTAATTCAGGTGTTATAATTGAAGAATTTGTAGCATATTCATAATAAGCAAACCAAGTTGATAATAACATAAAAAATCTACATAAATATACTTCTAATTTTTTCAATTTATTTTTTTCTGAACTATTTTTATATATATTTAAAAAATCATAATCAATTTTATAATTATCATTTTTATCTTTTTTCATTTTTGTTAAATCAATTACATCACCCAATTCTAACATTAAAACGTATATAAATGTTATTACATAAAATAAAGGTTCTATTTTATCTAAACCACCATTAATTAATGATGGAACAATTTGTTGATTAACAAGTAAATTTTCGCTATTTAACATAAATGATAAATCAGGATGTAAAGTTTCTGCAAAAATTCTACCAATAACAGACAATGTTGCAATACGTCCGTGTTTTAGTTCTGATGTTTTTAAATTAAAATTTGATAAATAAATTTTAGCACAATTTGGTAAATTATTATTTTTTTTTATTTTTAAGAAATTTTTTTTTACTTTATAATTTAGTAAACTTGGATTAAATGTAAAAATTTCCGTTATATTTAATATAAATAAAAATAAGATTAATATTTTTTTCATATTATTTTTATTTATTCTAATATTTTTAAATAATATTTAATGTTGATATATTAACATTAAAATGTTTTAATGCTTCTAATGCCGCATTATTTTCTGCATCTTTTTTTGAATTACCTGTTGCAGTTGAAATTACGGCATTATTTTTATCTTTAACACAATATTTAAAAACTTTAACAGAATCTTTTGTTGATACATTAATTTCTAAAAATTTTGGAATATCTTGTAAATGATGTTGCATATAATAAATAAGCATATCTTTATAATTAGTTTTATTTGCTATTAATTCACTAAAATCTATATTATTTTCCACAACATTAATAATCCAATTATAAACTAAGTCATAATTTGAATTAGAATCAAGAAAAAGTGCAGCAATAAATGCTTCAAATATATCCTCCATTATTTTATAATTATTTCTACCATTTGATTCTTCTACTTGTTTAGAAATAATTGCATATTTATTAAAACCTATTTTATTTGAAAGAAAACCTAACATTTTACCATTAACTATTTTTGTTCTTATTTTAGATAAAAATCCTTCATTCTGATCTGGATATCTTTCAAATATGTAAGCAGATATTACCATATCTAATATAGAATCTCCTAAAAATTCAAGTCTTTCATATGACATATCCTGTAATGGTAAACAATTTTCTGGGCATTTAGTATTACTATTAATAAAATCGTGATTTTTCATTGTACAATAAGATTGATGTACGAATGCAGTTCTGTATAAATTAATATCATCAATCTCATAATTATTTAAACCATTATTTGATAAAAATAATTTTAATGTATCAATATCTAATAAACAATTTTTATCATTATAAGGCATTTCAAGAACATCAATCTCTTTTGTTTTATTATGTAAAGAAGTAATTTTATTCATATTAATTGTATAAAAATTATAATAAATCATTTTTTTAAATGTTATTAATACATAAGGAATTAATATATTTTTTATCTAAATGACCATTACTGATTATGCACCATCTGAAATAGAAATTAAGTCAATAGGTATTGGATTGATAGATAGTCAATATCTTGATTTAACATCTAGGGAATATCTTGTTGTTGGAGATATGTATAGTAATATTGAAACAGGACTTAATATTGGAGAACAACATAGTTATTATTGGTCTGATACTTGTAATATGTTGCCACAAAATATTTTATATAAAATGATTGTTAATAATAATGGAATTGGAATTAATACAACTAGAAATCAATTTAACAAAAATTTTTTAAATAATAGTTTAAATGGTATTTATATTGAAAATGGGGATATTTTCTGTGATGGTACTATTTCTGCAAGAAATATTAGAATTATAAATGAAGATGGAATGCCATATGTATTTAATGATTATATATTAAATAATAGTGAAAATATTGTAAATAATTTAATTACTGCTATTAATTCAAATATTACATTAGCTAATTTTTATCAAGGATGGAACAAATCTTACTTATATAATGAAAAATTAATTAATAAAAATAATATATTTACAAACTCTTTTATAAATATTGGTGCAGGTGATGTTGATACAATTGATAACCTACACGCTATAAATGTTGTTTCTCCTGCTCAGACTAATACTATTGAAAATATACAACTTGCTATTAAAAATAGAACTTTATCACAACCAATTACATATCGCAATAGTGCTGGAGAACAAGTTTTAGTAAAAGAACCTGCTGGTTTACGAATGGGTATAATTGGAATGAATAATGAATCACCGGCAATTATATCCACAACATATGGTATGCCTCTTGAATTTCACATTGGAAAATCATCTTTTGATATTAATAAACTATATCAAAATAACGATGATACTACTATTAAAAAAGATATACCAGAATATGACAATTTAGAAAGTTATCCGGCTATGTCAATTACATCTAATGGTAATGTGTTAATTGGTAATGTAAATAATAATGAAGAATTTAATACAAAATTTCAAGTTACTGGAAGTTCATTATTTGATAAAATTTATAAAAATGATGAAATTTCTGGAGAAACTTTAGAATTAGATGATATATATTTAAGAAAAATAGGAAATATTTTTAAAGCATCAAATATTGAAGCTGGAAATTTTGGAGATGGTGATTATAAATTTATTTGCAATTTAAATATTGGTAAAAATTTAAATGTAGATGGTAATTTTAATGTTAACAATTTAGAAACAGATCAAATCAATACATATAATATTAATACTAAAATTATAACAACTAATACATCTGATGAAATATCACAATTTAATAATCCTTCTATTTTTACTAGTAGCGTAAACTATTCAGGTAATGTAAATGTATCTGGAACTTTATTTTATAATAATTATAGATTAAATGCTCTTAGTGTTGAAAAAATAGAAAATATTATAACAGATGAAAATGGTAATATAATACCGCAATTTGCTGATTTAACTCAAGATGATTTAACTCAACCAAATAATATTATTTTATATTATGGTTTTAATTCTAACAATAATATTTATCCAAGTGGAAGCAATTTAGCAGTTGGTGGAAGACTAGGTATTGGTATAACTGAAACAGATGATTATAATAATCATAAATTAATTGTTAAAAATGATAACAATGCTGATTTTGAAATATTAATAGAAGATTCTGAAAAATTAAAAGAAGATACAGATACTACTATTAATAAAACTTATATAGGTCATATAAATTATAGTTCTTTAAATGATGATAGAAGTTTAATATTTAATACAAATTCAAATCCAAATGAAAAAAGAAATATATATTTTTATGCTGGTATTGAAAAAATTGATGTTATTAATAATGATATATCACCAGCATTATCAATATATGAAAATAATAAAATTGGAATAAATGTTGCTATTGATAATATTATTGAACATACATTACAAATAAATGGTACTTTACTTGTTAATGATATTTATGTTAATAATAATGGAAATGTAGGAAAAATTTACAGTTTCTTAGAAAACACTATAGCAAATACTAATTATCTTTTAATAAACAATAATAATATTAATAGTAAATATTTTTTCAATTATAAAAATTCTGATATTAATCAAAATATAGTTTTTAGAAGCAAAGGTTTAAATATACAAGGGGGTATTAATTCTAAATCAGATTCTATTGATTCTTTAAATGGCGGTTATTTTGAAAATAATGTTAAATTAGCATCATTTAAATATATAAATGCTAATGATTTTAGTTTAAAAAATCATCCGAAAACTTCATATATTAATACAAATATAATAATTGGTATACAAGATTTATCCGACGAAGGTAAAGAATCACTTGTTAAAAATACAGATACATCAAAACCTTTAGTTATTAGAAATATTTCAGAAAAAGATTATAATGATACTATAATTAGATTGTATCGTGGGATTATCAATAGAACTGAAAATTTAAATGAATATAATTCCTCAAAATATACTGGTATAGATTTTTGTGAATGGGTTCCTTCAACAGGTAATAGAGATAAGGATAGATGGTATATATATAGAAATCATGATAACTTAGTTCAAACAATTGATAATTATCCAGGAATATTTGAAATAGGATATTCTGATAATGAATTTCATACTAATAAATCTGGTTTAGAAATATTTTATAGAAGAAACAATAATTCAATTGTATCTTCATCGCAACCACCAAATCCCGACGATCCACAAAACTACTTTTTTGTTTTTAATAGACCTAAAACAGAAATAATTGATCATGATTATATCAATAATATAAAAAATAAAAAAACTGTTGAAATTTATGGAGATTTAGATGTTAAAGGAAGAATATTTATTAATGGTGTTGAACTAGATAATATTGGTGAACATTCACATTCAATAGGTGATACAATTGTTCCGGGTACTACTACAAATATTTATAATGATCCCAGTGAAATAACTGATGATATTGAAATAACTGGTAAAAATATCGGTATTTTTCAAAAAATAAGAACAGTAATAGGTGATTATGATATAAATAGTGTTGATATAATGAATAATGTAAATGAAGATCAAAATAATAATGTAATATTTTATACTGCAGATAATAAATGCGTTTCAAGTTTTATTTCAACATATGAAAAACATACTGCTGAAAAACAAAATATTAACAGAGTTAAATTTGATCTAAAATTATGTAATTTTTATAAAGATAATAATGATGATGATACGGAAAGATTTAAAACATTTGACACTAATGTTATTAATTTCGTTTTAAGTGCAACAAATAATGATCAAGATTTAATTAATGATCAAGATTTTAACTACGAATCTCTATTTTCAATCGAAAATAAAAATAAGAGAATGATATCATTTTATAATAATACTGAAAATATATATGTTAATATTGGTAATCATAACAATTATGATTATTTAAATAAACTTAACAATATATGTTTACATATTGAAGATAATTCAGAATATTTGTTACAATTAACAAATAACGAACTTGCAAAAAATTCTAAAATTGTTTTTCATAATAAATCAGAAACAAATAAAAATCATTTCTGGACAATTGATGCTCCCAATTTTAATACAAATAATTTTAATATTAAATATACTTTTAATAATAATGTAAATGATTTAGATGCTAATTATAATAATTTAAATACATCTACTAATTTAACATTAACAAATGATAATAAAATTGGTATAAACAATTCAACTCCTGTGTCTACTGTTGATATTAATTCTTCAAATAATAATATTTTAAATCTAAGAAATTATTATTTACAAGATAATAATTTAGAATTAGATACTTCTAAATATAATGTAATTAATGTTAATAATAGTGATTTTGATTATAATGTATCATTTGATAATAAAAATAATTTTTCAATTATAGATTTTAATTATATTATTACTCTATCTCCTGATAAAATACCAAATAAAACAATTGATGGAAAAGATATTTATGAACAATTTAAACAAACAAATGGTTATATTAAAATAACAAATAAATCAAATACATTTAATAATAAACTTAATATTGTTATTTATAAAACTAATTTAACTTTTACTTTTGAAGATTATACTGATATTGAATTAGACAAATTTTGGAAGTTTGATACAAATATTTATTTAAATGAAAATAATACATTAGTGATTAATAATAATATTGTATTACCATCTCTTGAAAATTTTTCACATACAAAATATAGTGATAAATGGAATTTTCAATTTAGCGAAGATTTACATAATAATTTTAATACACAAAGTTATAATTCTAATTTTGAAATAACATATGATGATAGTTTAAATACAAAAATTAGTTTTATTGTTAATAATCATTATAAGTATATAGATTCTAGTAAATTAAATATACAGTATGATTTAGTTAATATAGGCAAAAATTATGATTTACATTATAATAAATATAATTTACATTGTACTTTTGAAAATAAAATTTTTAATGAAGGTAATGCTTCTACTTCTACTTATTATAAAACTTATGTAAATGAAAATTATAATAATGAATTAAAAATTAATATTCATACTTCAAATGAATTATATATTGATTATAATATTAAAAATTCTAATTATAATATTGATGTTTTATATGAAATTGATAACGATTTTAACTTTAATTTGTCAGGACCATCAACTCTTGTAAATAACAATCCTATAAATACTAATTTAATTAGTTACTCATATAATTATGATACATTAACAAATATTTATAATTTTGAAACTACTAATATATTAAATAGTACTCCCGTTGGTATTAACGTAGATGAAATATATATTAGCCAAGAACCACCTATAACAAATGATATATTATATTCATATAATAATACAAATCAATCAGTAAATTTATTAGGTAATAATATAGATATATCCTCAATAATAGATGATGATATTAAAATTATAATCAATAATAAATATGATAAGTACATTGGAAATCAAGACATAACTCATTATATTATTACTAATGTAGTTAAAGATAAAGCACATATTATATTTGAAAATGAAATATTAGGAAAACCATCAATAATTAATAATGAAATTTATAGTACATTTGATGGAAATTTAATTATAAAATCTTATGATACTGAAAATAAACAAAATAATGATCTAATTGAATTTAAAAATGATAACAGAATTAATGCGGAAAATAGTACTTTATATATCAAAAATATTACTGTTGATAATATTTTTGATAGAGCATCTGGAAATTCTATTATAAATTTATTAGAAAAAAAAGAATTAAGAGAAACGCATACTACTGATAATTTTATTATGAAAACTATTAATCAGGATTTCATAACAAGTAATAAATTAATACATTTAACTAATCCTCAACGTACTTTATATGGTGCTGCTAGTACTGATGTTCTTAAAATAAAAAAAACGGCTGATTACAATAGTTTATATGTAAATGGAGATATTATTTATAATGATGTTCTTAAAATTACTGCTAATAATAGTTTTGATTCAATTGAAAAGAATATGTTATCTTTGTCTCTATTAAATAGTACTTCAATTGCTAATTTTGGTTCTTCAAATAATCCTGCTAAAATTGGTATTGGTATGGATAAGGAGGATATAGATTATCACTTAGATGTTAAAGGTGATTTACGATTAACTACAAATAATATATCTGAATTGCAAAATCCACATATAGCTTTAAATTCTCATAGAAATAATGCTTTATTAGATTATTATGAAGATAATAAATATAATCATAATTTAATTTATTCAACTAATGGTGAATTTAAAATAACTGCATATAATGATCTAAATAGTAAAACAAAAGATTTAATTAAATTAAATAATGGTAAAGTTGAATTTGATGAATTAGAAACAACTAAAATAATTGCAAATGAAATTTACGATAAATTTGGCAATTCATATTTTCCAGATTTTCATAACTTAAATAATAGTGAATTTTTATATAATATATCTAACTTACATATTATAAGCAGCAATGTTCAATTTACAACATCTAATATTAATATTGCTTTAGAAGATATTAAAAATAATTATTTTAGCATTAACAAAGTTAGATCAATTGAATTAGATACTGTTCTAAATAATAATATATCTTCTGAAAATTTTGAAGATATACATTATAATGACGATTATAATTATGAATATAGTTCAATAGTACAAAAAGCAAGAAATCAATTTTATTCATCTTCTTTAACTCATCATACAATTAATCTTTTGACAGATTCTTCTGATACTATTATTGCAGGTATTAGCGAAAACCCTGGAGCGACAGATGGTAAATTAGATTCTACAGATTCAGAAGTTGAGGACCCATTATTTAATTATATTACTTCAATTATTTATTCTGATAATTACATTTACATAGCTGATCAAGGAAATAACGAAATCAGATTTTTAACTTTAAATAGTGATTTAGATTCAGACTATCAAAATATTGTTAGAACTTTTAAATTCCAAACAGACAAAATAGAAAAACCAACAAGTTTAGTTAAATATGATAATACATTATATGTTTCGAATGATAAATATATTTATGTAATTGACATAGAAAATATTGAAGATACTTATGAAAATTTAACTTATAGTCTGATTGCGGGAAGCGATGAATTCGGTTATAAAGATAGTAGTTTACTTAATTCTAAATTTAAAAATATAAATACTATGTGTTATGATAATAGTAAAAATATACTATATATATCTGATGATAATTATTCAATTAGAAAAGTAGATTTAAATAATAGAATTGTTAAAACAATTGCTGGATATTTACCAAATAATGTTGATGATTTATCATTTAGTGGATCAACAGTAGGTGATGGTATTGATGCACGATTTAATAATGTCAAAAAATTAATTAAAGTTCCAGATGAGGAATATTTAATTATCTTAGATAATGATTCTAATAATTCAAGAATATTAGCATACGATATAGAAAATAGTTTTGTATCACTGATTTATAATCATATTGGAGAAGTAAGTGATTTATTATTAGATATTGAAGATAATAAAATATTATATTTAATTACCAGATCAAGTTATTTTATCAAAATAAGAATACAAAATGATTATAGTAATTATAATAAAACAAATATAACTTTCCACGAATCAGATACAAATATTTTTAGGATTACTTCAATACCACATGATAGTATCAACTATCCTTATTATACTTTAGAAACAGATTATAATCCTGAACAACTTGTTGATTCAATGACTGTTAAAACAAATTATAAAAATACTTTTGTTAAATTTGGTTCTGATGATACTTATAAAAGGGCCTTTATTGGTATTTCTAAAGAACCTGTTTACGGAATAGAATTAGATGTTAATGGTTTGATTAATACAACTGATTTAAATGTTAATAATTTAATAACAGCTCTTAATGTTAAAACAAATAAAGTTAATGTTAAATATTTAGAAAATTATGATTCTGATAATAGAAAAATAATAACAAATTCATCAATAATTACTGGTAAATCTGATTTATCACTTGGTGAATTAAATAATTATAATGAAAGATTTGAAAATATTTATATTAGAAATAATTTTGATATTGAAAGATATAGATTATCTGTAGATAGTACAGATAATTATATTAAATTCACAAATACTTTAGATAATAATTTTATTAAAACAAAACAAAGTGGAATTATATTACATAACAATACAGATAGTTCAAGATCTGAAATTAAGTATATTAACAACAAACTAAATGTTACTAATTATAATAGCGGTGGAGGTTTGCTATTTAGAAATGAAGATTTCTCAGGAACAATTACAACTTCAAATATTGATATTGAAAATACTTTACATTCATTCGAAGGTATTATTAGTAATTTAACAGTTTATGAAGATACTCATTTAAATTCTAATGTTTATATTTATAACGCATTAAATGTAAATAGTAATATTATTGCAAATAATGATATTATATGTAATGGGGTCTCTTATTTTAATGATGATATAATTGTTCAAAATAGAATATCTACAAATGATTTATACGTTTCATCAAATATTTTAGTAGATGATTCTATAAATTTGAATGGACTATTAACAACACAAGATATACATACAGATGATATTTATATAGATAATGATGCAGTTGTTAATAATGATTTAGAAATTATGCAAAAATTATTTACAAGTAATGAAGTATATTTTTATAGTAACTTAAATGTTCAGAATAATTTAATTGTGAAAGATACATTAACAACTTGTAATTTAGAAATTATAGGTAATTTAACTTATGTTGAAACAACACAATATCAAACAGAAAACTTACATATTATAAATGATCAGGGAGATGGACCATCTTTAAAAATTACTCATAAGAAAAAAGACTATACGAGTGATGATAACAATATTGTAGTTATTAATAATATTGAAGATTCAGATTCTAATAATAAAAATATAATCATTAATGATAGTTGTTATTTAGGTATACATAAAAATCCTACAGTTCAATTAGATATTTCAGGTGATATTAAATTTACAGGTAGTATTAATAATGTTTCTAAAGAAGCACTAGATTATATTGAATTATTAGATGAACCTATTTTAGATAAATTTGAAGATACATCAAACTATATTGGTAGAGTTGATAATTCATCTTCTAATTTTACACATCAAGTATATGATTATCTAAAATATGTTTCTAATCTTGATGTATTAAATGATTGGCATCATCCTATTGTGAAAGAATTTGATAATGATGGTAATTTAATTAATAATTACAATATAAAAACAGTTAATAATAATATTTATGTTAATTCAACAATAAATTCTGATGAATATTATATAATATTAAAGAACGATACAGTATTTTCACAAAAACATTATCAATTATCTCTTGTTAATAATACACTTGCTGATGTATTACTTGTTGGAGGGGGAGGATTAGGAATAAATTCAATTTATAATGATATTTATTTAAATAATCGTTATAAAACAATATCAACATTGAAAACAATTAATTTTAATAACTATTATTTATTTGATATTTCAGAAGATCATATATATTATTACAATAATGATAATAATGATAATAAATCAATATATAAATGTAGTTTAAATGATCTAACAGATGAAACTCCACTTTTTAGTGTTATTAGTTTTGATTTAGCAAATTCTATTATGAAAGTTAGTAAAAATAATGAATTACTTATATTAAATAAAGAGAATTCAATTTTAATTAATAATTTGCATAAATCGACTAAAATTGAAATTGGTAATGATACATCAGGAAATAATGATGGTATTTTTGAAGATGCTAGATTTAATAAAATAAAAGATTTTGCTATTAATAGTAAAAACAATATAATATATGTTGTAGAAAACAAAAATATAAGAAAAATAGATTTAAAAAATGAAAAAGTATCAACTGTTATTACATTTGTGAATGATATAAGTTATATAGATATAACTAACGATGATAACTTTTTATATATATCACAAATAAATTCTTCAAATACAATTATTAAATTAAATCTAAAAAATCTAGAAGTTATAACAATAATAGACAATATTGAATTAGAAATAAATTATTTATCACTTGATAAAATAAATAATAAATATTTATTATATAATGATCAATATAATATTTATTCTTATGATTTAACAAATAATACATCAATGCAAATAACAAAATTTGATGATAATATTATTTATAAATATTTTAATTTTACATATGATAATAATAGTATTATTTTCATAAAAGATAAATTATATATTTATTACTATAATTTTAATTATGAAAATACATTGCCATTAAATTTACCAGCACCAGGTGGTGCAGGATCATTACTATTTAGAAAAGATTTAATATTAAATAAAGGAATATATGATTTGTATGTTGCCAATAATTTATCTAGTAGTTATGAAATAGATTATTATCCAAATAATTATTCATTAAATGATAACTTTGATTCGCAATTATTACTATGGTTAGATGTTAATAATGATTTAAATAAAGCAAATTTATCAACAAATACTAGTAAATTAAATAGTAGTATTACTATATCTGATGATCAAATTTATAATGATTCAGAAAGTGATTTAAATTATTATAAATTTTTAAATTCTTTAATAATTAAATTTACTCAAAATAAACCTGAGAATAATTTAAATTATTTTATAGTTTTTAAAAATACAAATATTGATAATACATTTGGAAGTACTAATATTTTTAATATTAAATTAGAAGATATAACAATAAGAACAGAAAAAATATCAACAAGAGAATTTAGTTTTAATACAAATGGTAGTGGCAAATTAACAAACTATCAATATAATACAACAAAACATACTATTCAACATAGTATTAATGAAATTAATATATTAAATATTCAAATATCTGAAAATTCTAGCGAAACAACTAAATTTTATATGAATAATGTAATATTTTATGATGATAATAATAATAATAATACTCCAAATCAATATACTGAAGATTATAGTTCAAGATTAACTATAACTCAGAAAGAAACTAATAATATTGAAATATATGAAATTATAATAATTAATAGAAATTTAGATGAAAATGAAAGAGACTCTTTATATAATAATTTATATTATAAATATAATGAAATTCAAATGCCTAAAATTATAAAAACAATTAATGAAAATGGTTATAATACAAATGGTTTTGGTGTTATAGTTAATGGTGGAACATCTGCCAAAGAAAATTATAATAATATTAATTTACCTGGATCATATAAAGGATATGAAGTTTCGAACGATTATGTATTAATTAATGATCAATATAATAATAAAGAAATTGTATCTGATATTACAAATGGAGGTACAGGATATTCTGGATTAAATTATGAAAATAATATTTATAATGGTCAAAAAGGATTTATATCAGACTCCATAATAAATCAAGATAAATTATCTAACTTATCTGACTTATCTGACTTACCAACAAAATATAGTTATGGGGCACCATCTTATGATATTAATGAAAATAAATATGGTAAAAATGGAAATGGAACTGATATAAGTGTAAATATTAATTTATTAGATTATAATTATAATAAAAATGAATTTATATCAGAAAATTATAGTGGTTCAGGATCTGTTGGAGGAATAAATAATATATTTTCTAAATATCCCATAATTAATAATTCTATTAATAAAAATATTTTAAGACTTTCAACAACTTCAGAATTATATGATAATAATATATATCAAACTATAATTAAAATAGATATCGCGTCAGAATTTAATATTATAATGATAGATAGTAATACTACTACTGGTAAATATATTAATGCAACAATCAATTTAAATCCGGGAAATTATAAAATTATTATTAATAATAATACTAATCATATTAAATTTTGTAATAATAATGGTGAAACTTTATTAGTAGATTCTAAAGAATTAGATACAGAATATACGACAGGTTGGTTAAATACAAATAGCACTATTTTAGAAAACAATCATATATCGATATATGATAAATTTTTTTCTAAATTAATTAAATTAACATTTATTGAAAATAAATTAGAAGAAGATTTAACATTTGATGATTCTGATAATAATTTCTATTATAATTTTGATGAAACAAAAAGTGGTTCTGGTATAATTATTCTAAAATATAATATTAAAAAAGATGTTGTTAATACAATTGAAGATAAATTTGATAAAAGATTAAAATTACTTGAAGAAGCATTATTGTTTTCAAGAATAAATACTTATAGTGATAATAAAGAATCTATTATGTTTTTCAAAAACGATGATATAACAAAATATTATAATAATATGTTTATTGATCAATCATATACGGGTATTTTTGTTGATTTAACAGATAAAAATAAATATAATACTGTTGAAGAAAATTTTATATTTAAATGGTCAATCAAATATAATTTAGAAGATAATTATAGAGATTATGTACCTAATACAAATTCTAAGAATATTAATTTTATAACTAATACACATTTAATTAAATTTATAGATTATTTACATATACCAAAAAACAAATATTTATATATTGATAATATAAATTTAGAAATTAATGATACAATTTATAATTATAATAATAATGCCTATGTATCAAAAATTGAATATAAAAATATAAATATTACACCAATTAAATCTGACATATTCCCAATTAATAATTTCAAATATAAGTCAGATGATTTATTAGCACAAACTGAAATAAGAATTGATAATAATTTAATTAAATGGTCTTCTTATAATGAATCATATAATAATGAATCAGATAATTTTTATCCATTAAATGTATTTAATCATAATATCAAATATGGAGAATGGGGTATTAATAATTATAATGATTCTGATGGATCTTATATAGGTTCTACAAGTATTTATAAAATAGATGAAGAATTCAAAAATGGCGAGTGGATTTTAATAGATTTTGATAAAGAAATAACTTTAACAAGCATTGATTTAATATTAGAAGACAATATTCAATTAATAGAATGGTACTTAGGTGGTAGAAATGATACAACTTCAACTTCAACTAATTTTCATAATATAATTTATTATAATACAAAAGGATATGTATCCGAATCAGGAAACATTAGTATCAATAATGCTAATACATATACAAGTTTTATATTAATTGTTAGTAAAATAAATGAAGGAAATACTCAATTAAAAATCAAAAATATTAAATTATATGGTAATTATAAGGATTGGGATATTTAAACAATGAATGATACCATTTTTGTTTCTATTGCAAGTTATAGAGATAAATCTTGCAATGAAACAATTAAAAATTTATTAGAAATGGCTAAATATCCAAATAATATTTACATAGGCATTTGTCAACAAAATAAAGAAGGTGATCAAGATGCTTTATATGATATTGATAATAAAAACATAAATATAATTAGAATATCATATAAAGATGCAAAAGGTCCTGTTTATGCAAGATATTTATGCTCACAACTTTATAATAATGAAAAATATTTTATGCAAATTGATAGTCATTCAAAGTTTATCAAACATTGGGATATAAAATGCATTTATGCAATAAAAAACATAAAAAAATTTAATTTAAGTCAAAAACCTGTTTTAAGTCATTATCCAAGAAGTATGAAAGATTATGATAGTTTTTCAGATTTAAAAAAAAATAAAATTACTTATGTAAAAGATTATTCAATAAATAGTTATAATGTTATAAAGTTTAATGGTGCTAAATTTATTGAAACAAATAATTCCTTTATAAAAACGCCTTATGTAACAGGTGGATTTATTTTTACAGAAGGATCCTTTTTAAAAGAAATTCCGTATGACGATAAATTAGAATACTTATTTACAGGTGAAGAAATACTTAATTCAATTAGATTTTATACATACGGATATGATATATTCATTCCTAATGAAAATATAATTTTTCATAATTATATAAGAAATGACGAACCTAAATTATGGGATGATATAGATTATATCGATAAAAAAAAGATTATAAATAAAAAAATAGCAGATGTTTTAAAATGTAAAACAAATGCTGATATTAATAAAATTATAAATAAAGGTGTTGGATTTAATAGAGATATTAAAGATTATTATAAATTAATCAATTATATCAATTAATAATTTTCTTAATTCATCTATTTTTTCTTTGTTTTTAATTTTTTTACTTTCAACACTAAAACTAATAAATAAATTACCTTTTCTAGAATTATTATTGAAAATGGGTAGTCCTTTGTTTTCTATTAGATAATCTTTATTATTTAATATTATTCCTAAATCTTGCGTATTTATTTTAATTTTTTCGTCATTAAAAAATGGAATTTCTATTATTTTGCCAACTATAGAATCTACTAAACCTATTTGCGTTTTATAGTACAAATTATTTTCTTTTCTAACAAATTTACTATCATCTAGTATTTTTAAAATTATAACTAGATCTCCAGGAGTATCATTATTTTTTTGTGGTTGTTCTCCAAAACCTTTAAAAATAGTTTTATAATTATCTGGGAAACCTGCATTAACAACAAGATTAGCCATACTTTCTTTACTATATGAACCTTCACCTTTACAATCTTTACAATTTTTGTTCAATTTTAATATTTCACCTTTTGCACCACATTTTGAACAAGGTCCTTGATGTATTTGTGTTAAAAACCCCATATTTTTCATTTGTTTATATACACCTGTTCCACCACATTTATCACAAGTTGAACGACAATTTAAACAATATTTCTTTGTAGAGATTTTCATTTTATTATTTATTCCATTATACACATCTTCTAATGATACCTTGATAATTTTTTCTATATTATCGCATTTGCTATTTCTTTTCATATTTCTATTAAAGTTAAAGTTAAATCCGAAATGATCTTCTCTCCCAAATCCATTGAATCCACCATCATTAAAAAATGCTGAAAAAATATCTTCTGGATTGAAATTATTCATACCACCTTCTTCATAATTATTATCACCCAATCTATCATATTTGCTTTTTTTATCTTCATCAGATAAAATAGAGTATGCATTAGATATTTCTTTAAATAAATCAGCATTTTTTTGATCATTTGGATTTTTATCAGGATGATGCTTCATTGCCAATCTATGATATGCCATTTTAATTTCTTTTTGCGATGGATTATTATCTTTATTTAATCCTAATAAATCATAATATTTATATGTCATTTTATGTTTATAATTTTTAATATATTATTATTCTTAAATCTTATTTTATATATTTATATATATTAAGAAGATTTATTATGAAAATTATAAATTATAATGATATAAATAATAATGAAATTAATATTTTAGTTGTTGAAAAATTATTATTTAAAAATAATAAAATATTAGATGACAATTTAGATAAATATTATTTAATTGAATATCCTGTTATAAATTTCAATAACAATGAATATGATAATTATAATGATATATTTTTCAATATTTTAAATGAAAAAAAATTTGAAAATATAAATATAATAATACCTGAATTAGTACTTACTAAAATAATTTTTTGTAAAGTAAATAATTCCAATTTTTTAATTAAAAGTAATAATTACAAAGTCGCAGATACTAGTAATATTTTAACATTATTTATAAAATATACAAATACAATATTAAATGATTTTGGTATATTTTTTAATATTATTAGTAAAATTAGTGATTTTAAAACAAATATTTCTTATTTTAATTCATATTATTTAGTTGAAGCAATTGATTTAATACAAAAATATTTATTTTATTATCAAGAAAATATAAATCAATTTAAAAATATTTCTAATATTTTTTCAGATAAAAATGAAATCAATATTAAATTTATTGAAAATATTAACTTAATCAATAAAAAATATATTACTATTTATAATTTATTAAATGACAACAGACATTCAGTTATGCAAAGAATTGCATATTTAGAAACTGGAATGTCAAGATTATTAACAATTGTTGCAACAATATTTTTACCAATGACATTTATTGTTTCATTCTTTTCAATGCCTTTTAAAAATATGCCATTTAAAAATAATAAATATGGTATTTTATATATTGTATTAATAATTATTATACTAATTATTATAATACTTAATTATTTATTTCAAGATATATATCAAAACTTTTTTAGATTTTTTTAATTAACTTTACAACACTTATTATTTTTGCACTTAAAATTAATACCGCATTCTAAATCATTCTTGCATTTTGTATATTTACTACAATTATTATTATAGTATTTTTCAACTAAACTATAATTATTATTGATTATTATTACAATAATTAATATAAATAGTAATATACTTATTATATTTATATATAAAATATTATTTTTGTTCATTCTAAACTAATTAAAGATTATTAATAATTAATATATATATATTGATGGAATATATTTTAATAACTGGTTCAAAAGGTTTTATTGGTAAATATTTATATAATTATATAAAAAAAATTTATTCACAATATGAAGTTTTATCATTTGACATTATTGATAATTATAATTTATGTAATTTAGATGACATTGAATTTTTCTTTAAAAATTATAATATAAAATACGTTTTTCACTTAGCTGCCTTTAAAAGTATAAATGAATCTATCGAAAAATCATTATTATATTATAATAATAATTTAATATCAACACTTAATTTGCTTACAATTATGGAAAAATATAATTGTTATAATCTAATTTTTTCATCATCAGGATCTATTTATGGTAATTTAGAAAAATACCCCTTATCAGAATCGGATGCTTTTAATTGTATACAAACAAATCCTTATTCTAAAACTAAATACTATACAGAAAATATATTAGAAGATCTTACTAAATCTTCTGACAAATGGAATATTATAATTTTAAGATATTTTAATCCTATTAGTATAGATAATAATTTTGGTCTATTTAATAATATATTATTATGTTATATGAATGATAAACCTTTGGAAATATATGGAAATAATTATAATACACCTGATGGTACTTGTATAAGAGACTTTATACATATTAATGATGTAATATTAGCACATATTTGCGTTTTTGAATTTATGAAAAAAAATAATAATATATTTAAAATATACAATATAGGAACAGGTAAGGGATATTCTATATTAGAAATTGTAAATAAATTTAATAATAAATTAAATAATAAGTTAAAATATAATTTTGTTTCTAATAGAAAAGGTGATATACCTATTTCTTATGCAAATGTAGATTTAATTTATAAAGAATTAAACTGGAAATCACAAAAAACTATAAATGAATCTATAAATGAATTTATTAATTATTTTAATTTAAAAAAATAATATTATTTATTATTAACTTTATTTATGTATAAAATTTGCGATAGATTTTATATAACAATATTCGAAAATGAAAATGAAACAAGAAAAATGATTGGAAAATCAAAACAATTTATAACATCAACTGATTATCATGATTCATATAATAGTTTATATAAAGATTATGGTCCTATAAATATTTCAGACATTATAAATTTTTGTAATTATATAAATACATTAATAAATTTTGAAAAAACGAGTGATAGAGATATAGTTTATTATACTTATAAATCAAAAAATAATGTTGATCTTTTAAATTTAGTTTTACTATGTGGTTGTTATTTAATATTTTATAAAAAATATGCACCAGAAAAAGTTATATATGATTTACATAATATATTTAACTATTTTCCAAATTACTATGATGATTGTATATCTAATTATGGTGGTTATAAAACTTCTTTAATTGATTGTTGGTTTTCATTATACCATGCAATTAATATAAATTTAATAGATATTAATTTATTTGATCATAATGACTACAATTATTTAACAAATTATTGCGAAAGAGATATGAATATTATTGGAAATAAATTTCTTGCAATGGCTTGTCCTTCAAAAAATATGAATATTGTAAAAGATGAATTAATAAAAAGAAATATTGATTTAGTAATACGTTTAAATGGTACTAATAAATATGATAATAATTTATTTGAAATAAATAAAATTAAAATTGTTGATTTGTATTTTGAAGATTATTCAACTCCTAGTATTGAATTGATAAAAAAATTTATGAATTTAGTTAATAATACTGAATATAATAAATTAATTGCTATACATTGTAGAGCAGGATTAGGTAGAACAGGATTACTAATTTGTATTTGGCTAATAATTAAATTAAATTTTACACCAAAAAATGCAATAGCTTATATTAGAATGATTCGTCCTGGATCTATAATGGGTTATCAGGGAGTTTTCTTAGAATCTATTGAACATTTTAGAAAAATTATTTAATTAAATAAGAAGATACTATCATAGTTTTATTTTCAGCATAATCATATTTAATATTAAAACTAGTACTATTACGTCTTTGCATTATATTATTAAATTTTTTTCTTCTATTAAGTTTTCTACCCTTTATTATATTATTATTATCATTTGATAATTCAAATTCAGTTTTGTCAGATTCATCATCAGAATAAATAACATCATTACTAATTATTTCTGAATTTAATTTTTTTTTTTTCAAATTTTTATTTTTAATATCTAACCATTTTTTATTTTCAATAACTTTATCTTCTTTTTTGTTCATTAAATTATTAAATTTTTCTTTTAATTTAATAAAAGTTTGTTTACTATCCATATTTAATATTTAATATTATTACTTATATAATAATATCATTTTTTATATAAATATAAATTATATTTAATTATTAAATATGATAAAATATTTATTTCATCTTTCTGATATTCACATCAGAAATGGTGATATAAATATAAGTAGATATAAAGAATATAAAAATGTATTTGAAAATTTATTTACATCAATTAAAAATAATATAATTAATTTAAAACTAAATAATGAAGAATTTTTAATAATTATTACAGGTGATATATTTCATAATAAAAATAATATAGGTAATTATGGATTGATGTTATATAAAATTTTAATTGAAAATCTAACTGATATTGGTTTAACAATTATTTTAGAAGGTAATCATGATAGTATACAACATGAATTATCACAACCATCTCTTGTTACTTCAACTATAAATATAAAAAACTTAATTGTTCTTAGAGAATCAAAATCTTTTGTTATTGATAATTTAGGATTCTCATATGTTAACATTAGAGATACATTAGATAATTATTCAACATCTGGACGTAAAAATGTATTAGAACCGTTTCCTAATATTAAAGAAAATGTTAAATATAAAATTGCTTTATTTCATGGTACATTTGCAAATGCAAAATTATTTAATGGTTCGAACATAACTAGTAGTCATAATCCATATCCATTTGAATGGATTAAAGATTTTGATTATGCTTTATTAGGAGATATACATTTAAGACAATTTAATTATTATAAAAATAATTTATTATGGTGTTATTCAGGATCTTTAGTTCAACAAAATTTTGGTGAAGATATTGTTGATCACGGATATGTTATTTGGGACTTAAATAATAATAATATAATTGAAAAAAATGTTTTAAATGATTATGGTAAAATTGTTTTAAAAGAAATTAATAATAAAATATTTTTTAGAAAAACAAACAATTATATTGAATTAGATGATTATATTTACAATAATATAGACTATTTTCCTAAAAATTTAGAAATAAAATTTTTAACTAATTATAATTTTGATAATTTTAATAATTTAATGAAAAAATATTCAATATCATATAATATTATTTCAAGTTGTTTTAACAATATTGATAATAAAAATATTTTTAATGAAAATTTAGATAATAATTTTAATTATTTTGATAAAGAAAATTTTATTAGTTTTTTTAAAGATCATTTAGATAATAATCAGTATTTATTATTAAATGAAATTATAAAAAAATATGATAAGTTATTATTTAATATTGAAGATTATCCCGAAGAACTACATAGCGATTGTTTAAAAAAAAATAAAGAGTTGTCTTTACTTATTAATAACTGCCAATTAAATGAAGATATAAATAATAAAAATAATAAATTTACTATTAAATATTTAGAATGGAATAATCTTTTTTGTTATAGTAATAAAAGTTGGATTGATTTTTGTGATTTATCTAACTCTACATTTATAATTTCTGGTAAAAATGGCACTGGTAAATCTGCAATTTATGATATTTTAACTTTATCTATATGGAATGATATAACTAAAACTAAACAAAATGAAATACAATCTGGAATTATAAATTTTACATCAAATTCAGCATATACAATTGTTGATATTGAAACTAATAATATAACTTATAGAATTAAAAAAATATTTACTAGAAAAAAAGATAATAATCATCTTATTAAAATATCAACGGAAATATATCAAAATATTGATAATAAATTTATTTTACAAAAAAAAGATAATGCTTCAAAACAATTTATAAATGATTTATTTGGTTCACTTGATCAATTTTTATCATCATCGATGATAACACAAAATTTTGATTATAATATTTTAAAAATGAATTATAAGGATTGTACAGAATTAATTGATAAAGCAACTAATATACAATATATCTATAATCTTTATAATTTATTTAAAAATTCACTAAATAAATATAAAGATTTTATTAAAATTATTACTGCTAAGAAAAATGTTTATAATAACCTGATTAATAATTATAATTGTGATAACTGTAATATCAATATTATTCAATATAAGGAAAAATTGGAGATTTTATTAAATGAAAAAAATAAATTAAATAATGAATTAAATAAAATTAGTGTAAATATTGATAAAGATATTATATTTATTAATTATGATAATTTAATAAATAAATTAGGAAAAATTATTATTAATTCCGATACAGAATATAAACTAAATTTAGATTTATTTAATAATTTGCATTTTTTCTTTAAAAATAATAATATAAATGATAATGATATTTTAAAATTTAACAATTTATTTAATAATAATATTACATACAATGATACTATAAAAGAACCTTGTTATTTAGAATTTATTCAAAATGAAAAAAAACAATTAGAAGAATATTTTAATTTTATAAACAGTTATGATAACAACTTTACTATTTTAGATTTCGAGAAAAAACTAGATAGTCTTAATTTAGAACTTAATTTTCTTAAAAATAAAATTAATAAAATTAGTGAAAATAAAATCCAAGAAAAAAAACCAGAATATGATTATAATGATATTATAAAATCAATATTAACTATTTTTATCGATATTGATACATTTACTAACTTTTATAATGATAATAATGTAGTTAATATTATTCATAATGATGAATATAATTGTAATTTAAGTTTTAAAGAGTTTCAAAAAAATAAAGAAAAAATTACATCATTTCTTGATAAAATTGATTCACTTAATAATAAAATAAATATTATTAATGAAAATAATAGTGAATTATTTAAACTTAATAATTCTTCTATTAATAAACCAGAAACAGATATTAAACTTAAAACAAGTAAAACTGTAAAAAATTATTTAAATACTTTTACAAATATTAATTTACTTATTAAATTTAATTTAGATAATCTAAATATATTTAGATCTTATCAAAATTATATAAATGAAATACAAACTTTAGAAAATAATATTAAATCTTGTGCAGATGAATTAGAATTATTTGCAAATAATGATGAATATAATTATGATCCTAATTGTAAATTTTGTTGCAATAAACCGTGGGTTATTAAAATAAATAAATTAAAAGAAGATATTAAAATAAAAAATAGTGAAATTATAAATCTTAAAAAGAAAATTAAAAATATAGATAATATTATCAAAAAATATACTAAAAATGAAGTTAATATTAATAAATATAATTTATATACTTCTTGGTATAATTACTATCAATATATTGAAAATAAAAATAAAATAGATATTAATTTAAAAACAATTGATACATATAAAAATTTAATTACCAATTTTAAAAAACAAAAAAATGAATTAGAATTAATTAATAATGGATTTTTAAATTATTCAAATAATCTTTATAAAAAATATGTTAATTTTAATAACTATTTTAACTATATAGAAATAAACAAATTAAATGAAAATATTAATGCAATTAATAGTGAAATTTCTTTAGTTGAATATCATATTAATTATTTCAAAAATATTAAACCAAGAATAGATTATTATAATAAAATTAAACTAGATTATGATTTATGGAAGGATAATTTTAATAATTTAATTATTATAAATGCAAATAAATATTTATCTTTAAAGAGAAAAATTTCACAATACGAAACATATCTTGATTATGTAAATAAAAAAAATATGCAAAAAGATATGTTAAATAAAATTAAATTAAATGAAGAAATTGCTAAAATTGATAATGATATTATAGAAATTAATAACAAAATAACTAAATATGATATTGCTAATAATTATAACAATACAAACTTAAATCATTATAATAAATTACTAAATATTGAAAATAATATTCTTAATATAATTAAAATTGTATCAACTATAATAGATAAATTTAAAGATTATAAGAAATGGTTATATAATAATCATATCTTAAAAAAAATAATATATAATACAAATAATTTTATTAAATTTTTATGTCATTCTGATACTAAAAAATTTGAATTAGATTATATTTTAACAGAAAATAAGGATATTATTCATATTAATTGGTTAATTAAAAATAAAACAAATAATAATCAATCGCAAACTATATCTATAAATCAAGCATCTGGATTTCAACATTTTGTTATATCAGTTGCATTAAGATTAAGTTTATTTAATAATAAATTTTGTAAACAACTATTTATTGATGAAGGTTTTACTGCTTGTGATAAATATAATTTATCTATTGTACCAGATTTTCTTAAAAATTTATTAAAACTTTTTAATACTATTATTTTAGTTTCACATATAGATTTAATTCAAGATAGTATAGAAGATAAGATATATATTAAATATAATGATATAGATAAATCATCAACTATAACTTATGGAAATTGTTTGTAAATGCAAAATAGTACATTTCTTTATTTTTATAAATTTTTTTTAAAGTATTTGGAAATTTTTTTATTTTTAAAGAAATGTACTATTTTGTGATTATTAACTTAGGTGTTTTTCACATTAAAAATTGGATTTTTTATAGTAAATATTATTAACATTATAATTTAATTTATTTTATAAAAAAATAGCAAAAAAAAAAATCGATTTTTTTGGCAAAAAAATTTCCACAAAATTTTTCATTTTGAGCAATGAGTAATTTTTTTTAAAACTGATAATAATATATTATATTATATGTTTTTTACCAAAGCATATATCATCTGTGCTCATTTTACTCATTTTTTTAGAGATAAATTTTTTTATATTTTTTTATTTTTTTTAAGATATTATTATGAAATTAGTGTTGTAAAATATAATTTTCAAAAATAATCCATTTTTTTTTCATTGGACAGAATGTACATCATCCAGGACAGAATGTACATCCTCTGAGACAAAATGTACATCCTCTAGGACAAAATGTACATCATTTGGAAAAATATAATTTATTTAGTTATAAATTATAATAATCTAATATTTTGAGTAATAATAAGCTAAAATGAGTAATTATTAAATATGATAACAAAAATCTTATATAAAAATAAATATATACATTATATTCAGTAATGACTCAAAATTACTCATTTAAGTCATATAATTGTGAGTATTGTAAATACATAACAAATAGAAATTACAACTTAATTAGACATTTAAATGCTAAACATAATTGTATTATAAATCAAAAAAATGAATTAATTAATAGTGGACAAAATGTACATCTAGATGGACAAAATGTACATCCTAATGGACAAAATGTACACTTAGAAGAAAACTTATTTAAGTGCAAAAAATGTAATAAAACTTATAAAACAAAAAAAAACTTATTAATACACGAAAAAAAATGTAATGGAGTTGATGAATTAACTTGTCCAAAATGTATGATAAGTTTTACAACAAGACAGGGAAAATCAAATCATATAAAAAAAAATAATTGTAAAGCAAGAAGTGTTGTTTATGCTAGAAAAAATAATATAGAAAATGCAAAAACAAATATTGAAAATATTGAAAATCAAAATAATTATAATATACAAAATCAAAATATTATTGAATCGCAAAATATAACAAATAATGTATATATTAATAATTATGGAAATGAAAGATTAGATTATTTAAATTATGAGAAAATGATTGAAATATTTAAAAAAGCTTATGATATTCCAAGTTTATTAACTAAAGAAATACACTTTAATATAGAATTTCCAGAAAATAATAATATTAAAGATTCTGATAAGCAAAATTATTCTTTAGTTAAAATAAACGATGAATATATTTATAAAAATTTAAATAATTTAGTTCAAGAACTTATAAATGAAAAAGCTGAAATAATGCAACGTTTTGCAGTAGAAAATAAAGAAGATATTTGTTTAAAGATTGATACATATAAATATGAAAATATTATTGAATTATTATTAAAATTAGTTTTATTAAAAGAACCATCAGAACATTATAAAAACCAAGTGGGTAATATTAGAGATATGATAAGAAATAGTAATAATATATCATAATTTATAAATATATATAATAGAAGTTATGGTTTTTAAAAAATATAAATGTAGTAATTGCTATATAACTGTAAAAAAATCTGAATTAGATAAACAAGTTGGCGAATTTCAAGATGTATTATGTGTTGCAAATAATAAGAAAAATTAGTAGCTTTAGATTTTTCTACTTATGGTATAAGTAAATATAGAAAAAACAATAAAAAATTAATAAATAAAATTATTGATTATGTAAATACTAATAATATAAAGTATTTACATATTAATAAAAAGGAGGTGTTTATCTTAAAACAGTATTTTTTAAAGAAAAAAATTACAAAGATGCTTTAAAATTAATTAATTTAATATGGAATCCTAAAATTGAATTATATTTTTCTTTAGTTCCTAATAATATTTTACATTTATTAGTACAAGTTGCTATTCGTATTTTACTAGATTATGAAAAAAAATTTATATTTGAATTTATAATTAGAATTTATAATTTTAAATTTTATAACGAAAAATTTGTTTATAATAACGCTAAAAATGCTTTAAAAACAATTAAAATTACACTAGATGATATAAATAAATTTGAAAAATGTATTAAATTTGATAAAATTAAAAATATTTAATTAATAGAAAATGAATAAAGACATTTTAAAATATAAAGAAGATATTTCACTTATTTTTAAAAATATTATGGATAATAAAAATTGTACCGATATAAAATGTAAAAATATAATGAAAGAATGGAATATTAGAAACAAAGAATATGTAGATAAACTTGTAAAAATTACCCAACAAAATAATGCTTTGGAACCTTATAAAAAATTTAATAAAAGTAATGCGGATTTATATTTAAATTTTAACAAAAATCAAATAGTAATAGATTATAGAACTAAAAGTAATAATACAAGTTTAAAGAAAAAATATGATTTATTACTTAAAAAATTGACTAAAGATATTAGTAATAATTTAAAAAAATTAAAAAAAACAATTGAATATAAAAATGCAGAAAAAAAAATAAAGAAAGTAAAAGAAGATTTTATTAACTCAAAAATTAATAAAGAATTAAAAGAATGTTCATTCAAAAATTGTAAAGAATTTCATATTAAAAGTTGTGAAATTTTAAAAAAAATTACTTATAAATTATGTAAAAATGAAAAGAAAAAATATTGTAAAATTTATAAAATTGTTTCTAATATTGATTGTGCAAATCTTGATTATAAACAATATTTGAAGGTAGTTAAAAATATAAAAGATTTAAATATATAATTTATTTATTATATAATGGAAGATAATTTAAATTTTGAATCATTATCACTTTATAATTGTAATATCTGTAAAAAAAATAATAGAATATTTAATAATAAAAATATATGTAAGGATTGTTTAAAAATATTAACACCACACTTCAATAACTGTCAATGTATATATTGCAAAATATAAAAAATATATAAACACACAACATATATTTGAATTTTTAGTTTTAATCTAAGTCGAATGGCGAAGAGTCGTAGTCGCTGTAATCCACTACATAGTCTTCGTAATCCGACTGATACTGGTCATCTATAATATCATTATCAGATGAGGTGTCTGAATAATGACTAGTTATTATTTTTCTATATTTTTTAACTGTTTTTTTGACAGATACAGTTGCAATATCCTGTTTTTTCTTTTTAGAATTATCTTCCAATTTTTTTGCAAACCATTTGCGGTTAGTTTTCTTGTTGGGATAGATAGAACTAATGGCGAAATTGTTAGCGAACTGAAAATCAAAGTTGATAATAGTCATCTTTCGTTTGATACCTTGTAGTAAGTGTTTTAGACTTTGTTTGACTTCTTGTGTACTGTTGTTGTTTGTTAATATTAAAACAAAATAAAAGAATCATTTTTTTTTATTTTTTGAATTTTTCTGCACAAATTTAATTTATTATAAAGCATTCTCAATAGCATCCCAATCTGGTGTTCCATCGCCATTTGAATATAATGGATCTATTATAAATTCTTGATCTGATGTATCTGGTTGTTGCTCTGGTTGTTCTGGAGTATCTGGTACTTCAGTTGTATCTGGAGTATCTGGTACTTCAGTTGTATCTGGTGTATCTGGTTCTTTAGTTGTATCTGGTGTATATGGTTCTTCAGTTGTATCAAAATCAGGTTGTTGTGTTTCTTCTGGCAATACATTATTTAGTTTATTTTCAGGTGTTATATAATATATACTTATATAATGTCCAATAACAACATAATCATCCATATATAAATTATCATATAATTTAAGAGTACCTTCATTTACTATCTCTTGCCATTTAGAATTTGTTATTTCAAATTTATCTTCTCTTGATTCACTTAATTTATCACCACACAAATCAACAAACTTTTTTATTCTATTATTTAAAAATCTTCCACTGGGTTTTTGATAAACAATTTTCCATTTTGTTGGATTTGCTTTATCTTTATTTCTAATTATTTCATATTCATCTTTTGCAAATAAAGGTCTATAATAATTATCTTCATTATCTTTTATTAGATTAATTGTTTTAATACCATTTAGTAATTTATAATTATCTCCTTGTTCATTTATTTCTGATATTGAAAAAAAGGTTTTATCCGTATTAATTAATCCAGATAAACTTATTATTCGTATAACTCTTTCTCTATCTTTATCTGGATCATAATCAACATAAGGTACCCAATGATAAGGTGATGCAATAATATTATTATCTTCTTTACAATCTGAATTAATATAACGAATGTTTTTACTATCAAGTAAATTTATCCATTCATCATCATAACAATGTGTTAAATTATTATTTTCATTAAAACCATCATTATTAATTTCATAAAAACATTTTTGTGATAATGTACTTGTAGATGGTCTTAAATTAAAACTGGAATATATATTAAATCCTTGTATTAAATCATCTTTAATTTCAGGATTAATTAATGTTAAATCATAATATTTATTTAATTTATAATCATATTTTAATTGACATTTATTTCTAGTTGGTTCTTCTAATGTTGATATTTGACTATTTTCAAGTTCATAAAGAGTGTAATTATTTTTTAAATTTCTTATTAAATTATTTTTTTGACCTTCACACATTGTATTCGCGCGAATACCATAAATATCACATTCATTATAATATGTAGCATCTTCTTGGGGAGAATAAGTAATATCATCATCAATATAGGGACACTTATCCTTATAATATAGAATTTCATCTCTTTTATTATGAAGATCTCTTAGCAATTCTTCTTTACTTGCATTACATGTTATTAATTCATCTGACTTATCTTGAATTGTTGTTAATCTACTTTGTGTGGCTGCTAAATCACTCCTTGCTATATTTAAATCGCTTTCTTTTTGATCTAATCTGTTATTTATACTTGTTATATAACAAAATATTCTTTTTAAAAAACAGATATATTGATTAGTTTCACCAATATCAGAACAGAAAGTATCTTCGCCACCATCACTATTATTCCAACCATCGCAACTAGTAGTAAATTTTTCAATATTATTATTTTTTTGTGATTTAATTATAAATAAAAATAATATTATTATAATTAAAATTAATATTAAAAATATAATTAATTTATAATTAGTATTCATACACTCTATTTTATTAATATATTATTTTAATAAAATAGAAAATGAAGAAAGAATGTCCTAAGGGTAAAGTTTTGAATTTAAAAACTAATAGATGTAATAAAATTAAAACAAAAAAAGAATGCCCTGAAGGTTCGAAACTAAATTTAAAAACAAATAGATGCAATAAAATAAAAAATGATATTAAAATTAAAAAAAATAATTTAAATATGAAAAACGATATTTTAAATAATCTAAAAATTATTCTAGATTATGAAAAAATCCAAGGAAATACTTTTAAAATAAACTCTTATAATAAAGCTATTGGAATTTTAGAATTATATGATAAAGAAATAACTTCTGTAGAAGATATAAAAGAATTAAAAGGAATTGGTGATAAAACAAAAGAAAAAATAAAAGAATTTATTCAAACTGGTAAAATGAAAATTATTGATGAAATTCAAAAAGATGAAAAATATATATTAAATAAAAAGTTAAATAACGTATATGGAATTGGTCCTGCTAAAATTAAAGAACTTGTAAAGGTTATTAATAATTTTGATGAATTGTCTCTTAAAGAAAATAGTCATTTATTAAATGATAAGCAAAAGATAGGTATTAAATATTATGATGATTTAGAAAAAAGAATACCATACTCAGAAGGTGTTAAACATTTTAATATTATTAATAACATTATTAAAGAAATTGGTTCAAATATTGAGTTTGAAATGGTTGGAAGTTATAGAAGAAAAAATAAAGATATGGGAGATATAGATATTTTAATCAAAGAAAATGATAGTTTTCAACTAAAAGAATTAATTAATAAATTAATAGAAAAAAATTATATTGTTGAAACTTTAGCAAATGGTAAGAAAAAATTTATGGGTATTTGTAAACTATCTGAAAAAGATTTTGGCAGACGTATAGATATTATTATTTCAGAGAAAAAACATTACTATTTTACATTACTTTACTTTACAGGTTCTTATCAATTTAATATTATTATGAGAAGAAAAGCTTTACAAATGGGTTTATCTTTATCTGAATATGGTTTAACAGATGTAAAAACAAATAAATTCATTGATACTTCAGATGTAAATTCTGAAAAAGACATATTTAAAAAATTAGATATGGAATATGTAAAACCAGAAAATAGAATTTAAAAATATTAACCACAATGATATGTGCAACCAACAAATGCTATTTTAAATACTGGCTTATTTTTCCATAAACAAGAAAAGTTATTTTCAAGATAAACTAATTTTTCTAATAAAAATTCTATATTATAATTTTTATTATTACTTATTTTTTCATATAAATAAGATTGTAAATTTATATTTGAAGAACTTTGATCTAATATATATTGTGATAAATTTGTTTCAAAATTTTCATCATTAATATTTTCAAAAATTACATTTGAAGTTAAATAATCAAAATTTTCTAAAATATCACTAAAATATTTTGATAAATCAGAAGGTATTAAATTTTCTTTATAAACATTATTATTTACTAAATAAGTTTTTAATTTTATATCATTATCAGCTATATATAATATATGTTCTATTAATAAATTATTATACTCATCTTCTGATATTATTGTTCCATCATTTTTAATATATTTTATTTGATATTCTTTTTCATAAATAATATTATTGTATTTATCATATTCATATTCAAGTAAATAATCTCCATTATTATCTAATTGTATTTCTCCATTTAAATAAACATATTTTTGTAAAGGTATATTTCTTGGATTAAAATCACAATCCATAGTTATTTTTGCAACTGTATAATTATGTAATAAATCACCATCTTGTTTCATACCAATACCTGGAATATCAGATGTTGTGATATAATCACCATTAGATAAAGATCTGTTATAGTTTGATACCCAAATAGCACCTTCACCCAATGAATTAATAATTATCTGATTATTTAATGAATTATTATTTATTTCTATAGTATTATCAAAAATAAGTTTTTGTTGTTTATTTGAAATAACACCAATTACAGATTTTTGATTTTTTTTATTTGATAGTTTAACATATGGTAAAGATTCAATAATATCAATATTTTTACTTAAATTATTTTTACTATATTTCCAATTAGAATCATGATATGTATTATCTGAACAGACTATATATCCTACTTTTGTTTTTAATGTTTTGTCATTTGTCATTGTTATGTGCTGACCTGTAAAATTATTTACAGGTGTAGATAATATATTTTTAGTTTCCCATAACGAATTTATAAAATTATATCTTAAAAATACTGGATATTGATTTTTATCTTCTGGTTGTGGTATTGGTAAATTAGATAGTGATATATTTTCACTTATATTCCATTTATCATTATTATAATTTAAAAAACCTGATTTTATCTTTTTAGTATTTTGTGTATTTATTAATGTTGTATATTTAATAATAACTACACCATTTGCACCATTTGTACCATCACTTATTATATTTCCACCACCGCCACCTCCTCCTGAATTTGGAATAGGATCAGTTGCTGATATTTCATATGTACTATCATTTGATATTCCACCATTACCACCACTTTTATATCCACCTTGACTAATAATACCTATTATTGGATATTGAAAATAACTACCTCCTCCACCACCTCCTCCATAAAATCTTATATTATTTGTTATATTAATACCTACACTGTCTCCACCGTCTCCTCCTAATTTAATATTATAATTATCTGAAATAAATACTGCATCTTTACCACTTGAATTTGCACCACCACCCCCTCCACCAGAAACATTAATTAAGTTTCCTGTTTGTAATATAGTTCCTTTTCCTCCACTATTTCCAGTCTTTATTACTGAATTTAATGAAGGAGATTGAATTTCATTAATATTATTTACAATGAAACTATTATTACTTATATTAGTATCACCACCAGTACTATTTAGTGGTCTTTTAAGTATTGATGTAGTATATTTATATTTTATAACTACAATACCACTACCACCTTTACCACCTCTATTATTACCGCTATAATGTGAACCACCCCCGCCTCCACTACCTGTATGTTGCGCCCCATCTCCGCCTGGTGTATTTGTCTGGGAATTAACACCACCTCCTCCTCCATTTTCACCATCATTGTAACCTCCAATACCACCATATGTAGTATTAACTGCACCACCTCCACCACCACCCAAACCACCATTTCCACCTGTTGTACTATAACCACTGCCGCCTCCTCCACCTGCCCAATAATAATTTGGACCTAATATATCACATTGAATACCATCACCACCATGACCATTAGCAGATCTAAAGTCTGGATGTCTATTTCTATTTCCATGTCCAATTGTTCCAGCCCCCCCACCACCACCTGGATAATGTGAACTTGCTGTATGACCCCCATGATTACCATACATATATACACCATTGTATAATTGTTGCTTACCACCAATTAATTCTTTTGTTTTTAAACTAAATAGTTTTCCAACTTCTTCTTGTGATAATTCTTTACTATAAATTCTTAGATCATCCATATTACCAGCCCATTCTTGATCAGCAGAATAAGCAGATTTATTTACATATCCAATAGTATAATTTATATTAGGAATTTGACAAGTCATAGAAATATTTTGATTTATTCCATCTAAATATAATGTCCATACACCATCTATTGAAACTGTAAATGCTAAATTATGCCATTGTCTATCATAATGTGTATGAACATTAACTATTATTCTACTATTAGCATTATTCATTTCTATTACAAATTGCGAATCACTATTGGAATATTTACCTATAAAAAAACCATAATTTGATTCTAAATTTTCTTGAAAATCTAAAAATTTCCACCAATTTCCACTATTTTCTTTTATTTTATACCAAAAACTAAATGTTATACCATTGCCATTCCATATTTCATAAATATTAAAACTACTTGGAAATTCTAAATAAGTTGTATAATTTGTATGAAAATAAACAGAACTATGTTCAACAGCATATGTAGGTGTTAATTCCGTGTTATGATTTATTAAGTCATTGCCATTACCATTCGCATCTCTAATACTATCATATCCAACATTTGAATAATCATTAAATTTGTAATGCGCATATAATTCACTATCTATATTATTTACATTTGTATAAATATTTGGTATTGTTAGTATACTTGAATTATCTTGATAACCATAAAATCTTAAACTAGATAATGCTAACCAAGTATCAACATCTATTTTTGTAATAATTAGTCTATAATATTTATAAGCATCTGGTTTAGGAAAACTAGAAAAATATTCTGGATACATATTGTTAGGTATATTTCTTAATACATCTGGATATGATACACTTCCTTCAACTCTATGTATTTCAGTCCAAGTACCTGATCTATCATTTGTGCCACAAACTAACCATTCTTCAAGAGATCTTTGATTTCTATAATTATCATTGTCTGCATATGAAAATGAATAACCTGTTAATATAAATTTATCATTATCATTACCATTATTTCTTCCAACTTCTATCCATATTCCTTTATATTTTGTTCCATCAGATAATTCAACTATATCATGACCATTAAAACCATTTGCATCATATCTACCAGTTGAATCTGCAAAATCGTAAAAGTGAATATAATAATTATTTCCTAAATTATTAGTATCAAATAAATTTCTATGTGTTTTATATTCATCAAATAATTCATAAAATTTACCATTTCCTGCTCCTGAAAAATTAGTTCTAAATTCGTATAAGTCTCCATTAATAATTTGTGAAAATCCTACTATTGTATTATTAGATTCATACTCGCTTCTTGATATATGTTTCATCCAAGGAGAATAGTTATTTACATCTTTAACTTCACTTAAATTAAATATTGTTGATGTCGTATTTGATGCATCATCTGCGGCAGTAGGCATACCCCAAACGCCACTTGGAGGATGTACATGATTATATTGTGATATTGCAAGACCATGCATAGTTCCAGAATCAGCACCATTATAACCACTTGTGCCACCACCACAACCTCCATCACCTGCTGCACCTAAATCTGGTTTATATGTTGCTACAGAAGAAGCACCGTGTCCTCCTCCACTTGCAACAAATGATATAGAATTGTCATTTATTTTTTTTATATAAGAATCAAAACCATTATAGGCAGAATATTGATATTGATGACCTGATACTCCTTGATATCCATTATCATTATTACCAACTGGTAATTGAGTACTGTTACCGCCAGCACTTGGACCACCTCTGCCACCGTTTCCAACAACTACTTTATAATTACCTGCTGTAAAATTGAATTCTTTTCCAATTATTACACCACCACCACCACCACCACCACCCATATCCATTCCACCACCACCACCACCAGCTACAATTAAGAAATCAGCAGAAACATCTGATGATATGTTAAAATTGAATTCAGTATCATTTTCATTATTACTATTATGTTGAAACATAACATATTCAGTAATAGTATATTCATTAGTATTACTATTATAAATTGAATTTAATTCCTTATAAAATACATAATTTAGATTTTTTTCATTTTCTGATGATAAATCTTTAATAGGTCTATCTGATAAGTCTAAATATAATATACCACCACCACCACTTCCACTAACACCATCAATTCCATCATAATTTGTTCCTAATACTGCTTTAAATATTGGTTCTTTAAATTTAATAATTACAACTCCTGAACCACCATTGCCACCTGGTCTATTATCAATGCCTCTATCATTACCTGCACCACCACCTCCACCTCCTGTATGTGATTGTGCGTGTCCACCATTGCCATATCTAGCACCATAACCACCACCACCTAAACCACCAGGGCCACCACTACCTTGATATCCGCCAACAGGCCAATGATAATTTCCTCCTCCTCCTCCGCCTGCAAAATATGTATTTACACCTGTAATATTAACTTGAGGACCATCTTGTCCAGGACCAGATGTACCTGTTGTAGGATAACCATCACCGCCACCACTAAGATTTGTACCTTCACCGTTTAATACATTACCAATATTTTCTGGTCTTGTACCACCCGATGGATTTGTATTGCCTTGGATATTCCAGTTATTTGAAGGTTTTGCACCCATTGCTTTTAGTATAAATTCTCCTGTTGAATTATTTTTAATACCACTAAATTGTGTTATTGGTTCTTCTTCCCAACTAGTTCCTGTATATGTATCTAATAGATAATCTCCAACTGTTATTAATTTTCCAGTTCCCGCTATATATATAGTATAATTTCCTGGTTGTAATTTATAATTTTCTTCATAAACAACAGCACCACCTGCACCACCATCTTGTATACCTCTATGTCCTGTGCAACCACCACCAACTAATAATATATCACAATCAAATTCTCCTAATAGTTCAGGAACATTAAAAGTATATTCAGTTTGGTTTTCTCCATTATCGTTAGTACTTTCATATATAAGATATAAATATTTATGTTTTCCATCAGAATGTAAATTTGCAAAATATAAAGAGCTATCAGATATATATTCATATTGTGGTGATGTTATATCATATAAATCTTCTAAATTAATAAATGTATTATACATCATTATTGAAGGACTAGTTAGTTGTTTACCCATATTTCCAGCACCCCCTCCTGCTTTAATATTAAGAGTTCCTGAATTATTATTAATTGAACTATAACTTCCATTATTATTATCATTATTACCACCTTTTCCAACTTGAATATTATAAATTATATCTTTATTAAAAGTATAATTTTTATTATAATAAACAGAACCACCACCACCACCTCCTCCTATATATCCACCACCATTACCTCCCCCACCTACAACTAATATATCAGATACTGAATCATTCATAAATTCAATATTATAATTAGTATGTAAAGAACCTAAATTATAATAAAGAAATTCGATATAATATGTATTTAATGTATTATCAATTTTAACTGGTTCAATTTGATAATATAATTTAGTTTTTGGATTTTGTGAATTTCTAACATATACATCATAAGTATAATTTAATCCAGATGTATATTTCCAATTACTATTATTTTCAACATAAATAACATTTGTTTGTTCTGGATCTTGATCATTTGAACCAAATGCGAAATAGGGTGATGCATCCTCATTATAATAATAACTATATACTGTATTTTTACCTAAATGTGTTGCAATTGATATTTTTGTAACCCAACTTGAACTCCATTCTCTATCATGATCACTCTTATTTATATATAACCATTTTTCAAAATTATTTCTTACAAATAATATTTCATCAAAATCATTAAAAGGGACTGCCCAATTATCATAATAATCTAGATGTGTACCATATGTATAATTGCCAAATAAATCATCATTATATGGATACCAAGATGTATTTGTTGGTGGTAAATGTTTAACGTGATTCCATCCAGATACACCTGTTATTTTTTCTGCTTCATTTTCGTAATAGGATATTCTTTTTAGTATTTGATCTCCATTAATTTTCCATTCTAAGAAACTTAAAGATTCTTTTTCACTACCAATAGCATTACAACATAAACAAAAATTATTATAATACTCGTTTATTGTTATTATATCATTATGTATAAAATTAATATAATCACTTTTTAATATATCTCCTTCAAATAATTCCTTCCATATATATGTTTCATTTGAAGCAAAAATTTTGTACTTGCGTGGTGAACTATCTAACAGAATATTATTAGTTATAAATTCCGATGAAGTTATTTTAATCTTATAAGGCATCTCAATTTTAATCCAGTCGCCCTTGTAGTTATTTATATGATTATTACCAATATAATATGAATAAATATCACCCTTTTTATATTCAGCATTTCCAAAGCTAGCTATTTTTTCTTGATTACTATCAAATAAATATATTGGATTATAGTTATTTAAAAAGTTATTATAACTTGTACTATATGTTATAAAATATGTACCATTGTCATATATAGAAGATGTATATAATGTTTTGTCTGTTATATTTCTATTTGATGGATATAAATTGTCTTTTAGATTAATAATTGGATGTTTTTCAATAATAGTTTCTTCTTCATAATAAGGTGTATTAAAATAATTATAATCAACTTTGTAAACATTTTTTTTATATGATTCTATTTTATATTTAATTATAACAAGGCCCGATCCTCCTTTGCCTCCATATGTTGTTGTACCACCCTGTCCTCCTCCACCACCACCACTACCTGTGTTATCAATACCATCATTACCAACGGTATTTACATCTCCGCCATTACCACCACCACCGATACCACCATAACCCCATTTTTGTTCAGTATCTAGAGGATTATGCCAAAAAGCACCACCGCCTCCTCCTGCAAAATAAATTTCATTTTTATAATATATTCCAATTGAATTATCTGTAGGTAATTTAAAATGATTTTTAAATTTATATTCAATATTATTTATTATAACTGAATAAATACCACTGCCTCCATTTGCAGGATTATTAATTGCATAAGCGTTTTCACCATTATTTCCTGCCCCACCTCCACCACCTCCACCACCTGCTGTTTGACCATCTGCACTATTTTTTGCGATAAAAGCATCACCCCCCTTATTTCCATATTTTACTCCATATTTACCATTAAATAAAGGTATATTATTGCTTGCATTACCTCCATATTTAAATTGATTGTTTCTATATATTCCATCAGAACCTTGACTATATGCATTTGCACCACCACCACTTCCACCAACAGCACCATTAAAATCATCACCACCGGCACCACCTCCTCCATCTGCGATTAGAACATCATTGTTTTCCATATTAATTATTTCTGATGATTTGCCATTTAAACCTATGCCAGAATTTTTATCAATAGGGTCGCTTTGACAATAACCACCGCCACCGACCTTTATTTTATAAGTTTTATGCAAAGTAACATTATTTATAAATACAATAGAACCAGCACCTCCACCGCCACCGTGACATTCCCCTCCTGCACCTCCTCCTCCTATTAATAATATATCTGCTTTTACTGGATTATCAAATGTAATATTAAATTCAGTATGCTCACAAATTTTATCACTTTTGAAAACTAATATTTTATATATATCATTATTTTCGTCAATAGATTCAAAAATACTTACTAAATTTTCAGTAGTAGGAACAGGAATGTCTTCACTTTCCTTAATATAAACTTCGCAATCTACAGGTGGTCGACCATTCCATCCTGTAGTACTATCCTCTGCATATACATAATAATCTAAAGGATAACCAATATCTGTTTTGTTTGTAAATAATTCACCTGATTTTTTTATATAATATTGTCTACCAATTAAAGGATCCGTTGACGTACCAGTTCTATTATAATAAATTGCTCCACTTTTACCATTTGGATATCCTGTTTCATTATATGAACCTTTTGCAACATTATTTAAATTAGTAGTTAATACTTCTGTATTAAATACAACAAATCTATCTTGATATTCACTATTATACGAACTATCTTTTGATGTGAATAAGTAATATTTAACAGCAATTGGGTTAAATGGTATTGACCATTGTTCATTATTATTATTATTATTTCCATAGGATATAGTACCATCTATGCGATCTCCCCCAAATGTATTACCATAATACCATCTTAAATCATCATTATTAAGCCAAGGTAAATTTTTTATTTTTTTCCAACCATACATACCAGTTAAAGAATTAATATGATAATTATTTTTATAAATATTATTTTCAATATATTGATATGATACATTATCATCTAAACTAATAACATCAGTATATGTACCACCATATAATAATAATTGATCATTAGTTAATTCATAAGTTGGTATAAAATTAGATATATCAAATTTAAATATAACAATTGATGTATATATTTCATCTATACCAGTAATATTATTTGTAAAATTATTTGTATATGAAGTGAAACCAGTAGTTGTTGAAAATTCTTCATTTCCGTTAAGTGTAATATATGTTTTTTCTGATGTTTTTGAGACGTATATATTATATTCGCCATCTAATGCTTGCTGATTTAATTCTTTAAATTTATTATTATTTGATAATAATATATCTACATTTGTTTCTTTATCAAATTTAATAGAATATTCTGAATAGGTATTATCATTGTTTAAGTCTGATATGAATTTAACATAACAAATATTATCACTTATAATATTGATTTTAGGATTTTCTTTTAATAAAGAATAATTAATTATTGTTATTCCATCTCCTCCTTTTCCAGATACTGGATTAACATTTCTTATCCATTTTGGCCATCCAGCACCTCCACCCCCTTCTCCATAATTTACTGCATCATCAAAATACATTCTTATATCTAAATTATCATAATCTGTTCTGCCTTTTCCACCTTGTCCTAAAGTTAATTTATCACCTATTATATTTGTTTCGTAATATTCACCCCCGCCTTTTCCAGAAGAAGTAGCAACAGATTTACTTCCATAATATGATAAATAATTATCATTATAAATATTGTTTATTATATCACTATAATGTGGTTTGAATATATTTCCTCCCTTTTTAATATTATATCCGCCTCCTCCTCCTGAACCACCATCTAATCCATTATATCCATAACTACCTCCTCCACCACCACCTCTTAGAATAGTATTAAATATTTCTGTATTACCACCTGTTTGTCCTTGTAATTTTCCTGTATTATTATTACTAATAACTCTATCTCCACCTTTTCCAACCTTGATAGTATATGAATCTGTTTTTTTCTGAATATTTTTATTATAAACTTCAATTAATCCACCTGAACCACCTCCTCCGCCATAATCTGCTCCACCACTTCCACCACCTGCAACACCTAATAAATTTATAACTGAATCCTCTTTAAATTCTACATTATATATAGTTTGTGAATAAATATTATATATTTTATCAATTTCATTATGATCTAATAATTTGTTATAAATTCTAAAATCTAAAAATTCTTGTGTTCCATCGGCATTAATTGTTATTCCATCTGTTGTATAAGTACCTCCTAAAATAAAATTATTATTTATTGATAAATAATCAACAGGATCTTCGAATTGTTGTGTTCCTTCACTTGCAATATTAACACTTTGTTCAACATTATTTATAAATATTCTACTATAAATATTATTATCTTCCCATCCAGACAATAATACTATATGCGTCCATTCATTATTTGTTATATAATCAACATATACATCAATACCAGAATATGTTGTCCCAGAAGTTATATTATTTTGCCGAGTCCAATATAATTTATTATTTCCTGAATATTGTATTATTTGTCTATCGTATGTATTATCACTATTTACATAACAACTTCCAAATATAAACTCAGTATCTGCAGTAAATTTGCACCAAAATGCTATAGAATATGTTGCATATTTTGCAAAATCATATGTATTATCTATATGACCTATAAATTCATTTATAGCAAGAGGCAATTTAACATAAACATCATTAATTGTTTTTAATCTTTTTATATTTTTAAATTTACTATCGTATAGATCTGTAAATAAGTTATTTATATCAGCAGAATATGAAATCTCTCTAATATGATTATTTGATATACTATCGTTTAAATCTTTATCAAATTTATACCAAAGTTTTAAATGATTATCATCAAAATCTAATAATGTATTTTTAACATAATCCTGATTGTATTTATATTCAATATATTTTTTACAATTGTATTTAATAATTACAATAGGTAATGTATAATTTTCAGTTGTTCCTGTTATATCATCGTAAAAATTTGTACTATCAATTCCATTTGATGTATCTAATATTAAATTATTATTTTGATATATAGATGTTTCATTGTCATATCTAACAACAATTTTATAATCATTTTCAAGTGATATATTATTATACCTAATATATTTTTGATTATTTGATAATAATATATCACAATTTAATTTTTCTGGTAATTTAATGTGATATTCAACATCATCAGATAGGCTATTATTACGCAAAATTACATATTTTTTACTTAAATCATTATCAACAGTTTTCTCTTCTGCTTCTGTAATTTCTGGTATTTTCTTATATCTTATTATAACAACTCCAGAACCACCATTTCCACCATTTTTAACATCATTAGAATCACCCCCACCACCACCCCCTGTACCATCTATACCATCGTGTGCATATACACTATTCATACCACTTCTTCCTCCTCCACCCAACCCACCTTCATTATAATTATTATAATTTGTATAATTTCCACCACCACCACCTCCAGCATAATAAATGTTTTCACCAGTTATATCACATAATTTACCTATACCACCAAACCCCTTATTATTATTTTCACTTGTACTTGCACAATTATATGTATCACCACCAGGTCCACCTGCACCACCTCCTCCTCCACCATGATATGGATTTGAATTTTTACCATCACCACCTCTATTTCCAAAACATTTATCACTGTCATAGTAAGGTAAATATTCTAATTTTGTAGAAGTATTATTAATAACTTTTACTTTTTCACCACGTACAATATTATTTTCACTCAATAATCCACCGAAACAATAATTGCCTGCACCACCTCCACCACCACTTCCTCCATTTAATACTAAATTTTTAGATGGATAAAAATTATCTGCAGAACCACCTATTCCACCACTTCCACCATCTGCATAATAATATACTTCATTATTACTATTTATAATTTGACTAGCAATACCACTACGACCTCTTTTAATATCAACATTTTGTCCAATATTACTTACACCATCATTAGATATATTTCCTGATACATAAGATCCTTCACCACCTTTTCCAACTCTAATTTTATATTCACCCGCTGCCAATTTAACATCTTTATCATATATCATTGTACCTGCTCCACCGCCACCTGCCATTCTTCTTGCTCCTCCACCACCTCCCCCAATAACTAAAATATCAACAATTGTCTCTTTTGCAAAATTAATTTTATATTCAGTATATTCAGTACTATTATCATTATCATGAACGAATTTAAGATAGTATGTATATAATTCATTGTCAATTTTAATAGGTTTTGGAACAATATTTGTATAATAATTTTCATTAGAATCTAATTCTCTTATATAAACATTATATTCTCTGTCATATGGTTGTGCATCCCACCCACCATTATTTTCTTGATATACTAAATTTTTTCCATTACTTGTTCCTAGTCTAATAAATGGTGCATTATCATAGCTTGTTAAAACACTATAATGACTGAAATCAAAATCATAATTTATACCTTCTCTTTGTGAATAATACATAATAGCTTTTTCAGTTGTCCAATCTTTGTTAGTGTTAGTTTTTAAATGTTGTAAATTACTTGGTGAAATTACTAACATTTGTAATTCATCTTCGGCTGATTCTTCCATTGTAAATAAGTATTGATATACTTTGTCATTATTCCAAGGTATCGCCCAAGTATTATATTTATTATTTGTTTCGCCATATAATACATTTCCTTGTAAATTATCATTATCGGGGTACCATGTTGTCGCTATTTTATCAATATGCTTAACATGCTTCCAATTGCAACCTGTTATATCTTTAATAATATTATAATTATAGTTGTAAGCATCTGATAATTCTTCTTTTTCTTGTTCTTCTCTACCATATAAATACCATCCTTCTATTTCTAAATGAGAACCAGTTCCAGTTAATTTATTAACAACTAATGCAAAATATTTATATTTATTATTACAATTATTAACATTATCTTCAATAAATTTATTATCATTTAAACTAAAATTAAATGATGTTTTCCTTCTATAATAATTACTACTTCCAACATTTTGCATAAAACCATTATTTTTATTTAAATTTTCATATTCTGAACTACCTTTGATAGGTACCTTTGATCTATCAACAATTACGTCCCAATTTAAATTATCATTAGAACCATATATTTTATATGTTCCTGGTAATCTATTTGTATTTGTACTATACGATTCAAATTTATATCGTGTTAAATAAATTTGTAAAGGCAATTCTATTTTAATCCATTCTCCAAAATAAGTTCCATCTATTGTATGATTGCCTTCATAGCAATAGTTTCCAACATCATATACGGCTAAACTTAAATATCTTTGTGACTCCGTTTTATTAAATACTTTATATCCAAAATAATTAGTTGCATCATATGTTGGCAAAGATTCTGTAACTTTATATGTGCCATTACCATAAGGATAACCCGTTAATGTCATTATAGAATTATCAAAATTTCTATTAGGAGGATACATTCTTTCCATATACTTATGTTTAATTATATAAACATCAGGATCTTGCAATGATGGTTTATAAATATCAATTTTAAAAGGATTTGATTCTAATAATTCCTTTCCTTTTATTTCAAAATTATCAATTTTTAAATAGTTTGCTGAAGTCTTTTTAACAATTAGTAAATAATTTTTATAAGATATATTTTCAATATTTATAAAATCTTCTTTATAAATTCCAGTTTTTTCATCAAATTTTTCAGTACTATTTAATACTTTATCGATTAGTTGTTGACTATTTGTAAAATCATCATTATTACTTCCATATATTCTAAATTCAATAGGATTAAATTTTAATAAATAATCATAATAATTGATTAAATTAAGTTTTTGCTTAATAATACATATTGGATGATTATATATTATATTATATCCTGTTATATCATTTTTTAAACTATAGTTATAAGATTGATTATTAGATGATATATTAGTACCGTCTTGTGTCGTAATAACATTATTATTTGTATCTAATATTCTTGTTATTGATTCGCTTATTTCTACCTTATATTCACCATCACTAATTTGTATATTTTCAAGTAAGTTATATTGATATCTACCCATTAGTAAAATATCATAGGTTCCATTTAATTTGACTTCTGTATGTATTTTATTTGTAAATATTTTTGAATAAATATTAAATACGTCAGATTCAGATATACCTTTATTATAAATTCTAATATCATCTAAATAACCATTAAATTTATTATCAGACCAACTACCTAAATTGCCACCACCAACTTGTTTTCTAGAATCAAATGGTATAAATTGTGTCGCAGTAGTTATTGGATAACTACCTCCACTATAATAAGAAATTGTACCTTCGCCACTATTTGCACCTTCAATCGATATAGGACTCCATTTTGTATAATCAAAATATAAATGCCAATAACCATCTTGATCCCATACAAAAGCTAAATGATGCCATTCTTCATTATTAACATCAATACCATTTGTATGAATGTATGTTTCACCTGTGTCATTTGTATTTAATATATAAATATAATTATCTTCGTGTAAAACTATAAAAAATTCATTTGAAGCAAATAAACAATTATTAGTAAAAACACCATCAACTTTTAATCTTTTATACCAAGTACAAAAACTGAAACCATTTTCTTGATAAAATCTAAGATGTGATATACTTGCATACTCAGAAATAGTTAAATAACTATTATTATCTAATAATAAAGATCCTGAACCTATTTTTTTTTCATTATTAGATATTACACCTAAACCAGTATTATTGAAATTATATTTTACACCAAATGAACTTGTATCTTTATATAAATCATCAGGATCATCAAAAATATAATGAGCAATTAAATGATTTTTATCGATTGAAATTTGATATGGAACATTTTCATATTTTAAATATTTACAATCAATAAATGCATTATTTTCAATTTTAATATTTGCTAAATGTTTATATGTACTTATTTCAAATGAAGTTGGTATTATTTCTTTTTCTAAACTAATTTTTAACCATTCACCATTATAATCTGAAATTGGATTATTATTATTAGTATTTATTAATTGAAAACTATTATTATATCTAATATCATTATAAGTATAACGGAATAATAGAAAATTATTTTGAAAATTTAAACTGTTCGTAAAATCTAAAGTATTTGTACTTGATGATGTTGCTTCAATATTTAGATCATAATCAGGATTGATACCAGTATATTTAGATACTAATTTAGAATTATCACTATTTAAATTAAATTTATATACACCATATAAATTTTTATTTTGATATTTTGCTATTTTAACCCCATTATATTCTGTTTTGTAACCTATATATACATCTGCATTTATAGGTTCTGAAAAATCTATTTCATATTTATTATAGTTGTATAAAGTTTTAACATGATTTAAGTTTAATACTTTGTTATAAATTCTAAAACCATCTATATTTCCATCGAAATATTCGCATAATGTATTATGATTCCAATTAATATTATCAATTGCTTTTATTTTTTCTAAATTCATTACATTTTTTCCATCAATATAAATTGACCAATATCCAAGTTCTTTATCTATAGACCATACTATGTGATGCCATTCTGTATTTTTATTTGAATTATTTATATAATCTGGATCATTAATAATGTCAAAATAATTATTAAATCTTTCTTCATTATGATAATCTGATATATTATTGTCTACATATTCAAAAATTGTATTTGCAATATTGAAAATTAATTTGTTATTATCCCAATCAATACTTAAAGAGATACCTGATATTCCTGTATTTGTTTCTTGAAAATTGATTAATTTTGATATTCCTGTTGCTGAGGTATTTGTATTTTTATACCATAATACAAATGAAATACCTTGATAGTAATTATAAGAAAAATCGTTAAAATAAAATATATTATATGGATTCAATTTAGGAATTGTTATATAGCCATCTATATTTGTAGTTGACAAAGAACTTTTTCCTTCTCGTTTATTATTCGTGTCATAAAAATTGTTCCCCGTATCTACATTAACATTAACACTATTCGTTATTAAATCATTTAAACTATTATTAAAATTCCAATGATGAATTAAATATTTACTATCTAATTCTAGTTCTTTACAATAATCTTTATTTTCAAAAAATATTATATTTTTATTATTATCTTCAATATCTTTTATAATATTTGGATTTTTTGAACTATCTAAATATTTAGGTTCAATTTTACTTTCTTTAAATTTTATTATAACTACACCTGAACCACCTGCGCCACAATTTATATCAGCATCACCACCACCTCCTCCACCACCTGTGTGTGGCAATCCATCTAAACCATATCGTTCTTCAATACCTCCTATTTCGCCTATATTACTTTTACCTCCACCGCCCTTACCTCCATTAGTTCTTTTTATATTATCAAAAGAATTTGCTAAATTTGTACCACCTGCGCCTCCTCCTGCAAAATAAACCCCTTCACCTTCAACATATTCGCCAACATTTTTTGTAAATACATCTTCAAAATTATATTCATATCCGTTATAAATATATTTATTAATACCATCACCGCCATTACCACCATATGTTCTATATTGAGTATTTCCAGTATCTGACCATAAATTTAAATCTTTATTATTATCGTTCCAAAATCTAATTGATCCTTTACCAAATAAATAATTATTTTCATTAGTATCTATAATTCTATAATCCGATGCTTTTGCATTTAATTTAGTACCATACTTAGAACTATTTTTACCTAAATTTGAACTATCATCAAATTTATACCAAACAATTAAATTATCCTCACTATTTACTATTTCATTATATGTTTCGCTTTTTCCTTGATTGTGAATATTAACAACATTACTATTATTATAACGGATTATGACTATGCCTGAACCACCATATCCTCCTCTATGATTTAGAGTGTTAATAGCACCAACACCTCCACCACCTCCTCCTGTTCCATTTATTGCATCACCACCATTACTATCTGATTGCCCATAATATCCTCCACCACCATTACCACCACCACCTAAACCTCCATATCCTACACGAGAACCTGTATTAAAATCTGTTGTAGGTCTCATACCACCACCTCCACCACCTCCATAATAAGAAATTTGTCCTGTAATATTAAATTTTTTCCCACTACCACCATCACCTGCATTATCTACTGAACCTTCTATTGTAGGTGCTCCTATTGTTCCAGCACCTCCACCTCCTGCTCCCCAATCATCATCACCACCAGCGGGTTCATATCCTCCAATATTACCAAAACATCCAGTATCATTCAAACTATCAACACCTCTATCACCTGTAAATCCTGTATTAACATACAAATTGTTAGATATTGTTATATTAGTATCATTCACAATATTACCTGATATTAACAAGCCACTTGCTCCATTAGAACCATTATAACCACCTGCTCCTCCTCCTCCACTACCACCATCTTTAGCTCTATATCCAGATGTACTCCAAGTACCACCACCACCTCCTCCTTTTGCTAAAAATCTTTGTGTATTATTAGATGTTTTCTTGAATTCTGTATCTTTACCACTTGAACCATTATTTGCTCTATTACCATCCTTACCACCATTACCTACATATATACTATATTCCCCATTTAATACTATATTTTCATAATATATAACAGCACCTGCTCCGCCACCTCCACCTTGACCATTTCCACCACCAGCACCACCCCCACCAACTACTAAAATATCGCAAGTGGTATCTTCTGGGAAATTGATAGAATATTGTGTCTGGTCTTCATTATTATTTTTAAATATTATAACATTATATGAATCAAAAGATATTTTCTCAATATTATCATTATTATAGTTTAATATATTAATTATTTCAGGAGGTAAAGTATATAATATTTCTATTTCACTATCTGTTAGTAATTTATCGTATATTCTGAAATCTTCAATATTTCCATTAAATTTTCTAGCATTTTGAGTAAAACCATTTGCACCCGATGACCATCTTCCAATTGTAAAATTATAGGAATAGTTAATATAAGGTATATATTTATCTTCCTCATATATTTGATTATGTATTACAGTTTCATTTGATAAATCATAAACAACTATTTTCCATGTATGCAATGGATCATCAAATTTTTTATTAGTTTTATATTCAAAACCCCAATATATATAATACCAATTTCCAAAAGTTACTGATGTTGTTTCTATATAACTATATGTTGTTGTATCTTTTTGTGTAACTCTAAATCTAAAATTATTATTTTGCATATGTATTGCCATTCCAGAGTTTCCAATACTTAATAATCCTTCTTCTGCTTTTCCTTTTTGTGCACCATATATTAAATGACCTTCTCCAGATTCTCCATTATCAAGTGGTTTTGCCCAAAATGATATTGAGAAATTTTTATTATTTAGATGTTCGTATAATTTACCAGTACTGCTATCGATCCATAATCCTTCATCTGTCCAAGGATTATTACCATTTTCTCCAAAACCACCACCCCCACCTCCACTACCGTGTGAAGTTCTTATTGTTTCTCCACCAATTGATGGATAACCATCATTTTTAATTGCTTTAATATAATTAAAATAATATGAATTACTTGGAAATTGTTGATCATCATAACCACACCCTCCACCACAACCAACCGCCTGCATATAATTTGCTGCTCTTGTTCCGCCACCGCCACCAAGTGCTTTTATTTTGTCAAATTGAGAATATAATCCATGATATCCTAAATCGTGAGAAGTAGTTGTTTGACCACCTTTGCCAACTTTAATTACTTTATTACCTATTTTTAATGTTTCTTTTAAGAATACTACTTCACCTGCTCCACCACCGCCAGAATCAGCACCACTACCACCTCCTCCAACAATTAAAACATAGGCTTCAACATTATTTTCAAAATATACATTATATATAGTATGATCATTTGTACTTTGATCATGATGATAAACAAAATATGTATAACCTTCATTATCTACCCACGATTTAGTTGGATTTGAATAAATTGGTGTAAGTTCTTGTAATAAATTTTGTTGTAATTTAATATTTTGATATTTAATATTATATAAAGCAGATACATCTGAATAGTTTATTACTTTATTATATATTCTAAAGTCATCTATATTACCATACCACGATTCAGTTGTCTTGTCACAAGCTTTTCCAATATAAAGTCGATTAAAGTGTTTTTTTAATATAGGTTCACTCATTTGAACATTTCTTGTTGTACCATTATAATAATATCTACTTTCTTTTAAATTTTGATTTTTACCATTTAAATATACTGTCCATATACCTAGTTTATCTATTGTCCAAACAATATGATGCCACTCGGGTGTATGATTATTTGTAATTAATTCGTCATAACCAAATCTTGCACTATTTTCAATGTTATTACTCATTATTCTTACTTCAAAATAACTTGTATTTGAATATCTCATCAATGCAATTCTATCTTGTGCTAAATCATCTATCGAAAATTCATATATTCTTGCCCAACTTGGTAAACTACTATAATCTTCGACATATACCCAAACAGAAATAGATATACCTTTATTATCCCATAAGTTATGGAAATCAAAATTACTATTAATTTTAAGATATTCAGTTGATAACTCATCTCTTTTAAATTTAGCAGATTTGCCATAAATAGCATTATCACTAAAAGAAACAGAACCAGAATATTCAATATCATATTTATCATTTGATGGATTTTTATCCTTGAAATCTCCATTGAAATCATACCATAACTTTAAAAAATCTTTATCAATATCTAATGTAATTCCTTTGCCACCTTTTCTTTTATATTCGTATGGTTTAATAATATCATCTGTTTTAATAAAAACACAGGAACCTCCATTAAATACATATTGATATCTATTTGTACTTGAATGGAAAGAATACCAAGCATTCGCATAATATAACCATATATTATCAAAATTTTCATTATGATCCTTTAGTGTTATATTTGGATCATGATTATCCCATATTCTTTGATAAGTATTTGTAAACCAACTTTGACTAGTATAATCACTTAAACTAGATTTTAATATTTTAGAATCTTGATTAATTAAATATCTTGTTAAATCTTCTTTTTCAAATATACCCCAATAATACATATTACCCATTGCAAATAAATATTGATCAGTTCTTCCTAAATGTAAAGACCAAGGGTCATCATAATCATCTGTTGTTCCATATACACTATTTTCATACCATCCAAGTTGATCGCGTGTTGGATGTGCACAAGGTAATTTATTATTATGATGATCTGTTTTTGGCAAAGGTGGATTCCATCTAACTAATTTCCAATTTTCTAAATTTGTAGCACTACTTGCCATATATTCATAATCAATTACATTTCTAATATAAACATAACTATTACCATCTGTTAAATCTAATGTAATATTTTCATTATTATCTTCAATATATAGTATATGTGATGTGGATGATGATATAGTTCCAACGTTATCAATTGTTTTAGTGCTATCAATACTAATTATAGGTTTATAAATAGCAACTGAAGTGCTGACATTTGTAATATCATTTAAATTACCAGGTCCATAACTATATGTTTGCCAATCTACATAATAAGGTTTATCACTTATAGAAGATTTCTTGATTTTGACATTTGTCCAATCTAATTCATTTGGTTGATAATAATTATTGCCTGCTTTAACATAATCAGAACCAATTAAATTATTAATTTCAAATTTAGACCATTCATTATATGTAAATTCTAATTTAGATTCTAAAAATTTATTTGATAATTTTTCATTATTAATTTGTTTACCATATTTAGGTTTTTCAGTTCCTAAATTTTTCCATTTCAATCCAGTTGCTTTTCTATCTAATAATTCACTTTTTTCACATATTAACCATTTATATGTAGTATCTGTTTTTCTTAAAAATAAATATTCAGTAAAGTCTATGTTATTAAATTTTTCATAATAATTAATTACATTATTTCTTAAAAATTCTTCTTTTTTATTACTAAATAATTCAACACCGCATAATGGAAATTTATTTATTGTATTATTCTGAAATTTAACCTTACGCCAACCATCTTCTTTTAATTCTGATAATAATTCAGTATTTGTATCATATATTTTAATTGGATATTCTTCTTTTCCTAATATATATATATCTGATATATACAATGTATTTGTATTTCCTATTAATTTATTAACAACAAGACCAAAATGTTTATAAGATGTATTGCTTGAAAATACTAATTCACATATGTTACTTGTATATAAAGTATCTGCATTTGTTGTATGATTTATTTCTATCCAGTCTATACCATTATTTGAACCATATATTTTGAAATCTTTTGGTGAATTATTTATATAAGATGTATTTTGTTTTATTTTATATTTTGTAAGATATATTTCATATGGTAATTCAATTGTTATCCAATCACCATTATAATCATTATTTAGATATTCAATTCTATTATATTCACCTGATAAATAATTGTTTTCTAACCAGTAAGAACCTGAATTACTATCATTAAATATATTATGTGGCAAAGTATTAAAATCTGTCCTTCTTGCTGTATTAATAGATGTTTTACCAAAATTATTTTGCTGTGAATAATTAATTTTATACACACCTTTACCATATGATATTCTTTTAGAATATGTAGTTCTATTTATACATATATTATCTACTTCTTGTTCGTTATTAACAATTTCTCTAACAGGTGGATATTCTCTTTCAGTACTATAAACTTTTGGATGATTTACTCCAGTATATTTTAAAATAAAAATACCAGAACCACCATCTCCTGACCAATATGCATTACTTTGTGTTCCACCACCACCTCCTCCTGTACCTCTTTTTCCATTACTTATATGAGCTGATCTATATAAACTTCTACCAGCATTACCTCCTCCACCTGCACCACCTGGTGATAATCCTATATCACCACAACTTCCACCCCCACCTGCATAATATTTTAATTGCCCTGTTATATCTAATTCAATACCATTTCCACCACATCCTGAGTTATAACAATTGCTATTATCAATATAATCAGAATCAAAACCAGGTTGTCCTGCACCACCTCCACCTCCTCCTTTAGCATCCCAATAACTATTTGCACCAGCACTATCATTTATTGCACCTTTACCACCATCATTTCCATAATAAGTAGAGTTGCTTGATGTTAATGTTAATCCATATATAATATCTGTTCTTGCTACACCTCCTAAGTTAGCAGGACCGCCACCACCTCCTCCAGAACCACCTCTTATTGATTTTGTACTTGTTAGTGAAGTATCAGATCCTAAATTCCAATAACTTCCACCACCACCTCCATATATTATTGTTCCATCAAATTCACTATCAAAACCTCTATCTCCTTTATTAGTATCACCTGAACCATATCCACCTCGACCAACTTTAACATTATATGTACCTGTCGATATTGTGATATTATTTTCAGTATATAATAATCCACCTGCACCACCACCTCCTCCAGCTGGACTACCTCCAGCTCCTCCTCCTGCAATCATTAATATTTTTACATCACTTAAACTAGTACCAACTTCAATATTGTATTCTGTTTGTTCATCACTAGATGTATCATGATGTAATTCAAGATAATATGTATCACTATCAATTTCATTATAAATAACATTTTTTTCATCTAAATGTCTTACATCAGATTTAGTTTTTGGACCAAAAAATCTTGTTAAACTAATTTGTAATTCTGTATCATTTAAACTTTCTAATATTATAAATTTATAATATCTATATGGTTTCAAATTTGTAAAATTAGTTCCTGAATTATTATTATATTCATTATGTCTAGAAATATCTTTATAACCACATAACTCAATATTTTCACAAATTATATCCCATTTTCCATCTTCAGATACTAAATGTTGTCCATTTGAATTATATTCAAAATTTATTTCAGTATTAACATTATTATTAGGATCACTTGGATCATCAGGACCATTCGATCCTTCTATCCTTACTCTTATTGGATCTCTTCCAATAGTATCATTTGCTGCCGTATTTATAAAATTATTTATAATAGTTGGTTGTTCAAATTTTATCCAAAAACCACTTTTATCGATTAAATCACTTGTATGATATGGTAATTTATCATTATAATATTTTAAAGATTCTCTTGTTAAATTTGCTAAAAACATATTAGAAATAGGATAATCTGAATGTGATGAAAATCCATATAAACCAAATCTTGTTGGTATTTTAATTTCTTTATTATATAAGTCAAATGGATCTGTAAAATAATGACATTCCTCGTCAGAATAATATTTTATAATTACAACACCTGATCCTCCATTGCCTCCTTGTGCTTGATTTATATTACTTCCTCCTCCACCACCACCTCCTGTATTTGGCATTCCATCTTGGCCTCTTTTTTGACGAAATCTACCAGCACTTCCGCCTCCTCCTTTTCCACCATTTGAGGAAGTTGGTGCACATTCTCCATTAAATTGATCAAAATGAACACTTCCACCTCCACCACCAGCAAACCATCCTTCATCACCTACATTTGTTCCAAAATATTTTGATAAATCTAAGCCAATGCCACCATTACATCTATATGCTGGATTATCCAAACCAGTATCATCTCCATATCCAATTCCACCTGCACCTCCTCCCCCTCCAGCATTAAGATTATTATAATTTCCTCCTAAATGTCCTTGCTTAACCATACCCATACCAGCATTACCTCCACCTGAACCACCAGCACCAACCTTTTTATCTCCAGCATTACCCAGTTTATTTTTTGTTCTAGACCATTGATTTTCTAGAAGACACCCCCCACCTCCACCATAAGCTATTGGTTCTGGTAATGATTCAAAATAACTATTTTCACCACGTTCTCCATGTGAATTTAATACCCAGTTACCACCTTTTCCAACTCTAATAATATAAGGTCTTGCTTGTAAATCATAATTTTCGTAAAAAATTAAACCACCTCCTCCTCCGCCACCGCCTCTATGATAAGCACCAGCACCTCCGCCACCAACAACTAAAATATCTGCTTTTACCGATTGTCTAAAATTAATTATATATTCTGTATTTGTTGATTTACCTTTTTCATCATAAACTATTTCATCTTTACCTTCATAAGTAAATACTATAAAATGTTCATTTGTATTTATAATTTCTTCTTTTTGAAAACTATTTTCTTGCTCTAATACTTTGTATTTTTTTTCATTTGTATATGATAAAGGTTCTTTATTATAACTTTTAAGTGTTTTAATAGTTGGTAAACCAACGGACTGTGATTCAGTACTCGTTATATTATTTTTTATTGTATCTCTATTTTCAATATTTATACCAGAACTATTTTTTAAAGAAATGTTATTTTCACTATCAACATAAAAATCATCTGAAAAATTAATTCTATCATCTAGATCATTATATGATCCTGTAAATTCCGTAGATGTATTGGTAAAAGTAACTTTCTTTGTTTTTAAATTTTCGATACTACTTTTAATGTCCATATCTGATAATTACATAGATATAAAAAAATAATTTATATATTCAGTTATTAGTTGATTATAAATCAATATCAATAAAACCTTCATGTAACTTATAATTAGTTTCAAATGTTATTTCATCTCCTTCTTGTAATTTTAATTTAAAAGATGCATTAATTGATGATGAAAAATTATGATATGCTGGAGAAATAGATGGTGAATAAAATGTTCTTATATATCCTTCATAATCTGTCCTTTTTAATTTAACATATAGTACAGAATAAGATGTTCCATATTCTAGATCAAAATTAACATTAATATTAAATGTATATATACGATTTTTAGGTATTACTACTTTTGTATAATTTTCAGAAGTAGTTTCAATATTTGATGATGATTCATTAAAATCTCCTGTAAAATCAAACAATAATTTAAAATTAACTTTATTATAAGATGTATAATTTGTTATTGTATTATGATCTTCATTAATAGCATTATTAATATCATCATATAATGTAAAAAATGTATCTGTACTATTATAAACTCTTTTATAATCACCATTATTAAATTTGATTATATCGCCTTTATTTAATTTATTTGCATTTGTTATTGATTCGTCATAAATTAATTTATATTGATCAACTGTATCAATTGTTATATTAAAAATAGTTAATGGATACAAGTCTGTATAAATCAATGTTGAAGAATAAGATCCAATAGCATTATTAAATGCTACATTTATTTTGCCTAATTCATCGATTATAATATTATCACCTTGATTATTAATAGATAATCCAGCAATTGCTTCAGCATTTAATGAAATTACGTTATTATTACTATTGAAATAATCATTTGAAAATACTAATTTATTATTTAAATCATTGTAAGAACCTTTAAACTCTATTATATCATATGCAATATTGTATAATGTAGTTACTTCATTTTGTGTTAAAACTTTATCGTATACGCGGAAATCATCTAGATATCCTTGAAGTTTGTCACTAGGACCACCGTATATACTTTCGCCTAATCTTGATATTGTATATGTCATATCTGGTATATTTGCTGTGACTGATATATTTTGATTTACACCATTTAAATAACTACTCCATACACCATTAGCATCTACACACCACACATAATGTTTCCATACACCAATACCATTGTTACCTGGAAATAATGGTTCATTAACAATATCTACATTTGTTTTGATTGCTATTGTATTTGTGCCATTATAAGCATAATTTGAAATTCTGTATGAAGTAGTAGATGAAGAACTAGAACCAAATTCAAAAGTTCTTCCATATTGTTCTGATGAATTCAATTTCATCCACCAACTAAAAGTTATACCATTGCCATTCCAAATTGTGTATGGATTAAATTGATTTGTTATAGATAGATAGTTTGTTCCTGATGCTGGAAAATAAGATGACTTTCCAATTAATTTTTCTGAAGATGAGAATATTACATCAGTACCGGAATTAGTTAATGGATAATTACCAGCACTATCAACTAATTCTTCTCCTTCATCAAATTTATAATGCGCTTTTAGATTAGTACTGTCAGAGGGTAAAGATACATATTGACTCGAAGTTGAACTATTTAAAATTACACTATCACTTACTCTTATTTTTCCGTTTACTTCTAATTTTTCACTTGGATTAGTTGTTCCAATACCAACATTACCACCATCTTCTATATAAAATGAAGAAATACCATCATCTTGTATATCTATTATTGGTTGATCACCTGTCTGATTTATCTTTACTGCAGGTCCAGTTCCAGTATTTGTAACTACTAATTGTTCAGATATTTGTATTTGAGTTTCTGTTGTTGTTACTTCTCCTACTAAATTTAAATTTCCGTTAATTGTTAAATCATTATTTACTACTAAATTGTTACTAATTGTAATGTCATTTGGTAATCTTGAATTATTAATTGTTCCACTTACTATATTATCTGCATTTAAGTTTGTTATTTGTAATCCATTTCCTATTATGTTTGCTGATGTTTGAATATTTGTACTAATTCCAGATTCTAATAATGTTTCTACGTTACTATCTCCATATTGAGCAGCTCCACTTATTACACCATCATTACTTATTAATATTGTTGAATTATCTACTTTTACAACTCCAAAAATAGAATCACTTGCAATTGGTAGTCTATCTGATGATATAGTACCAGAAATAATATTATCTGCATTTAAGTTTGTTATTTGTGATCCATTTCCTATTATATCTGCTAAGGTTTTTATATTTGTATTTATACCAGATTCTAATAAATTTTTTACATCACTTTCACCATATTGTGCTGCTATTACACCATTATTATTAATTATTATTGTTGAATTATCTACTTTTACAACTCCAAAAATAGAATCACTTGCGATTGGTAGTCTATTAGGTGATACTGTTCCTGTAGTTATTTTTGTTGCATCTAATTCTGTAATATTTGTTCCTATTCCATTATATGTTGTATAATTAGATATACCAATTGATTGTGAAAGTCTTAAATTATTAATAGTTCCACTTGTTATTTGATTTGCATTTAATGAAGTTATAGCGGAACCATCACCACTAAATGAAGGTGCTGTAATATTTCCATCAACATCAATTATAACATCCTTATTATTATTATTTCTAATATATAATGAACCATTATTTCTATGAAGAAATAAATATGTATTATATACATTTGATAATAAATCTGATTGTAAATGTAATACCGGATTATCATCATTACGATATATTTTAATTCTACCATTATATAATTCGAGTTTTTCACTTGGATTAGTTGTTCCAATTCCAACATAACCACCATCTTCTATATAAAAAACAGAAACACCATCATCTTGTATATCGATAACTGGCTGATAACCGGTTTGATTAATTTGAACTGCTGGTCCAGTTCCATCATTTGTAACTATTAATTGTTCAGATATTTGTACTTGAGTTTCAGTTGTTGTTACTTCTCCTACTAAATTTAAAGTTCCTTTTATAGTTAAATCATTATTTACTACTAAATCATTATTAATTGTAATGTTATTAGGTAATATCGCATTATTTATTGTACCTGTTGTTATTTTTGTTGCATCCAAATCTGTTATATTTGTACCATTACCTATAAAAGAAGTTGCTTTTACATTTCCAATTACTTCTAATTTTTCATTTGGATTTTGAACACCTATGCCTACATTATTATCTACATCATAAGCATTCAGCAAAATAGAACCATCACTTTTAATTCTAAAAGGAACCTTGCCAAAATCACTTATATTTTGAATGCTAAAACCAGCTCCATCACTATTATATATATCAGATGTATATAAGTTGTATGCTTGATTATCAGTTGATATTCTAATGCCTGTATTATTAGTTGAATAATGTATATGTAATTTACTAGCAGGTTGAGTTGTTCCAATGCCAATAGCACCACCATCTTTTACATAAACAACAGATGAATTATTGTCTTTTATATCAATAACAGCTCCACTACCAGTTTGATTTACTATAAGAGCTGGTCCTGTATTATTATTTTCAACTATAAGTTGTTTAGATATTTTTATATCACTATCACTCGATTCTATTTTTCCAGTTAAAGTTAAATCACCTCCAATTTGCAAATCATTACCAATAACAATATTATTCGGTAATCTAGAATTATCTAAAGTTCCTGATGTTATTTTACTTGCATTTATATCTGTTATATTTACACCATTTCCTATAAAATAATTAGCTTTTACATTTCCATTTACGTGTAATTTTTCAGTAGGAGATGTTGTTCCAATTCCAATATTTCCACTATTACTATCAATTTTCATTCTGATATTATTTTCTGATTTTCCAGTGGCAGATGCATAAAAATTTATACCCCATCCACTACCATAATTATCAGCATCTATACCATATAAATTATCACCATTATTATTATAAATAGAAATCATACCACCATAATCAGCAGTTGTACCACCTGATGCAAATCTTCCAAAATCTAATTTATAATATGGATTATTATTTCCAATACCAACATATCCACCATCTTTTACATATAAAACAGATGAATTATTATCTTGCATATCAATAATTGCTCCACTACCAGTTTGATTTACTAGAAGTGCTGGTCCCGTATTGTTATTTTTAACTATAAGTTGTTTTGATATTACAATATTGCTATCACTTGATACTATTTTTCCTGTTAAAGTAAAATCGCCTCCAATTTGCAAATCATTACCAACAATAATATCATTTGTAATATTAATACTATCAGGTAATATACTATTATCCATAGTTCCTGTTTTAATTTCACTTGCATTTAATGAAGTTATAGCGGAACCATCTCCAATATAGGCAGATGCTGATACATTACCATTAATTAAAAGTTTATGTGTAATACTTGCTTCTGTATTTATACCAATATTACCAGAATCATTAATTACTAAACTATTTGCTGGTGCATTATAATTGATTTTAAATTGATCTTTATTACCATTATCACTTAAACAAAAATTATAATTATCATCATATTTGAATTCAATTGATCTTAAATTTTCTTCATTTGTTCTTTTATTTATTATAAGAATACCATCACTATTATCAACTGACAATGATCCAATTCCAATTTTATTATTAACTTGTAAATCATATGATGGATTACTATTTTTTATACCAACATTTCCTGATTCTCTACTAACATTAATACTATATGGAATATCTAAAATAGAATCATTATTATTGTCTTTACCTATTCTTAAATAATTATTTATACTATCTAAAAATAATGTCATACCATTAAAGTAAGGGCTACTACCATTTATTGTATCATCTGCAAATATAATTTGAGATGATATAGTTTTATTATTTTCACCTTTTAATGTTAATGAAGGAATTTCTCCATTTTCAGAATTACCAATTATAACATTATTTTGATTATTTTTAACACTACTTGTATTTAAAGTATCTAAATATGTTTGAATATTTGTTCTAATTCCACTTAAATAATTTAACTCATTTGATGATATAGAATTAATATTTCCATTAAATTTAATATTACCATTTATATCTAATTTTTCACTTGGAGATATTGTGTTTATACCAACATTACCATTATTATTAATATGCATTCTTGTTGCCCAATCTGTTCGAAATTCTAAAGGAAAATTATTACAAGTACCTAATATTGATTTTTTAATACCGCTCGATTCTTCATTTAATAAATAAATCATTGGTATTGAATCGGAATTATATGTATTACCTATCATTAATCCAGGAGAGCCAGTCATTGATGTATGTTTAAATGTAATTCTTTCATTGTTTAAATTTACTATTAATTCACCATTTATATTAACATTTCCATTTACATCTAATTTCTGACTTGGAGATGTTGTGTTTATTCCAATATTACCCGTATTATCTATAATCATTTTCATTGCACCAGCTGTATAAAATTTTAATTTATCTTCGTCATTGTTCTCTTCTGCTGTTATATATGTATCATTATCATTATCTTTTACACCACCAAGAGATCCCCAAACATTTCCTTCGCCAAAACCTTCAAATTGCTTTAGACTTGTATTATATCTAATAGAACCATAATAAGAATCATCTACATCCCCATCATTTATTGGTCTGTCGCCTGTACTACCCTTTGGAATTTTTATTGCATCTGTTTTATTTATATCTAGACTAACTAATGGTGTTTCAGTTCCAATACCAATATTATGATATTCTTGACTAAATACAACATTTGTATTATCATTATAAGTATTTATTAATAATATATCAGTCGCTGATTCTTCAATATAGTCATTGTCATTATCCCTAAAAATATCTGAAATTTTTAACTTTTTATTTCCAGTTAAAAATTTAGCATAATCAAGCCAATCTTTTAATTTAATATTTTCATTAATTTCTAAATTTTGATTACCTAGAAAACTTCTTAACCCTTCTAATGTTCCTTCGAAATTTATAATTGCTTCAGGTACAACTGTTGTTTTTCTTTTTCTAAATTTCATTTTTCCATTTGAAATAGATAATTTGTGTTGATCTCCAACCCATACTGAATTATTTCCAACAAATAAATCTCTAAATCTATAATCAACTGATCCTAAGTCATATTGATTATCTATATTTGGTATTATATTACTACTAATTTGTAAATAATTATCATTAATGGTAATATCTAGTTTATTTTCTAAACCATCTAAACCTAAATTAGTTCTTGCGCTAGCTGCATTATCTGCCCCAGTGCCACCATTTGCAATTGCTAATATACCTGTTATATCTGATGCACCTAAATCGATTGCAAGTTTTTCATTTTCTATAACTAAACCACCATTATCTTTTCTATCTATACTTATTTCATTACCATTTTTAACTATTCCATTTCCATCTATTATTTGTCCAGCACCTGAAAATTGTGAAAATTCTATATCATCTATTCCTATACTTCCAGATGTTATACATACATAACCATTATTTGCATTATTTCCTTCTTCAACAAAAGTAAAAGAACCTTTTATTTCATTATTGTCATTAAAATCACTACTTCTTTCCCACGCTCCTTCTTTGCATATATAAATACCGTTTTCTTTTTTTGAATCTTGTGATTTTACTAAAACTCTGTCTCCATCTGATAATATTACACCTTGTATGTCTTGTGGTTGTGGTATACCATATAAAGTTATATTTTGATTTGGATTTGTAGCAACTTTAACAGAATCTTTAATATCTAATCCTTGTATTGCATTCATAATCTCTGTATCAACATATAGTTTAGTTGTTAATGTATTATAAGTTGATAAACTTGATACATTATTTAAAGCCGTAAATGTACCACCTTCAATTGTTCCCGTTGTTTTAATTTGTGAACTTCCTGTATCAATATCTCCAAAACCAGAAGCAATTGAACCTGAATTTAATACTCCTGTTTGGACTAAGTTTGGCATATTTGTAATTTTATCATCCATATAATTAGCCAAAGTTGACATTGTAATTTGCTTCATTAATGTATTATCATTTACGATTAATTGATCGCTATCTTCTAAATTTATATTTTCAGCTGAAGTATTTCCATCTAATATATTTAATTCTGTTCCAGTTACTGTTAATGTTGTTAAATTTAATATAATATTATTTGTACTAATTGTTCCAGTTGTTACTAAATTTTCATCACTAAAACTAATTGTCCCTGTTGAATCTGTTATAGTATTACTATCAATTGTTATTGTATCAACACGTAAAGATCCATCTGTTGTTAAATTATTTGTACTAAAATTTAAAGTACCTGTTGAATCTGTTATTGTATTATTATCAATTGTTATTGTATCAACACGCAAAGAACCATCAGTTGTTAAATTATTTGTACTAAAACTTAATGTTCCAGTTGAATCTATTATAGTATTACTATCAATTGTTATACTATCTACACGCAGAGACCCGTCTGTTGTTAAATTATTTGTACCAAAACTTAATGTTCCAGTCAAATCTGTTATAGTATTACCATCAATTGTAATTGTATCTACTTTTAACGAACCATCGGTTGTTATAATATTTGTACCAAAACTTAAAGTACCTGATGAATCTGTTATAATATTACTATTAATTGTTATAGTATCTATTCTTAATGAACCATCCGTTTCTAAATTTTCATCTCCAAAACTTATTGTACCAGTTGAATCTGTTATAGTATTACTATCAATTGTTATTGTATCTACACGTAAAGAACCATCTGTTGTTAAATTTTCATCGCCAAAACTAATTGTACCTGTAGAATCTGTTATTGTATTACTGTCAATTGTTATAGTATCTACACGCAGAGACCCGTCAGTTGTTAAATTATTTGTACTAAAACTTAAAGTACCTGTTGAATCTATTATAGTATTACTATCAATTGTTATACTATCTACACGCAGAGACCCGTCTGTTGTTAAATTATTTGTACCAAAACTTAATGTACCAGTTGAATCTGTAATTGTATTACTATCAATTGTTATAGTATCTACACGTAAAGTCCCATCTGTTGTTAAATTATTTGTACTAAAACTTAAAGTACCTGTTGAATCTATTATTGTATTATTATCTATTGTAATAGTATCAACACGTAAAGATCCATCTGTTGTTAAATTATTTGTACCAAAACTAATTGTACCTGTAGAATCTATTATAGTATTACTATCAATTGTTATAGTATCTATACGCAGAGACCCGTCTGATGTTAAATTATTTGTACCAAAACTTAAAGTACCTGTAGAATCTGTTATTGTATTATTATCAATTGTTATTGTATCAACTCGCAATGAACCATCTGTTGTTAAATTATTTGTACTAAAATTTAAAGTACCTGTTGAATCTATTATAGTATTACTATCAATTGTAATTGTATCTACACGTAAAGAACCATCTGTTGTTAAATTATTTGTACTAAAACTTAAAGTACCTGTTGAATCTATTATAGTATTACTATCAATTGTTATAGTATCTATACGCAGAGACCCGTCTGTTGTTAAATTATTTGTACCAAAACTTAATGTTCCAGTTGAATCTGTTATTGTATTACTATCAATTGTTATTGTATCAACTCGCAATGAACCATCTGTTGTTAAATTATTTGTACCAAAACTAATTGTTCCAGTAGAATCTGTAATAGTATTACTGTCAATTGTAATTGTATCTACTCGTAAAGAACCATCTGTTGTTAAATTTTCATCACCAAAACTAATTGTTCCAGTAAAATCTGTAATAGTATTACTGTTAATTGTAATTGTATCTACACGTAAAGAACCATCTGTTGTTAAATTATTTGTACCAAAACTTAATGTACCAGTTGAATCTGTTATTATATTATTATCAATTGTTATTGTATCAACTCGCAATGAACCATCTGTTGTTAAATTATTTGTACCAAAACTTAATGTACCAGTTGAATCTGTTATTGTATTACTATCAATTGTTATTGTATCAACTCGCAATGAACCATCTGTTGTTAAATTATTTGTACCAAAACTTAAAGTACCTGTAGAATCTGTTATAGTATTGCTATCAATTGTTATAGTATCTATACGCAGAGAACCATCTGTTGTTAAATTATTTGTACCAAAACTTAAAGTACCTGTAGAATCTATAATAGTATTACTATCAATTGTTATAGTATCTACACGCAGAGACCCATCTGTTGTTAAATTTTCATCACCAAAACTAATTGTTCCAGTAGAATCTGTTATAGTATTACTATCAATTGTTATAGTATCTACACGCAGAGACCCATCTGTTATTAAATTTTCGTCACTAAAACTAATTGTGCCTGTAGAATCTGTTATTGTATTATTATCAATTGTTATAGTATCTACACGCAGAGACCCATCTGTTGTTAAATTATTTGCACCAAAACTTAATGTACCTGTTGAATCTATTATAATATTACTATCAATTGTTATAGTATCTACACGTAAAGAACCATCTGTTGTTAAATTATTTGTACCAAAACTAATTGTTCCAGTAGAATCTGTAATAGTATTACTGTCAATTGTAATTGTATCTACACGCAGAGAACCATCTGTTGTTAAATTATTTGTACTAAAACTTAAAGTACCTGTAGAATCTATAATAGTATTACTATCAATTGTTATAGTATCTACTCGTAAAGAACCATCAGTTGTTAAATTATTTGTACCAAAACTTAAAGTACCTGTAGAATCTATAATAGTATTACTATTAATTGTTATTGTATCTACTCGTAAAGAACCATCTGTTGTTAAATTTTCATCTCCAAAACTAATTGTACCAGTAGAATCTGTTATTGTATTACTATTAATTGTTATGGTATCTACTCTTAATGAGCCATCAGTTGTCAAATCTTCATCATCAAAACTTATACCATCTCCTGAACTTGCAATTTTGTTATCAGAAATTGTTATATTACCAATTGTAGAGTCAGATGCAGCATTAATAATACCACATTTTATATTATTATTACTATAATCTATTATATCATTTTGACAATTAATAGTATTATTAATACCATCAATAGTTATATTGCCAACACGTATTATACCATCTGTTTCTAAATTATTATTATCAAAACTAATTGTATCAGTTAATGAATAAATTTTAGATTCATCAAATGTTAGACTTGATATTTTAAATGTACCATCTGATTTTAATAACATTTTTATACTATTGTCTGTATTTTTTACATCAATTATATCATTGTCATATTCAGATGGATTTCTAATTTTGAGTATTGCACTTTGATTATTATTTGTATTATTAATTTCTAATTTTGTATTAAAAATAGCATCACCACCATATATATTTATATTTGATGTATTTAATCTACTTCTTGACCAAATATTACTGTTTGTTTCAATATATTCATTATTTAAATAAATCATATCATTTTTGGTTTCGTGTAGTTTATCTTCCAATGAAAAAGTTGCAATATTTGAATTAAGTTTTAAAATAAGTGAATTTATTCCAGAATCATCACTATAAGCATTATAGGCGTTTAAACTTAATTTAACGCTAGCAGCTTTTGATGTAATAGTTGCTAATTCTTCATTTGAAGAATTAATCAATATTTTTTTATTATTCATTATATTGTTCTTCTTAATATTTATAATGATTATTTTAATAAAAATAGAAACATAATAAATTCATATAAATAAATATATGTTTCTATTTAATTAAGAATGGGAGATCAATTAAATACTCCAATATCACTTTATGATATTCAAAATGAATTTGGTGGAACAACACCAATCGGTTTGACAGAATATTATAAAGAAAATATAAATACAAAAAAAAATATTACTAATTATTTATTTTCTCAAAAAAGAATTAGCCAAAATAAATATGAATTAGTTAACTACAATCTTAATACAATCTTAAATATAGCCTATAATATTGATTATATACACAATAGTGAAACACAAAAAATAAATGCTTTAATTCTTCCAAAAGGAAATTATAAAGTTAAAAATTATAAGGGTTATTTTAATAATAATGCAGACAACAAAACCGATATTACAACTATTTATAAATGTAGAAAAGTTAGTGAAAATTGGGTATTTGATTCGCAATCCGAACCTGTTATTAAAATGATTGGTTCTATGAAAAACAATATTAATGATAATTATAAAAATTTAAATAATTTACCTGACAATGATGATTTTTATTTTACAATTGTTGAAGATGAAGTTCCGATAGTTTTACACACAATTAATACAAGTAAATGGATTGAAATTAATAATAGTTTATCTAGTGAAAATAATGCACAATTTTGGAATAAATATTTTAAAGATCAATATAAAACTGATTATCCTATTTCATTAGAAACTGAAAATGTTTATAAACAATGGATATCAGAATCATATCATATTGTAAATATTGAAAAAATTAATGAAGATTTGATACCTACAATGGACGAAAATGTAGTAATAGAAAGTAATTATAATATGGATATTACTAAAAGATTTATTGATAATAATTTAGAAAATTATAAATATGTTTTTTTTAAAAAAGGTAATTTTAATTATAGTTTTGATTATTCAACTAAAGTTGATATGTTATTAGTTGGTGGAGGTGGTGCTGGTGCTTATTTTGGCGGAGGAGGAGGTGCGGGTACTGTTGTATTTTTAAAAAACCACTACTTAAAATCAGGATCTATAACTATTGGAGAAGGAGGAATAGGAAATAATACATTAGAATATGGTAAAAAAGGCAATGATACAATATTAAATAATGAGGGTAATATTTTTACTGTAAAAGGTGGCGGCGGGGGTGGAACATTAGTTTTTGATTTATATAAATTAATTAATTTAGATTATGTGGAATATTTTATTGATTCCAGAAATATTGATAAATTAGATAATACTACAATTTATATCAATAGCAATTTAACAAATTTTGAAAATTTAGCGAATAATGATTATTCAACTATTTCATATGATAATTACAGTCCAATTTATAAAAATGATACAATTTATTTTAATGGTAATAATGCAATAGAAAGTACAATTAATATAAATAATTTTTCAAAATTAAATGTATTTATTTATTTATACTTTACAGATTTATTACAAGCGGCATATTCAAAATGGGTTTTTTCACAAAATGATCAAAAAGGTAGATATTTAAAAATTAAATGGAGTTTAACTGAAAATAAATATGAATTTATTTTAAATACAGGTTCTCGAGATGAAGTATCTTTCTTTTATGATAATTTATCAATTGATACTTATTATAATATTAATATTGAATATAATAATCCTGATGAATTAGGAAAAATTTACATTAATAATGTTTTGCAAAAAACATTTACTTGTACTTTACGAGACACATCATTAAATTTAAAAACTTATATAGGTGCATATGATCAATATGCATCTAATATAGATTCTTTATATACTAGTGGTTTATTAATTTATTTATATGAATTTATAATAATAAATGACATTATATCTGATAATACTAGAACAAATATACATAATTATTTAGAAAAAAAATGGAATAAAGATGTTAAAAATACTTATGAATATATAGATTATTTTAAAGATATAAATCAAATTCAAGGAGGTTCTTCTGGGGGTTTAGGCCAATATTATGATATTGAAAATAATATTGGTAATGTGACTATTAAAACATCTGAATCTTATAAAAATAATAAGATAACATATGCAAATAGTGGAGGAAAAGGAAAAAGAACAACAATAGGTGTTAATACATTAAAAAATTTAATAGATTCTAGTTATCAATTAACAAATTATTTAGATTTAACAGAAGATGAATTTACATTTACTAAACAAGACAAAAGTATAATAAATTTTGATGATATTTATAATATTCAACAAAAGACTGAAAGATATTCATTTGATACATCACAGTATCTTTTAAATATAAATCCAGTAAATGATTTTATATATATTAATATGATTTATGATAGTAATTATGATAATGGTTATAATCAAACAGAATATAAAATTAATATACCAAGTATGTATGAAAATTTAGAGTGTAGTATACTTTTAGTTGGCGGAGGTTGTACTGGAATGAGATCTATAGGTGATGGTGGTGCCGGTGGTGCTGTTGTTTATGAGGAAAATTATAAATTATCACCAGGTAATTATACAATATATGTAGCAGGTACTGGAAAAGTTATTAATGCATTTGATTATTTATTACCAACATATACAGGCACTAGTTGGGAAGATGATCCAATAACGCAATTTAGTGGTATTAAAAATAATTCCACAGGAGAATTTATATTAAAAGCAATGGGTGCTAAACCTTCAAATGATTGGAATATTAAAGGAAAGACTAATCCTTCGGGAGGTACAAGACCAGAAAATATAGGAAAAGTACTAAATGGTAAAGGTACAAATCTTAGTGGAGGCGGAGATGGTTATCAATCAAAATCCAGATCGGGTAGTGGTCAAAATGGTCCTAAAGTTAATATAACCGGTGTTGAAACTTATTATGCTGGAGGAGGAGGTGGAGGAAATTATCATTGGCCAAATGATGGTTATTATGGTGGAGATAATGGTGGTTTACCTGGATTGGGAGGAGGTGGAGCAGGTAATGGTTTTAATCACGGTTCTCCTGGTGCTAATTATACAGGTGGTGGTGGTGGTGGTGGTGGTAATAATCTTGATGTAGATCATAGATTGGGTGGTCTTGGTGGTTCAGGAGTTGTAATTATTTTAATAAAAAATAATATATCATTATTAAATATTGGTTCGGGTGGTGGTGGGGGTGGTGCTAGTACAAATGGTTTAAATTCAAGTAATAATATTGGTGGAAATGGTGGAGATGGTATTGATTTTAAACAATATTTTGGAACAAATTTTGGTCAAAATGGATTTTTTGCAGGAGGAGGTGGCGGTTATGGATTTTCCACTAATGGTTATGGTGGTATTGGAGGTGGTGGGGGATTAACAATACCTATAATACAAAATATAGCTTATCCTTTACCTGAAAATTATTTTGATTATGAAAATTATAGAATACTAGTTTATAATTATACTGGTGAAACTGAATATTTATCATTTACAGAAGATATAAGTTGTGATATATTAATTGTAGGAGGAGGAGGCGCATCCGGTGCATCATATGACACAAATGCTACTTTTCCAGGTGGAGGTGGTGCCGGTGGAGTACTTTATGTTGAAAAATTTGTATTTGAAAAAGATAAAATATATAAATTATATGTTGGAAATGGTGGCACAGATAGAAATAATGGAGAAGATAGTAAAATTGTAAATGAAAATGATAGTAATATCATATTTACTGATGATTCAATAAATTTTCCATTAATTGGATATGGAGGTGGCGCCGGTGCAACATATCCAAATAATGGCAACAATGGTGGTTCTGGTGGTGGTGCAACTTCAATAAAAAGTTATGGAAATTCAATACAAGGAAAAACGGTTTATTATAAGGGTGAATATATATCAGGTGGCAATAATGGTGCACCTGCTGGATCAAGACTTGATAGTTTGGGCAATGGAGGCGGTGGTGGAGGTGCTGGTACTAGATCAATTACCAAAGATGGAGGAAATGGTATTGAATTATCAATAACAGGAAAAAAAGTATATTATGGTGGAGGAGGAGGTGCAAGTAGTGGTATAGATGGTGGTATAGGTGGAATAGGAGGCGGTGGCAATGGTTGGAGATTTACTACAAAAGATATTTTATCCGGAGAAGGTAAATCGGGAATTAATAATTATGGTGGAGGTGGTGGGGCACCTTATTTAACAAATATGAATACAGGTTCACAAAATGGTGGTTCAGGTGTTATAATTATTAGATATGATAAATATAATGGAAAAATAACAAATAGTATTGATGGTATACAAAATACAGGTAGTGGAGGAGGTAATTCTCTAGTAAAAGGTGGAAATGGTGGTTCTGGTTTAGTTTTAATAAGATATCAAAAAACAATTAAAGACCCTACAATTACAGGTAGTAGTGATTATGAAAAAGGTGTTTTAAGCAATTATAAAACAAATCAAAAATATATTACATTAAATTATAAAAATGATATGATACCTAATATTGATAGTTCATTATTAGCTTATTATAAATTTGATAGTAATTTAAATGATTATAGTTCAAATAATAATATTTTGTTATTTTCAAAAAATATATATACTAATTCAGATCTAGTATTTAATGATAATAGTTTATATTTTGATAAAAATTATTATTTGATAAATAATAGTATTAATTTAAGTGATAGAAGTTTTTCAATTGCATTATGGATTAAAAATATGGAAGAAGATATTCAAGAAAAAATAATATTATTCTCACAAGGATCAAATAATATTGATAATAATTTTTTAACTATCGGTATTACAACAAATAATAGTTATTATATTGATTTTAATAATAATATATTAGATAGTACTACAGATTCAAATTTACTTTATTCTGAAAATAATTTATTTCAATTTGATGATTATAATAAATGGGTTCATTTAGTTTTTATTGTTAAAAATAATCAAAGAGAAATTTGGAGAGATGGTGTATTAATAGCATATGATAATAATACAAATAATTTTGAATATGATGGTACAGAACTTTTGGTAGGTTCTTTATTTAATGGTTATATAAAAGAGTTAAGATTTTATGATTCTAAATTAACTGAAAATGAAATACAATTTATGTTATTATCTGATGATCTAATATTATATTATAATTTTGATAATGTTAATACCATTGGAAAAAATTACATAGGAACACCTTTATATAAATATAATTCAATAAATGATATAAATGTTATTAGCAATCCAATAAATAAGATAAAAGGTTATTCTTTAATATTTAGTGATACATCAGAATCATATATTGAAATACCAAGTATATTAAATTTATATGATAAAATATTAAATAATGGTTTTAGTATATCATTATGGATATATTTAAATGATTTATTAATTCAATATACAACTATTTTTGATTTTGGTTTAACAAATGAACAAAATATTGGTAAACCATCATTTAGTTTAGAAGTATCAATAAATAATATTAAATTTGAAAACAAGTCTTTAAATGATAATAATAAACAAAAAATTATTGATAATCTTGAAACAAATAAATGGTATAATGTTATTTGGATAATTGATAAAAATGGATTTTGGACAATATATCTAAATAGTAATAAAATTGATTGTGATATTCAACAATTACCAGATGCTGAAATAAATAATTTAGCAAAATATTATATTGGAAAATCTTTAACAATAAATAGTATTGTAAATAAATCAATTATTGATGAATTTAAAATTTATCAGAAAGTTTTATCATATAATGATATAAATTTACTTTATAATTATAAATATTTGTATACATCAAAATATAAATTAACTTTTAAAAAAAAAATAGATTCTGAAATATTGATTATTGGCGGTGGAGGAACTAATGGCAATTATATTGATGGTAATCCTGGTAATTACCTAATTAAAGATATTGAATTAAATGGTACTTATGAGTTTAATGTTGGTTCTGGTGCTAATATTGAAAGAAAAGACAATTCAGGTTATCCTTCGAGCATTGAAAGTTATTCAAATAATTCAGATTATTTGAAAATAGATGTTTCAGGTGGCGAAAATGGTTTTAGTATTGTAGATTTTGACAGTAATTATTTAAAATATATTACACAATTTAATAAAAGCAATGTTTTAATTAATTTAGAACCACCTAAAAATAACTTAATAACTTATTATAACTTTTCAAATTTAAAAGACATTAAAAATAATAATTCTATATTTATATCTGATAATAAATTTGGTGATATTAATACGGAAATTAATAATATTAAAATAAAAAAAATAAAAATCAGAGGCATAAGTGGAATTATAAACTCTAATTTAATTATAAAAGGTTTTGAATTTGGTAATAAAAGTACATTTCAAAATATAACTGAAACATCAAGTATAACAACAAATTTTATATTTACTAATGATATTGTATTAGATTATTGGAAAGGTAATAATTCAGAAAACGAAAATGATATTATATTTACGGATAATCAAAATATAGATAATTCTAAGTATATATTATTTGAATTTAATGATTTTGACAATTTAATATCCTTAAATTTATTTAAATATCTTAAAATTTATTTTAAAAATAATTTAATATTGGATGATTTTTTGAAATTTGATTTTATAATTATTGATCAATTTAATAATGAATATAATTTATTTGATTTTGTAATAAAAAATACTTTTATTTTGAGTGAAACATTTCTTACTGGTACAATAAATAATTATATAAAATATGATTTTGAATTACACTATTTATTAGATTTACCAATTTATAAAAATGTTCAATTTAATAGTCAGAAATTATATCCTCCTATTAGAAATTTTACATCATCGCATAATATTATTAATACTGGTAATTATGGTAAAGGAATTTATGAAGTATATGAATCAACATATTTAGATATTCCTAGTTATATTTTATTTAATGATAGCGAATATATAAATTTTAAAGGTAAAGAATTTAATTATACAAGTGATGATACAGAAACTTTAAAAACTCCAAAATTAAATTATGGAAATTATCTTAATAAGTCTACATTAGATAATATTTATTATGGTGATTATATTATAATAAAATTACCTGTTAAAATTAATTTAACTAAATATAAAATTACAGTATCTAATATTGAAAATGATGCACTGGGAAGTCCTTCCTCGTTTAAAATATATGGCAGTAATGATAATAATATTTGGATTGAGATACTGGAAAAAATAAATTTAGACTATAATAGTGATTATCGTAGTGAAACTATTTCTGAGCAAGGTAATTTTGGTAATAATAAATATTTTGAAGAAAATGTTTCAACAAATTATTTATTTTCTTTATATGCAATAGTGGTAAATAAATTAGTAAATAATTCTAGTTATTTAAATATAAAAAAATGGTTTATATATGGTAAGGAATTGACTAATGTTGAGGAAGTTCCTATTATGAATTTGAAAAAGACTGATAATTTATTTATAAAAAAATATGCTAGCGAATTTAATCTAAAAAATAATATTGATATAACAGAAAATCTAAATCCATATTCTATATTTAATAGTAAAACAAATGCAAATGCTGGTATTACATTTTCACTTTGGATATATATTACATATTTATCTAATTCATTAAATCATATTTTAGATTTTTCACAATCAAAACTTAAAAATAATATTCAAATATCAATTTCTTATAAACTAGAATTAGTAATTAAGATTGAAGATGATATTGTACTATTTAGTGATATTAAATTTCTTAATAATAAGTGGCATCACATTAGTTTTTCTATTTCTAAATCAGATGGTTTATGGACGTTATTTATAGATAATGTTAATAAAAATATTAGTATTAATAAAAAATTAGAAAATTATGATTCTTATTATTATAAATCTTTAAAAACTAATTTTAGTGGTCATATTTATGATTTTAGAATATATAATATTGTATTATCACAACAAAATATAAATAATATATATTTATCTAATTTTATTGAAATAAATGATATTGATTCGACTCATAAATATATTGCTTTTAAAAATACAGGATCTGATCAAACTAATTATGATGTAGAATTATTAGGCAATTTTACCTGTGATTTATTAGTTGTTGGAGGGGGAGGAGGCGGTGGTGATGGTGGTAATTTTGATTTTGAATCTACAAATGCTATATCTTCTGATTATTATACATTATTTGAATATTTATATAGTTCAAGTAGTCAAACACTTCATTTAGATAGTAATGTTCTTTGTGATATATTAATTGTTGGAGGTGGTGGTGGCGGAGGTAAACCAAATGGAGCAAGTTATAAATCAGGTGGCGGTGGAGGCGGTGGCGTAGTTTATATAGTAAATGCTGTTTTACTTGGTAATAAAACTTATAATATTATTGTTGGCAATGGTGGTGGCGGAAGACAGAAAGGTCAGGACAGTAAAATAACAGATTCTAGTGGTAAAATTATTGAACTTGATAACATACCTTTAGTTGGATATGGCGGTGGTTGTGGTTTACCAGATAATACAAGTCAAGCAAATGGTGGTTCTGGCGGAGGAGGGGGTCATTATATATCAGGTGGTAAGGCTATTCAAGGTAATACACTTTGGCAGGAAAGTTCACAGTCATATATTCCTGGTGGTACTAATGGTTGGAACTATCCTTCTGGAAGTTATAGTTATCACGCTGGTTCTGGAGGAGGTGCACTAGGATTAAATCTGGGTGTTGTTCTAGATATATCTGGTCAAAATGTGGAATATGGAAAAGGTGGTTATGGTACTTCCAATAGGGCAAATGCACCAAATCATACTGGTCAAGGTGGTAATGGTTATTATGATACACCACCATTTGATAGTCATAATGGTGGTAGCGGTGGTTCTGGAATAGTTATAATAAAAATAATTAAAAAAGGTGGAGGTGGTGGTGGTGGTGCTGGTGGTGTACATTATTTAGAAAATCAAATTTTCTCAAATGGTAGTTATAATATAAAGGTTGGTAAAGGTGGTTTAAATAATCAAAATGGTTTTGAATCTTCTGCATTTAGTATAATTTCTCTTGGTGGAGGGAATGGTGCTTCTGATTCATTTGCTGCTGGCAACGGTGCATCAGGCGGGGGAGCATCTCTAATAAATGATGCGCCTGGAACTGGAATATCAGGATACGATGGTGGTAATACAAATCAAAATGGTTTAGCAGGAGGCGGTGGCGGTAGTAATTCATATGCAAATTTAGGAAGATCATTTCCAAATTATAATAATAATATTGGTGGTTCTGGAACAATTAATAATATTACTAGTAAATTAATTGAATATGGAAAAGGTGGTAATTCAAAAAGTGTTGATGATATTTCAGAATTTACTAATAATGGAAAAGATAATTTAGGATGGGGTGGTGATGGTGCTAATAAAAAAAATGAAATAGGTGGATATGGTGGTTCAGGTATTGTAATAATTAAATATAAAAAAGCAAATGATTCTTTAATTCAATTTGATATAGTTAACGATTATACTGATAATTTAGTTTATAATAAAAAATTATTAGAAAGTAAAAATGATATTTATGATAATAAAGAAGTTTCAAGTATTGAATTATCACATATATTTAATCCTTATAAAACTTGGTATAATAATGGTATAACATTTAGTTTTTGCTTTAAAAATAATGTTGTTAAATATTTTAATCATAATGATTATTATGATTATCATAAAAAAAGTCTTCTTGAATTACAAAATGATATTTTTAGTTTTAGTGGTATTTCAATTTATTTAATAAATAATTTTATTTATTTCAATATTGATAGTGTTGAATTTAGTACTCAAATTAGTTATGACGACGTATATCATCATATAATCTGGACGATTGATAATTTAGGCAATTGGTGTATATATATAGATAATATAGAAAAAGATTGTACCATAGTAAAAACAATACCTAATTTACCTGATTGGAAATATAAATTTTTAGGAAAAAATGTAAGAGATAATTACTGTTTTAGAGGACATATTAAAGAATTTATAATTTATGACAATGTTATATCAAATAATTATATAAATAAATTATATTATAAAGAATATGATAATATTAATAATTTTCAATTAAATATAATTTATGATATTCATTATTATGATTATAATCCAAATAATTCATATTTACACAATCAAGTATCATCTACGCCATCTGATATAACTCATACAATTATAAATAAAAACTTTAATAATATAACGTGTGATTTATTACTTGTAGGTGGTGGCGGAGGTGGTTATGATTCTGGTGGTGGTGGTGGTGGTGTTGTTTATATTGAGAATGTTAAACTAAATGGTAATTATAAATTTTATATTGGAAGAGGTGGAAGAAATGTTGGTAATTATAATGACAAATTAAATGGCTATTCATCTTATATTACAGATTTGTCTGGTAATATTATAAAGACTGATAATATAGATTTAATTGCATATGGCGGGATGGGTGGTTATAATACTGGTGCTAATTTTGGTTCAGGTTCAGGAACAAATACATTATCAACTATAAATTCAATAAGTACACAAAATAATACATACTGGGATGGAAATAAATATTTGAAAGGTGGACACAATGGTGGTTTCAATTATAGTAATAAAGGATTAGGCGGTGGTGGCGCTGGTAGTTCAACAAAAAGTATAAATGGTGGAATTGGAAGAAAAATAAATATTACAGGTTTAGATGAATATTATGGTGGAGGCGGTGGATATAGTTATGGTTATGGTGGTTTGGGTGGAGGTGGTGATGGTAAATATACAAAAAATGAACTAATAGAATATGGATGTAATGGTATAAATAGAAAAGGTGGGGGCGGTGGTTTTGGAACAATAAATGGAGATATAGGATTAGGTGGTAATGGTGCAATAATTATAAGGGAACATATAACATTACCAAAAATTAATATATTAGATTATTATTCTTTTGAATCATTAATTAATTATAATTTATTAATTTATAATTATAATTTTGAAGACAATAATGGTAAATATACGGAATACAAAATTAATTTTCCAATATTAACAAATTGTGATATATTGCTAGTTGGTGGTGGTGGCGCAGGTGGATCATATGGTTATTTATCATCTGATAATACATATGGTAAAGGCGGAGGCGGAGCAGGTGGAGGAGGTGATGTAATTGAGATAAAAAATTTAGTTTTATATGGAAATTATACAATTAATGTTGGAAGGGGTGGAAACACAAATACATTTAATTATGATAATTATAATGATAAGGCAGAAAATGGTTGTAAAAGTTCATTTAATAATGATGTCATTAATATTATTGCTGCAGGAGGAGGTGGTGGTTCAAGTTATTATAACACAGGTGCAAATACAACACCTGTATATGATTTTATACATCCTTTAACTAATGAATATGTATTAACATCTGGAGGAGGAGGAGGAGATGGTGGAAAATATGATGAGTATAATAATACTTTTATGAATTATGGATATGGAAATATTGTATCTGGAGACGGAGGAGGAACAACATCTCAATATTATCAAGGTGCAGGTGGTGGTGCAGCACATTCAACTAATGGTGGTAGTGCATTACTAACAACTGATACTTATAAAGCACCTGGAGGCAATGGTATTAAATCAGATATTACAGGTATATTAACTGGATATGGCGGTGGTGGGTCATCTGGTGTAGGACAGGGTTTAACATATTATGAAAATCATTTAATGGGTGGTCCAGATTCAGTAGATGGCGGTGGTTCTTTTAATAATCCTGGAATAAATGGTAGAGGAGGTGGTGGTTCAACGGGTTGTAATGGAGGTACTGGTATTGTAATAATTAAAACTTACATACAAAATGTTGCATTAGCGAATGAAAATATTGAAGATATTGAAGATAAAGATAAGAATACTAATATAATAAGTTACGATAATAATGAATATATTAATCATTATAGTATAAACAATGATAATGATTATGTATTAATATTTAATAATAATAATACTGATAATGAAACTATACATAATATAATTTTACATAATGATATTAATAATTGCGACATATTAGTTGTAGGTGGTGGTGGAGCTGGTGGAAAATATGGAGGAGGTGGTGGTGGCGGTGATGTTATATATTATGAAAATATAACTTTATCAAGTGGTAATTATACATTAAAAATAGGCGCAGGTGGTTTACCAAATAGAGGCGGAAATGTTAATGCAGGTGGATATTCAGGATATACATCATCTATTTATAGTAATGAAATTGATATTAAATCAGGTGGAGGAGGTGGTGGTGCAGGACACGAATTTAATGCTGAAAATGGTATTTTTGTATCATATACTAATCCAAAAAATGGAAATATAGAATATAGTTCTGGTGGAGGAGGAGGTACTGTAAGAGATGGACAGGGTGGTGGTCCTAATTCAGGTAATGGATTTTCGGGAGATGGTGGTATTGGTAATAGTAATAATAGTGATTATGGTGGTGGTGGTGGAGGCGGTGGTGCTCTAGGAAATGGCGAAGATGCTACATCTGATAATAATACAGCAGCAGGCAATGGTGGTAAAGGTATTAATATTAGTATTACTAACTATAATATAAATTATGGAGCAGGAGGAGGGGGTGGAGGTAGATATAGTTATGGTATAGCAGGTGGAACATCTGGTGGAAATGGTGCTTCTTGGAATGGTGTAAAATGGGCAGGATATACTGGTTCTGGAAAAGATGGTCAAGGAGGGGGTGGTGGTGGATCTGGTGATACACAAGAAGGTGGTAAGGGTGGTAATGGTGTAATTATTATTAGATATCCTAAATATATAAATTATAAAGTTGAAAATTTAAATAATTATAATTTAAATATTGATATTAATAATATTGATAATTATGTTTGGCAATATTTTCAAAATTCTAATTTCATTGAATCAAATTATACAAGTGATGATTTTACGAAAATTATTATTGAATTAAATCCATCTGCATCATTTAATGATAATAGAAATATGTTTGAAAATATGTTAAAGGAAATTTATGATAATAATAACTATGGATTGTTATGGGATAATTCTGAAAGTGAAAATAAATTAATAATTTATAAAATAAAATCTAAAAATATTATACAGGAATTATATACGAATATATCATCTGATATATCAAGTGATATTCATATATTTATTAATATACAAATTGCAAAAAATAATTCGATTTATAATGATAATATTTCTTATGAAAGTTTGTATTTAAATGGTAATTCTAATATTATAAATACGCAAAATAATTTTGATATTTTTTCAGAATTTGAAATAAATTTAGATAATTACAATAGTGAAGGTACAGGCAATGGTTCTAATGGTATTATTCTAATAAAATATAATGATATGAAAACTTTTACTACAAAATTTAAATTTGATAATTTAATAACAACAGATACGCAAAATATCTATACATTAAAAAATAATAATAAAATTTATAAATTTTATACATCTATTGGTGATAATAATTGGAATTATAATAGTCAAGTGTCTTTTTATGATATTTTAAATACTGAATTAGAAACTAATATATCATATACTGTGTCTACAAATAATGGATTATATAATATAAAAACTGGATTATACGAAAGTGATCTCAATCCATTTAATTTAAATTATA